ACGAGTTTTTATTCTCTCCTTTCGCTCTCAGGTGCAATTCCTGACGATGGCTTATTTACTATATAGCCACACAAGAAGACCTCATCTTAAATATGCATTGCCCCTTACGATGCATATAACATAAAAATATCATCCTTTCTACACCCTTGTATAATAAACTCAGTCTTTCTCTTTATTCTCCTGAGTTTTAAAGATCGTGAAAAATATTATATTTATACATTATTGTTCTTGTGTGGCACTTCCTATTCCCCGGTAGCTCAGTGGTAGAGTGGCTGACTGTTAATCAGCTTGTCGTAGTTTCGAATACTACCCGGGGAGCCAATTTAATTTTATGATCGTGAATTAATATTCACGATTTTCTTTATTTATATACATGGTGAGATGGCCGAGTTGGTTAAAGGCAACAGACTGTAAATCTGTCGACATTGTCTACGTAGGTTCGAATCCTACTCTCACCACCAGAGGCTATAGAGCGTTTACTTACGGGTTACGCTCAATCCTACAGAGGCTTACGGGCTTCTGTATGGATTGCCATTTAAATATATTAATTTAATGATAAAAATTTTATGAAAGATTATAAACAAATAAAAGGTTTTTCTAATTATTTTATTAATAATGATGGATCTAGCATTATTAAATTATGTAGACAAGATCTTTATTCTGTAATTGACAATAAACCATTTAGAAGAACGCATACATATGGGAAATTCAATATTAAATTAGATGAAAATATTTATATTATTATTAATAATTTAGTTTATAGAAAAATGAAAATTATTGATAATGGAATTGGATATAATATTGTTAAAATAGGCGGTAAAAACTTATATATACATAGAATTATATATGAAACATTTATTGGAACTATACCATCTAACAAAGAAATAAACCATATTGATCATAACAAAAATAATAATTCTTATAAAAATCTTGAACTTGTAACTCATTCAGAAAATATGAGAAAACAAGTATTGCATTCTGGAAATAAATTAGCTCCTAGATGTAAATACTGTGGAAAAAGAATATATTCTAAAGTTAATTCTTTTGTATATTGTAAAAAATGTTCAGAAGATTTAAACATAGAAAGAAAAATATCGTATTATAAAAGCAAAAATAGAAAAGTTTTAGAAAGACCTTCTAAAGAAGATCTTTTAAAATTAATATTATCTAAAAGTTTTTTAGAAATTGGTAGGATATATGGCGTTAGTGATAATGCCATAAGAAAATGGTGTAAGCAATATGGTTTGCCATTTAGGAAAAAAGATATAAAAAAATAAATAATTAAATTATAAGTGTAATAATTTTATTTTTTAGAGGGTTGTAGGTTCAAGTCCTACCTCCGCAACCATGATTATTCGCCCCTTACGGGGCTTTTTTTATACGGAGAATTAATTATGAATATCGATTCTTATAAAGAAAGATTCTTAAATCGATTAGAAAATATGACAGCTGAAGAGCTTAAAGAAGTTTTTGAATCTGTTCTTGGTTCGTCAGAAGAAAATAAATCTATTTCTAAAATAGAATATCGTTGTGTATTAATTAAAGAAAAACATTTAAAAAGTTCTGACCATATTCTTAATGAATATTTTAAACATGGATGGAAATTCCATTCTGTATTTAATAATTTAGATTATCATAATAATGATTATTTATATGCTGTTTTATATAAAGAGGTGTAAACATGAAAAAAGAAAAATTTAAACAAAAATTTATTGAAAAACATACAAAAAAACCATTTATATATAAAAGTGAAAGTGGTAGAACTATATGTTCTATTAATTACGAAGAAAAATATAAAAAGCTACAAAAATTAGTTAGAAAATATTTAAAGTTAGAAGGAGAAAAATAATGGATCCTATTGTTAGTCCTTGGTTAATTTATTTAATTAGTGTTATTAATAGTATTCGTATATTTGCTTTTATACTTGGATTAGCATTTAGTATTCCTTTATTAATTTATTTTGTATCTGATTTCTTTAATTGTATTAATGAAGATATCCTTTTTCCATATCAATTAGATGAATATGAAGAACTTAAAAAAAGAAATGCAAAACAAGTAAAAAAATATTTTATTCTTACTATTATATTTATTCTTATTGGACTTTTAATTCCATCTAAAGAAACATTAATTACTATGTTAATAGCTAATGTTATTACTCCAGATAATATTAATATGTCAAATGAATTTATTAAACATAATGTTCAAGATTATGTTAATATTATTGTAGATGGCATTAATAAAACTAAATAGGTAAACAAATGTCAACTGCTTCAAGAGTTGCTGAATATATTATTCATGAAGCTCAAAAAAGAGAAAAGCCGGTAACGAATACTAAGTTACAAAAATTATTATATTTTGTGCAAGGTTCATACTTAGCAAAATATAATAAATTAGCTTTTGAAGATAATATTATTGCATGGAGATATGGTCCAGTTGTAAAAGATATTTATTATAAATATTCTTTATATGGAGCAGAGCCAATTATTACTGTCAAAAAATATGATTTAAAAATTTCTTTAATGTTAACTAATGCAATTGATATTGTATTAGAAAGTTTTTTAGATGTTAATCAAACTGATTTAATTGAAGAAACTATTAAGCCTGGATCTCCTTGGTCTTATACCGATATTGATGATGTAATATTAGTTGATGATATTAAAGATTATTTTTTAACAAATTATGTTAAGAGGTAAATATGTTATTATATAAAACTGGAGATATGCTTGATTCTGATGCCAATTATATTATTAATACAGTTAATATTTTAGGAACAAGTGGCAAAGGATTGGCGCTTCAGATAAAGAAACAATATCCGGAAGCAGTTATTCCTTATGAACAAGCATGTAAAAATAGAGAATTAGATGTTGGTAAAATATTAATATCTAATACACGTTTTAATCGTAAGATTATCCATTTTCCGACTAAAAGAAATTGGCGTGATCCATCTAAATATGAATATATTGAAAAAGGATTAACAGCATTAGTTAATTTTTGTAATACTATTAAAACAAATAATGTTACTATAGCTGTTCCACAATTAGGTTGTGGTCTTGGTGGATTAGAATGGAAACAAGTTCTTAATCTAATTCGCAAATATTTAGGTCCGATTCAACACATTACATTTTATATTTACGGTCCAAAATTATGATTAAATATAATAAATCAAATTATGAAAAACAGTACAAAGATTGTACTGATTTTTATATTGATCAAATAACGAAATATGCTACGATTGGTTCTTGTATTATTAAAGGAAGAACTTTACATTATAAATGGAGAGTTGACCACATTGTAGGAAATAAAAAAGAGCTTATTAAGTTTAGACATATTAATATAAAAAAAGCTCTTGAGTTAATTAGATTTTATGAGAGAGAGGAGTAGCGATGGAAAATCAATTATTATACAGTTTAACTGTTCTTGCTGTTACAGTATTCTTTATTATTTTCGTTGCTAAATATAAACGATGATTGATAAATTAATAGATAAAGATAATAGAAAATTATGTTTTTATATTTATTTAATATTATTATTAGCAACTGGTGTTATTGGTCAACTTTCTGATTTTATGTACACTGTTTTCGCATTTTTAATACTTCCTCTTATTGTAATTTTTGCTATTGCTATTATTATATTAATGATATGGATATCAGTTAATGCTTATTCATATATCTTTCAAGATGTTTTAAAAATAAATTTTAATAGTGAACAAAAAGAAGAAAAACCAAGAAAATCTGCTAATGAAGAATTAAAAGAATATGCTGAAATAATAATAAAGCAAAGGGAAAATAAAAAATGATTATAATTATTTTAGGTATATTATTTTTTATATTATTTATTTTATCGGTATATGGTATTTTTAAAAGTGAAAAGCAAATGTTCTTAGAAGAACATAAAGAAAAATAATTATGGACGATATTATAAAATTAATCGTAATTATTTGGATACTTTATTATGTATTCAATTATAATAAGTAAAAAAATAAGCCCCCATCAAGGGGGCTTTCTTATTTTAAAAACTAATTAAATATGTAGCGTAACGTCCTTCGTCTTTATTCATCATAAGAAGTTTTTGTCCTGCTTTAGAAAACTTACGAGTATTCGTAGCAAAACTATCCGTACCGCATAACGAAGGATTAATAATCATTTCAACACCTTTTTCATCGAGTTCACGAGAATGATGGAAATGACCCATACAAATATAATCTGGAATTTGTTTTAAAAACAATGCTAAATTATCAATTGCTTTATTGAAACTATCACGATGACCATGAACACCAATTATTTTTTGTCCACATACTTCAGTAAAAATAATTTCATCATTTAATGTATTTTCATTAAAATGAATACGATTATTTCCTTTTAAACGTTCTTGTAAGAACCATGGGATAATATCGTTAAAAGACTCGGCGTTCATGGCTTCTTCTTTAGAAGGAGTTACTCGATCATGATTACCGCGACAGAAATAGAGTTCAATGTTAAATTCTTCACTAAGTTTAGTGAATAAATTCCCGAGTGATTCACTTACTCCAATAGTTTGTTGAATAATGTTTTCTTGAGATTCAATTCGTGTTTGTACATGAATCCAACCATTGATCATATCGCCTAAAGTTAAAATATGAATAGTTTTAATTTTATTTAATAGGCAATATTCTCGAGTTTTATTTAATAATTTTTCGACACGTTGGTGAAAAATTTTATCATTAAACTTATTGAAGAAATTATCGCTTACTTGGCCTTTATGCCAATCACTTAAAAGTAGTACAGCTTCAGATTCACCATTTTGTAAATCTTTTATTTTATATTGTAAAGGTTCAAGTTCTTTGATAGAATTAGTAATTAATTCTTTTAGAAGGAATTGTTCACTAATATCTTTTAGTTTTCTATTAATAGCCGATCTATTTTTGCTATTTACATTTTTAGTGTGCGCATTTAATAATAGATTAACTGTCGTATCGTTTAAACTTTGCTCTGTCATTACAGGAGCTAATGATTTTCTGAAGTCATTAAAATAGCTGCCGACAGTTGATTGATCAATTTCTATATCGTAAAATTCTTTAGCTAAATCAATGATTCGATTATATGTAATACGTTTATTATCTTTCTTTGCTAAAAACATTTTATACAGCCAAGAAACAAAATCTTGTTCTTCTTCTGGTCTGTACTTTGATTGTAAAGTAGGACTCTTAACCTTTTCCATTGTATACCTCTTTAATAATAAATATATTAAGAATTCTCATTGATTTTATTATATACTATATTAAGGCATATAGCAACTAGCTTTATGGTTTGTTAAGAAAATGTCAAGAGTATATATATACCTAAAAAATATTTGTCTGCATCATATAAATTTGGTATAATGGAATTAAAGAATTTCAATGATCAAATACTATATATTGTATATTCTTTGCGTAATATATTCTTAGTTCTACAAGAACTTGAATACGCAGACATTGAATGATCATCAATGCTGCTTTTTTTAATCCCTAATTCTAGATAAGAGGTTAAATAAATGGAAAAATTTTTATTTGGCGGCAATAATTATATTATTATGCCGCAAGCTAAAAGACTCTTAGGTACGCTACCTTGTGATTGTGATGAAATTATTCTTGATTCTGAAGGTAATTCACATTACGTACAATTTCATTATGAAGGGAAACAGACTTTAAAAAGATATACATTAAAGCATCAATATGCCGATAATGAAAAAGTAATTACTGTTTCTCCTAACGTATATTGGTATGCAGATCTAGGACGTCTTAAGCAAGATATTAAAGTTAAAGATGTAATTAGATTTTCTCCTTCTGACAAGGGATGGATTGTTACTAAAATTGAGGACGTACCCAATGAGGACTCTTATTCACTCTCTTTTAATACTAATGAATTATCTCTTATTATAGAAGGAACTGAATTAGTAATTAAAAAGGATTAATAATGTTAGTTATTAAACGTGATGGTCGTAAAGTAAATTTCGATAAAAATAAAATTATTGTAGCTATAGAAAAAGCTCAACATTCATTATTAAAAGATAATAAAAAAATTGCAGAATCTATTGCTAGTGAAATTGCTAATGAAGCAATTATGATGCAAGAACTCGATATTAAACGAATCGAAAAAATGGTATTCGATTTGTTAGTTAAACATAAACAAAAAGATGTAGCTCGAGCTTACGAAGGTTATCGAGCAGTACGAGAATATAGGAGAATTACTAACACTTCTGATAAAGATATTTTGGAATTAATTGAAGGTTCTAATAAAGAAACTATTAATGAAAATTCTAATAAAGATGCTTATATTATTCCAACTCAACGTGATTTAATGGCTGGTGAAATTTCTAAAGATATTGCTAGAAGAAAATTAATTCCGATTGATATTATGGAAGCTCATGATAAAGGAGTTCTGCATTTACATGATATCGATTATCAATTACAGCCAATGAATAATTGTGGTCTCCCAGATTTTAAAGACATGCTTTCTAATGGTACCGTTATCAATAAGAAAAAAATTGAATCTCCAAAATCTTTTCAAGTAGCATGTACAGTGCTTAGCCAGCTGTTTGCTGTCGTGGCAAGTTCTCAATATGGAGGACAAACAGCAAATCATATTGAAGAAATATTGGCTCCATATTTAAGAAAATCAAAATACAAATATGAGAAAATGTTTCAGAATGAAGAAAATAAAGAAACATTAGTTAATTTGATGGTCAAAAAAGAATTAAAAGACGGAATTCAAACATTGCAATATCAGATAAATACATTGATGACTTGCAATGGCCAAAGTCCCTTCCTGACCTTATTTATGCATTTTATGCCAGGTTCTGAGTACGAAGAAGAATGTGCTATGATCACAGAAGAAATTCTTCGTCAAAGAATTGAAGGTATGAAAGGTCCAGACGGAATTACAATTAGTCCAACATTTCCTAAACTTGTATATGCATTAGACGAACATAATGCTAAGCCAGGAAGTAAATATTATTATTTAACTAAACTTGCTGCAGAATGTACAGCAAAAAGAATGATGCCTGATTATGTTTCAGCTAAAATTATGCGACAAGTAAAAGATGGACAAGTATTTGGCCCCATGGGTTAACGTATATCGGCTCATGTAAAACGATGTGAACTGTATCACAAAACAGGTGTCCTTAATATTAAGGGCTAACGGTGAATATTCTTATGAACAATACCGTGCTAAGCTAGTATATATTCTTTATAAAGGATATATAATGAAAATAATAAAATCAGCTCCAAATTATAAAATAAATAAAAATGGAGAAATATTTAATATTAAAAGAAATAAAATTGTTAAACCTTATGTAGATCAGTTAGGTTATTATCAAATAACATTAAAAGTGAATAAAAAGTCTAAACATTTTAGAGTACACAGATTAATGGCTGAAGCATTTTTATATAATGATGATAATTTAGATTTATTTGTAAATCATATTGATGGAAATAAATTAAATAATAAATTATCAAATTTAGAATTGTGTACAAATCAACAAAATGTTAAACATGCATATGATAATGGTTTATATAAAAATAAAAAAAGATCACATAAGGTGAATATAGATGGTATCGAATATAAAAGCATTAGAGACGCATCTAATACTTTAAATATAAATAGAAAAAGATTAACAGGAATCTTACAAAAAAGAATTCCTAATCATACTAATTTTAATATTATAGAATATGTACTAGAAAGTGTAGAGACTACTGGTGATGAGTGTAGCCAGGTAGAGTAGAGACGTGCTACTCCAAGCGCATCGCATTTATTTTAAATAAATGAAGAGATAGTCCAGCCAAATATAAAAATATTTGGCAGTGTAGAAGTTTTCTATCAGTTTGGTATGACAAAGAAAATAATCCTATTATAGATGGACGCTTTAATAAAGGCGTTGTTACTTTAAATCTTCCTCAATGTGCTATTATTGCAGATGGAGATATTAATAAATTTTGGAAATTATTAGATGAGCGTTTAGAATTATGTCATAAAGCTCTTAAATTTAAAACAAAGCGATTGTTAGGCATAAAAGCTTCTGTTGCTCCAACGTTATGGATGTATGGTGCTTATGCTAGGAAAAATGCTGATGATATATTAGACGATTTAATGACCGGCGGTTATTCTACATTAAGTTTAGGATATATTGGTTTATATGAAACTATTAAATTATTAACAGGTGAATCTAATACTAAACATCAAGATTTAGCATTAAAAATTACTAAATATATGGCAGATAAATGTGAAGAATGGAATACCCAAGAAAATTATGGCTATTCTTTGTATAGTACTCCTGCAGAAAGTTTATGTTATCGATTTGCCAAATTAGATAAAAAACAATTTGGCGAAATTAAAGATGTGACCGATAAAGGTTATTATATTAATTCTCATCATGTTGATGTAAGAGAAAATATAAATATTTTTGATAAAATAGATTTTGAAGCTCCATTCCAAGAAAATGCCACTGGTGGCTTTATTGGTTATGGTGAAATTCCTAATATGGTAAATAATATTGAAGCATTAGAAACTATTATTCAATATATTTATGATCATGCTATGTATTGGGAATTCAATACTAAACTTGATCATTGCATGAAATGTGGTTTCGATGGTGAAATTTTACCAGATGGAAAAGGTGATTGGATCTGCCCTAAATGTGGCAATCAAGATCATAATACATTAAAAGTTATTAGAAGGACATGTGGTTATCTTGGAGATAACTTCTGGAATGAAGGTCGTACTAAAGAAATTCAATCCAGAGTTCTTCATATTTAAAAATTTTATTATAAGAGTTACGATTAATTTCGTAGCTCTTATTTTTTTATTTAAGGTGATTATATTGGGCAAAAATTTTATAGAATTACTTCTTAAAGATTATAAAACTCTTGAAGAAACTAAAAGACAATTAAAAGAAGATTATACTTTTATGGCTCAACAAATAATTGATTTAGAAAGAAAATTAAGAACTGAAATTAGATATCAACAAGCTGAAATTAATCATTTAAAGTTTGTAATTGATGATCTTAAAATTCAATTGTATAATAAAGGAAATAATTAATGGCTAAAATAATTGTATTAGATGGTGGCGATGGTTGTGGTAAAGCAACTCAAGCTAATTTATTGGTGAATAAGCTCAATCATGATGGTTATAATGCTCATTTATTAAGTTTCCCTAACTATCAATGTGAATCTTCTTCTTTAGTTAAGATGTATTTGAATGGCGACTTTGGTAATCATTCAGATATTAAACCAGAAGTAGCTAGTTTATTTTTTGCACTCGATCGTTATGCAACATTAATGAAACAATGGCAACATATTTTAAATCAAGATGATGCCATTATTATTTGTGATCGATATACTACTTCTAATGCTTTATATCAAATGATTCGTTTTGAAGGCAGACAGCAAGGTCAATTTATTAAATGGCTTCATCAGATGGAATATGATTTGTTAGAAATTCCAAAACCTGACTTAGTCATATTATTAAGTTTACCTATTAAAATTCGTGCTAAATTATTAAATGAACGACAAGGTAAAACTGGTGGTAAAGATACCGATATCCACGAATCAGATATTAATTATCTTAATAAAGTAGATAAAGCATATAATTCTTTAAGTAAATATTATAATTGTATTAAAATTAAATGTAATAAAGGGAATGATATTTTGGCACCTGATCAGATTCATTCTCTTATTTATGAACAATTAAAAGAAAGTGGTATATTAAATGGATAATCCTAATAAAGTATATCTATTATATATAGAAGATAAATTAGAATCAGCTTGGTATAACGAAGAAAATATGTTATCAGAATATCAAGATCTTTTAGATAATGGATATACCGAAGAAGAAGTATATTATAAAACATGTTATATTAATGACTTTAATGAATAGGAAATAATATGAATTACGGTCAAATTAGAGAATATGATATTGCTAACGGATTAGGAATCCGTGCTACTTTATTTGTTACAGGATGTAGTCATCATTGTAAAGGATGCTTTAATCAAGAATATTGGTCGCCTACAGCCGGTGAAAAGTTCACAAGAGATGTGGCGACTCAATTAAAAGATTATCTTAAACATCCTCAAATAGCTGGGTTAACTATTCTTGGCGGAGAACCATTTGAAAATGTTGAAGGTCTTTGCGATTTTATTGATTCTTTCAAAAATGAAAGTTGGTTCAAGAATAAAGATATTTGGTGTTATTCTGGTTATACTCTTGATCAGATCATTAATGATGAACTGAAGACTCAACTATTAAAACGCATCGATGTGTTAGTTGACGGTAAATTCGTCGAAGAACTAAAAGATCCGTCTTTAAAATTTAGAGGATCGTCTAATCAAAATATTTATAAAATTGAATATGATGGAAAAACAATTAAAGTTGACGAATATTTAGAATTGCTTTAAAATAAGAAGGTGATTTAATATGGGATTAAAATCAGTAATTAAAAAAGTAGTATGGCATATTGATGATATGTATCATGATATTACACTGACTCCTAAAAAAGAATGGGAAATTACGAGACTCAAACGAGAACTTGAAGCCGAAAGAGCTAAAAATAAATTTCCACGTGTTAATCGCACACAACCATAATGATGGTAATATTTAATATAGTGCGCAGGTGAAAGTGAGTCGTGCCAATAAGATAAGTGGTGGGCCGACTGCGCACTTGTTTATTTATGAACAAAAGGATTATTATGAATAACGCATTAGAAAAAGTTACTAAAAGATTTAAAGATGTAATCATTAGTGAAAAAGATCATTGCACTCGTGTTATTGCAACTGAAAATAATCGCCAATTATACATCGATATTTATCAAGATGTTGTTCTTGCTTTTGATGGTATTAACGAACAAATTGAATTAAAAACGGAGGAAGAATTAGATAATTATCTAGCTTCTGTATAAATCATGAAAGATTATCTATTTATTTTATCGTTAGTAATTTCTTTATCGCAATTAATAGAATGGAAATATAATGTATTAGGAATGCTTGATTCCGTATTTTATTCTTTTATAATTACTACGATAATTTATATATTAGTGTATATATACAATAGATATAAAAGGTAAAGAAATGCTAACTAATTGGGAAAAAACTTTTCCTGGTCAAATTATTAAATATAATAATAAAAAGTATGTTTTTATTTGTATCGAAGATTCTAATATGATTAAAATTCAAGATGTTAATTCATTAAAAGAATATATTGTAGAATCTAGCGATTGTATTCCTTTGTCGGATCTAGGTGACAAAACAGACTAAGCCTTTTGGCGTCCGTTTTTATCGAGGTGAACTGTCCCCATCCTGGGGCCATTCACCTCTTTTCTTTTTTTTTATTTAATGTTACAATATTCATGTGAAGTAATATTTTTACTATTTATTTTAACGAGGTTTCATAAATGAAGAAATACGTGACGTATTCTCCTGACGAAATCTTATTTTTTTGTGAAGATCCTAAAGATAAAATTGTATATTCTATTTTAGATTTTGATAAAACAGAAATGGAACTTGTTGAACAATTCTGCTCTGATTTATCTTATGATCATAGTAAAGCATATACAATTCTTGCAAAAAACGGAATTATTTCTAAAGAATTTGCAAGTTTAAAGTTGGCTATACTAATTCAAGATCTTCAAAAAGAATTAGATAAACTACTGGAGGATTAAATGAGAAGATTTGAAGTTGTTTCGCGATGTAAAGATATGAATGTAGAACTTCCAAAACGAAAAACAAAAAAATCGGCTGGTTACGACTTTTTTGCTGTCGAAGATTTTACATTATATCCTAATAAATTATGTATCGTTCCGACAGGCGTTAAAGCATATATGGAAGATAACGAAGTATTATATTTACATATTCGTTCTTCTGTAGCATTTAAACGTGGCGTTAGAATGTTAAATTCTATCGGTGTAATCGATGCAGATTTTGTTGATAATTCTGATAACGAAGGCGAAATTTCTTTGGGCTTACTATCCCATAATGACGATATCGTTCATATTCAAAAAGGTGAACGTATCGCACAAGGCGTTTTTCATAAGTTTTTAATTACTGACGATGACGATGCAGAAGGTAAACGTGTCGGCGGTATTGGAAGCACCGACAAATAAATAGTATTTTAAAAGCAGTATAATACTATTTATACTGCTTATTTTTATGTTACGAGGTAAACATGCCAGCAACTAATTTACAAAAAGCATGTAAGCGCGCTATTGAATCTTATCAAGATCTCAATATGTATAAATTAAATATCGTGCTTTACTTTATGAACAAATTACACGAATTTAAATTAAACGAACCATTTTTTACTGAAGAATTTAAATTTGATAGCGAAATGGGCCCTTTTTTGGATGAAGTGAAAGAGGCTTACGGTCAATATAATTTATATAATATTCCGGAATTCGGAGCTAATAATATTTTTGACGAAGAATATATCGTTACATTAAATGAAAAAAATGAAATTGCTACTGAAGATGACAAGAAGACACATGAAATTGTTGTCGATTGGAACCAAGATGGTACATATACAGAAATGGATATGTCTTTCAATAAACAGGTGCAAGAAGATATTTTCGAATTTATTAAAGCTTCAATGGAACCATTAGAAACTACTGGTCTTTTATATTTTTATGAAAATTCTAAAGATCCGGAACAAAAAGTCGAATTATTCTTGTCTGATAAATTGGCTGAATATTTGAAAGTTAAAGAAGCTGGATTTCCAGAACCAGATAAATCAAAACAAATTGAAGTTATTCAAAGAGATGATAGCGAAAATCAAATTACTGAAGAAGAGGTACTAGCTAGATTAAATCGAGCTAAAAAACCTTTGTAATATATAAGGTTGAAGGAGGCTCGAAATGGCTGATAAAAAAGAAACAGATTTATCTAAACGAGAATCTGAATTGGTAGAATTGCTCGATAAGTTCGTTCAGCAATATAACTCTTGGGGTTATACTGAAGACGGACAATTATTATATGATAAAGCAATGCATATGCTGGCAACTGATCATGCCATTTATGCACGTATGCCAATTATTTGTAAAGGTGAAAATTGTATTTATAAAAATGATCCTTTACATAAAGCCGGCATCGTTAAAGTTGGTGAACCATGTATTTGTGAAACGACTTTAATTGCATCTAAATTTGCGCAATACCAAGAAGAATTTAAATTAGATGAATCTTCCTATACAGACAAAGTATTAGTTCATGAACTAATTACATTAGACCTTCTTATTTCTAGAGCTATGCAGTATATTAATAACAAAGATTATGAACCTGTAGTCGATGTCGTTACTAATATTACTGAAACAGGTCAAGAAATTACTCAACCTATGGTTTCTAAAGGTATTGAATTATATACTAATTTAGTTCAAAAACGAGATAAAGTTTTTGAATTATTGTCTGCTACACGTAAAGATAAAATTAGAAATAACGTTGATTCTCTTGACCATGATACGGCTCTTATTAATAGTTTGGCCGACGATAGTTTCTTTATCTCACAACAAGAAATCGAGGCAGAAAGAGATTCGAGGTTAAAATAGTATGGGTTTTCCTGCTAGCGCTATTATTAGGGGCGCTAAAGGAGCTGGGTTAAAAGGCTCTAAAGCAGTAGCTACAAAATTAAACGGTGCTATCGATCATACTTCGACAACAAAGGCATTGTTTGATTTTGCTAATGCTAGAAGTATGAATCAAAGTTCTTTTATGAGAACAATCGATCCATCTTTTACTGTTAGTCGTGGTATAAAAGCTGCCGAAAATAATTTCGGTCTTGGCAATTCTGCTAGAGCAGCATATTTAGACGATGCATCTTTTGCTCGTTATCAAGAAAAATTTGCTAACGATGCTTTTAGAAGTAGATTTTCTTCTAATAATGCTGAAGAAGCAATGCAAGCAAGTAAAGAACTTGATGATTTCTTCAGTGCAAAAGATACGAATTATGACAAAGCTCGTGCATTATGGCAAGGTGTAGCAGGTGTTTCTACTGCATATCGTGTAGCTACAGGCGGCGGTGTATACCGTGATAAAAACGGTGAATTTAATATTATTGGCGTTCCTGGTATTTAATCATGAGTGCTATGTTTAATGCAGGCAAAAAGCTTGTTAATAAAATTAGTACACATCTTAATGCACCTAGCTATATAAAGAATAGCAATGTTATTCACGATATTAAAGATACGGCAATTAAAGCTGTTAATACAGTGGATAATCAGGTTAAACAAGCTGTATCTAATACGGCTACTACAGCTGAGAAACAATATGGCACTAAATATATGCCTGGACGCGACACTATGAATTCTATATTCAGTGGTGGTAACGATTATATAAAAGTAAAAGATCCAAATAGTTATCAACTAGACAAACATTATGGATTAACTAATTATGGCTGGGGTGTTACTGGCGGATTATTAACATTAGGAGCTGTAAATAATACTGGAGAAGCAATTGGCGATATTAATTCGACAGATCATATTGGTTCAATTGGTACTGTTACTCCAGTTAATCCTATACAATCTGCTAGCAATAATTTAACACCGGCAAATGCTTTTGATAATATGGGCGCGTCAGGCGATATTAATTTTGCATTAAGACGAAATAATATTAAAGCGCCAGGTACATTATAATGGGTTTATTAAATTTAGGTAGCAAAGTTGTTGGCGGATTTAAAACTGCAGCTGGTGAAGGTGCAAGAGCAGCTGGTAAAACAACAGCTGGTAAAATGCTATGGGAAAATAAAACTAATTTAGCATTAAGTTCTGGTTTTAGTTATATGACATATGACGATGCATTAAATGAAGGTAAAACTAAAAGCGAAGCTTTAGGTGAAGCCGCGTTTACTTTAGGTACAACAGCATTATTAGGTCCTGTGGCTGGAATCGGAATGGATTTGTTGTATAATGCTGGTCCTACTATGGTTGGTATTGCTAATGATTTAGCACAACAAGGAAGACAACAAGCTCAGCAATCATATCGTCCTTTTTCATGGACTAATCCAGTTAATTCTCAACAATATGCTACGATGAGACAAGCAGGAATGGCTCTTGCTCAACAATCACAATATAGTTTACAAACAACTATGATGGGGCAAGAAGGTAAAGCATTCCATAAATAAAATTTATGGCACAAAAAGATTATTCCATTCAGGAATTAATGAGAATGCCTTTAGAAGAATTAGTTAAATTAGATTATACTAAATTATCTAAAGAAGGCAAATTAGTAGTTATCAAAAGAGATCCAGTTATGTGGGCTAAATCTTTTATCCAAATCTATAATATAGATTTAGATAAATATGCTCCGTGGTGTCCTCGTTGGTATCAAGCTGAGATGCTTCGAGATCGATCACTTCGCAAAGTATTCCGTTGTGGTCGTCGTTGTGTTGCAGATTGGTCTGAATTACAGGATCCATATACTGGCGAAATAAAAACTGTAAAGGAATTATTAAATACAAATCAGAATTTCTCAACATTAGCGCTCGATGACAATTATCAAGTCGAAATAGTGGATAATTGCTCAATAATGGAAAATGGTATTAAACCATTATATCGTGTAACGACACAAACTGGCCGTCAAATTGACGCAACAGATAACCATCCATTATTAACAGCATTAGGTTGGCAAGAAATTAAAGATTTGACTGTCGGAGAATATATTGGTATTCCGACGAAATTAAATTATTTTGGTGATAATAGTATAGAAGAAACTGAATTAAAATTACTAGCTCGTAAAATTAATAAAGATAAATCTTCTGAAAAAACGTTACCAAAAGAAATATTTACTTTAAATAAAGAAGCAATGTCTATCTTTGTTTCAGAATTAATTCTCGATGCTTTCGATACTACAGAGAATAAACCCGTCGAGATGTTATATCATTCTTGTTCTCGTAAACTAGTAAAACAATTATCACATCTTTTATTAAGATTTGGTATTATTACTAAAATAGAACAAGAAGATGATAAATATTCTTTAGGTTTTAATTCGAATAAGTTATATCGAAAAATTAGAAATAAGTCTCGATCTAGAGCTATGTATTGTATTTATCATTCATATAAATACCAGCAAGTTTCTGAAACTTTAAATCAATTATTTTTAGGCGAGATGAAATTAAATCCTCTCGACAAAAAAGACTTTAAAAAAGTCGAATTTGGAAGACTTTCGATCGAAGAATTTTTAAAATCGAGACCATTAAATAAAAATGAAGCAAGAGAATTTGCTAATTTATTTAAATATGAAAGTATCGAAGATATATTATATGGAGATATATATTGGGACAGAATTGTTTCAATAGAATATCTTGGTGAATATCCTACATATCATATTAATGTGCCAGGATATCATAATTTTATATCGGACGATATTATTTCACATAATACAGGTAAAACGGAAACAATGGTAGTTGAGGCGCTGTTTAATGTATTTACTCGCCGCAACTTTATCCACATGTTCGTTACACCTTATCAATCACAAGTTCGAATGATATTCGATAATATCCGTCAAAAGATTGACAGCTCTGCCTTAATTAAACGAGAAGTAACTAGATCTACTACTAATCCATTTCTATTAGAATTTTCTAATGGATCTAAAATAGTAGGTTTTACTACTGGCGCAGGTTCAGGTATGAGTGCTGCTTCAATTCGTGGTTGGCGTGCTGACTGGATATCACTCGATGAAATGGATTATATGGGTGAAGGAGATTTCGATACTGTATACGCTCTTTGTATGGAACGTGATACTATCGGAATGACATGCTCATCTACTCCAACTGGTAGACGATCTAAGTTTTATGAAATCTGTACTCGCCGAGAATTAGGGTTAAAATAGGCCCCATTATTAAGTAATTAATAATTGCAAACCTTTTGAATTGCTGGGACATCCTTTAAGGATAATCAGCAGCGAAATCTTATTTTTTAATAAGAGACGTTCAACGACTATCCCTATATGGGAGTAGGGTCAAGCGACTCGAAGCGGAAGGCATCCTTTTTTAGGACGAAGATATAGTCTGAGCTATATGGTAACATATAGAAGGTTATGAGTAGCGATCATAATCGCAACAAAACTGTCCAAGAACATTATCATCCGACACAACATAATCCTATGTGGTCAGATGCTATGGAAGAAGAATTCCGAAATACTTATGATAACAATGCTTATACTCATGAAGTATTAGCAGAGTTTGGTGTTGAAGAAGCTGGCGTATTCGATAAAATAAAACTTGAAGAAGCTACTAAAATTGATAATTATGTGTATTATGATCGAGATAAATGGCGTCCTGTAACGACAGGTCTCGATGATAGAAATGTAAAAGAAATACATGAATTACCACCAGGTAAGAAAATATATACTCCTAATGTATTTAGATGCGTTGGCGTCGATTGGGATAATTTTTAGACTCATAGGAGTAGATTGGGTAATTATTTAAAACTTTTAATCTGCTTAATAATGATATTGTCCTCTCATTAAGTAATTAATGAGTAATAAACCGGTTGAATTGCTGGGAGGCTTAACTGCTAATCAGCAGCGAAATCTTATTTTTTTTAATAAGAGACGCTCAACGACTATTTCCTTGTGAAAGTACATTACAAGCTATTGGTAATGGAAGCGGCCGGTATCCTATAATTAGGATAAAGATATAGTCTGATCTATATAGAAATATATAGCAGTTCATAAGAGAACGTATAGTGGTGTAGCGCCCATTATAGAACATAATGAAAAGTCAAGCCCCGACATCTATACTTGTATTAGAGTATGATAATGTATTTAACAAATTTAGAGTTATTAATAGAACAGAAATTGAATCTTCAGAATTTACATTTGATAAAGCTGTAAAAAAAATCATAGATATTAATGCTATCTATAATCCATCCTATATCTATTTAGATAGAGGCGCCGGTAAATTATTTGCCGCATATATTGTTTATGGATTACGCAATATATGTTCAATGCGGAATTAAGCGAGAAACCTAAGTTGTATAATATGGTAACTCGAACCGAAGGCTTAGCTAAGTTAAGTCAGGGGCAGAGCATAGCAAGTGAAAAGATATAATCTTGCCACGAGACCGCATCATGTATCCATTTATTCACATGAAAAAATATGCCGACCTTATAGGAAACTATAAGAACTAAAAGATAAAAAACTTTTAAGATAACAATGTGGAATACCAACTAGAAACATTAAAAATCTATGGCCAACAACATCCAGAATCTGGGCTCGATAAAAAAATCGTTGGCTTTATGTTTTCTGAAAAAATTGATGTTCAAGATCCTATTACCGGTGTTCTTGAGAAAAAACATTTAAAACCTTTCATGGTTAATCAATTGTCTATTCTTATTGAACGTGGTAATTTAATATTAAGTCCTTGGGATAATCATATATATAAACAATTAATTGATTATCGTGTCGAAAAAATTACGTCAGCCGGAGTACCTCAGTATTGCAGTGAAAACGAACATTTTGTCGACGCATTAGGACTTGCTTATCTAGCTTTTGTTCAACATTTCCCTGAATTAACTAAATTAGTTAAAAAGAAATCTTATGAAACAGTTTACAGAGTTCATAAGGGTAACATGTTGCCTACTTTTGAAAAACGTGATTTAGAAAATCCTTGGACTGAACAAAAGAAAAAATATGAATCTTCCGATGAAGCATGGGAACAAGTTCCTTTACATGATTCATTTGGTAGTCGATCTACTCCGAGAAAACAAGGTTATGCTCGGAATAAATTTACAAGGACATTATTTTAATGGACGAAGAAAAGATTTTATATAGGCCGTCAATTGAACCTGAACGACATTATGAAAGTAAAGGCTCTTTTGAACATCCTAAATTTAGGGAATATAAAGATCCTATTCCTTATTCACCCTCTGAAGATAAAAAATCTGATATAGATTCTTTATTAGAAGATTTAAAAACTGTATATAATCTTTTACCTTTTTTTCCTATACAAATAAGATCTATTATAGAAACAATGATCGTAACTATCACGACAGATACGATTATTAGAATTGATCCTCCGGATCCTGTTACTCCATTACCTCCAGAAAAAGAAGATCCGGGGAAATTCATTCCTGTTTTTCCTAAAGAAGATAATAATAAAAGTAATACCCCTAAACCAAAGGACGACGATCCTTTTGGTTTTCCAGATGTTCCGGTTATCGATGTCAAACAAGGCAAATCTCAGAACTTAGATAAATTAGTTTATAGTTGGACAAAAGGAAATTTAGTTAGAGTTAAAAAACATTGGATAGAAAGACTTAAAGATTATCTTCAAGATTATCTATCCAAAATGTTTCATGCCGTTCAACTTGCTGGAGCAGAAGATATTACTGTTTTGCTTTTGGCATTTGATGGATTAGCTGTTAAAACGACATCTGGTAAAAAATGTAAAGTAGCACATGATACTATCGTAAGAAATGAATTGCTTATGAGAGAAAAAGCTAAAATGATGGCTAAATTATATGGAGCCGATGAACTTATTCGATTCATGAGAAGTATAGAAGCATGTGCGCAAACTCGACAAGAATATTATAATCATGAATTTTTATCATATTGTCCGACAATGTTAAGTCAATATGAGAATGATTTTTTGCGTTCTTATCGAAATATTTATGATCAAAAATATGTTAATTCTATTTATCAGTATAATAAATTATTATTATCGTCTGCTGAATTAACTAAAGATGTTTTTGATTTAACAGTAGAAAATGCATTAGCTAAAGGCGTTCTTATTAATAATAATATTAATCCATTTGAACAAACTCCAGTTTCGGATCCTGTATTCTATTTAAATAGTTTAACTCCTGAACCTGGTAAGGTTGGTGCTAATGGTTTATCTTCTACAGGTAATTATGGAAATGTAAAACCAGGATCATTAACTGATAGAGTTCTTAATGGTAGTGGAGGTACTGGACAAATCGATACAGATTTTACTAAAGCAATTACTTCTGGCTTAATTGGTCAAACAATGGATAATGGGACAGATGGTTGTGTTGAATTCGCAACTAAATTCGGTTCTTATTATTCTAAGTTCTTGGCTAGTGAATTAGCCAACGGAGTTGTCGGTGTGTCTAAATTAATTTCAGATGCTGCTGCAGTCGGATTAAATGTGACTAGCGGAACTCCGTCAAAAGGTGATATAATAGTGTATGGGGATTCTCATGTAGTAATCGCCGATGGTGCTGGCGGTTATTATGGTAACTCTTCATCTCAAAATCAAGCAATCCATGGAAGTGACTATACTCAAATGGGTGGCTTATCTTATACAGGTTTTATTCCGTTAAATGGGAAATAATAAATGGAAATAAAAAACTTTTTTACTTCCGTTACTGAAGCCGAAACTAAAAGAGTGAATAAAAGTTTAGCTGGAAAGGCTCGTGATACTCTAATCCGAGCCAAATCAGTTGTACTTGGTAAATTTTCTTCTCGAGAAGCAACAAATCCAGGTGCAACTGGTTATGATTTATCTCGAATTAAAAAAGCTATTCTTACCGACTCTTATTTAGCTGTAGCTATTCGGAAGTTCTCTCAGCTTATTACTAAAGCTGGATATCAAATTAAGTCCAAAAACGAAGAAGCTTCTAAATATATTGAAGATAGAATTCGAATTATTGAATATCGATCTAAGATTCCTTTTTATATTTTAGTAACTTCTATCGCTAAGGACTTGTATACTTACTCAAATTCGTATATAATTAAAACTAGAGATAATGAAACAGAAAAGTATGGTGTTAAAGCCGAAAAAATTTATTCTGGCGGTTCTATCTCTGGATTATTTTTAGCAGATCCTACTCAAGTATCTATTCAACGTGACGACAAAGGAAGCATCGATCATTATTTAATTAATAATGAAGAATATAAACCTGACGATGTTATTCACCTTTATATTGATAAAATGAATAATGCTGATTATGGTACGTCTCGAATTTTTTCTGTATTAGAAGACGTTACTATGCTCAGAAAAGCTGAAGGGTTAGTAATGACGATTTTATATCGTTTCGCTATCCCTATTTTGCATGTTAAAGTAGGTAATGTTGCAGAAGGTCAGTATGCAACACAAAAAGAAATTGACGATGCTCGTGATGCTATGGAAGATTTACCAAATGACGGGTTCTTAGTTACTAATGAAAGAACTCAAATTGAGTCAATTACTCCTAGTATGCAAGCTAATCAATTAATTACTTTTTTGAATTATTTAGAAGAACGTGTATTTACTGGTCTTAATGCTTCTAAATCTTCAATGGGTCGTGGCGGTGGACAAAATTCTGCCGATAATACAGAAGCTTTAATGCATGACGAAGTTCGCGCATTTCAAAATGTTATTTCTTCTTTTTTAGAGAAATATCTATTTACTGAAATGTTATTAGAAGGTGGTTTCAACCCACTTACTAATCGTGATGATTGCGTACATCTTGCATTTAATGAAGTTAGTATCGATACTAAAATTAAAATTGAAGCTCATACAATTCAAAAATACCAAGGTAATCTTATTAGTTTACCAGAAGCTCGTCGAGATCTTGGTTTTGATAACGATGTCGACGAAAAAGAAATGTATGCATTTAAAGTTACTCAAGCTTCTCAACTTGAAGTTATAGATGCGCAAACTAAATCAGCAATTGAAGTTGCTAATAATGCTGCTAAAAATCAAGAAAAACTACAAAAGGAACAAACTAAAGTTTCTAAATCTAAAGATGGTTTAGATAATAGAAAATTTAACGGTAAAAAAGCTTCGAATAAACCTAATGGTTATTTCAGTAATATTGCAAATCCTCAAAATCAGAATACCGATGATTTAAAAACTAAAGAATCGTTAGATTTTATTGAGGCAAATACTGATGACAATATAGATGAGTATAAGAAAAAATTTAAGGATATTGACGCAATATACAATAACTTAAGTAATATACTCACGAACAGTAATGATATTTCTGCTGAAGAAGCCGAGATTATGAATTTCTTAAAGAAGCATATAAACGAAGCTGCTAAAGAAGGTATTATTGCTGCTCAAGCGAACAACAAAACTAATAATAAGATGATTGATCCTGTAACTGAATCAATAGAAGAATATTCTTCAAAAAAAATTCATAAGATAATGTCCGATATTATCGAGACGGTCAAAAATAATAAAGATAAAATATACATCGATAGTCAAATTTCAAAAAATGAATATCGCCTTCGATTCTTATGTGATTACGTAACTCGTAAAACATATTGGTTTAATTACGTTATGCAATGCAAAGCTGACGGAGTTAAAACAATCGAAATTCAATTTGAAAACAGTAAACATCAAAATGGCCGCATGACCCATTTTAATATAGATACTATTACTATCGAAGATATTCCAGCTTATAGTCCGTATTGCAAATGCGGTATAAAACCTATTATGAAAGGATAAAAAATATTTAATGGATTTCCGTGAATATTTAGGTTTTTCTCCAGAGGATATTAAAGAATCCATTATGACAGAAGTTCCGGCAGAAATTGAACCCAAAGGTATTTTGGTCGATATTGAAGCTGTTCATACTTTTCCATATGCTACGAGAAACAATACTCGTTATATGGAAGAAGCATTAGCTCAATCTGTTTCAGGGTGGACTTATCCTTATAATATTCCAGTTATTACTTATCATAATGATGAAGACGGTGAAATTGTTGGGCGTGTTCTTAAAGCAAGAGTCGGTGATAGTCAAAGACTTCCTGGTACGAAAGCTTTAATTTTAACATGCGATATTCTTGATCCTGACGCACAAGAAAAAGTAAAAAATGGTTTATTTGATACTGTAAGCATTGGCGTTCGTGGTGATGATGTTCGTTGTTCCATTTGTGGACAAGAACTTAACCAAGGAATGTGCGAACATATTCGTGGTGAGGAATATAATGGTAAGACATGTTATTGGGATTTCTATAAAGTAATGCCGAAAGAACTATCTTACGTTATTGTTCCGTCTGATGCGTATGCTAAGAATATTAAAGTATATGACAATACAGAAGAAGAGAGTGGTTGCACTAGTTGCAATCCTCTCAATATTGTTACTTTAAACTCTACAGAAGGAGAAAATAACGCTGTAAGCGTTAAAGAATCTATGGCAGAAAATAAAATTGACGAAACTAAAGTTGAAGAAACTAAGGTTGAGGGTCAAGAATCTGAAGTAACTGAAACTGAAGTTCAAGAAACTGAAGTAGAAGAAACTACAGCAGCTACAGAAGTTGAAGGTCAAGAATCCTTAGAAGAGCTTAAAGCTCAAATTAAAATTTTGACTGAAGCAAAAGAAAAAGCTGAATCTGACTTTGCTAACTTAGCTTCTGATCTCTTGGCATATAAAGCTGAAGTGCGCAAAGAATTAGACGCATATAAAGCTGGCCAAGAAAAAATCAACGAAGCTTTAACTTCTATTAATGATGTTAAAGAAAGTTTAGAAACTTTCAAAACTGAAAGTGAAAAAACTTTAAACGAAACTATTGAAAGCACAAAAGAATCTTTAGAAGATAAAATTCAAAAATTAAATCTTGTAAATTCTACAGTTGAAAATCCTGTTAAAACAGAAGAAAATAAAACTGTTGAAGTTAAAGAATCTGTAACTGGCAGTTTAGATTTCGTAAAAAAATATTTCCCTGGGAAATAAGGAGAAACAAATAAATGGCAAATATTAACCCTGGTAAAGGTCCTAACTTTTTCACTGCCGGTGCAAACGGCAAAGTTATCAAGGGCTTAGGTTTTAAAAAACTTTCTAACGAAGAACGCCGTGTAACACGTACTGGTGTACGTCTTAACACTGCAAACCATGATACTTCTAATATTGCTTACTGGTTGGATTCCCGTCTTCCAGTTGCATTCCGTTACAACCATGCAGAAATGTATAATCAAGTTGTAATTCCAAAAGGTCGTATCGTAGCAGTCGATCCTGACGTTCGTTCTAAAGACGAAAATAAAAATATTACTCTTAACGTATTGACATTGGCTAACGGTGGTTCTCCAGTTCGTTTGCGTAAAGCTGGCGACGTTTATGGTGCTGCTGGTGTAGTATCTACAGATGCTACAGGTAAAGCTCTTGTGAACATGGATGTTGATTGGGTTCCAGTTGCAGGTTATACATCTGCTTACACAGCTGATCTTTATAAACCGTTTGCTGATGGTGGCGCTAAAAAAATTGCTCGAGCTGCTAATCTTGAAAAAGACGAAAAAACTGGTCTTTTAAAAGAAAACGGCGGTAAACCATCTTTGGTGCATCGTAATGCTAACGTACCTATCGGTATGTTGATGCGCAATGAATATACTCGTGATGCTGATGCTTGGAACGGTATGACTCCTGGTGCAATCAAAACTGACGTTATGGTTGAACTTCCTCATTTCTTATTCAAAGATAAAGCTGAACAAAATCCTTGGGGTTCTGCATACGGTGCCCTTAAAGCTGGGGATTTGGTTAAATCTGATGAAAATGGTCGTATTGTAAAATCTCCATTATCTGACGAAACAGCTGTTGAAGGTATGAAAGTTGCAGAATTGGAAGCTGAACGTCAACAAGTTATCGGTCAAGTACACGAAGTAAATCGTAACTTGGTTCCAGAAGGTTCCACTAAATGGATGAAATGGGCTCTTGATGATCAAGAAGAATTAGCTCAATATGCATCTGATGGTTATGGTCGTTCTTATCGCCGTGGCGAAGACATTTATGATGACTATGCATATTTCACTAATGCTGATGGTTATGAATTCAATAGCTTATATTCCGAACATGATTTGAACATGACAGCATCTAATAATAAACTTGATGTTTATGATTCTCGTCTTGGTGCTAAATATGAATATCTTGGTATTCCTGGTTTGACTGATGGTCGCAACGTAGCTCGCACTGAAGTTAAAGACGTTATTGTCGGCTTTATGCACCCAGCTGCTGCAGGTAAAGATTATCTTGATTTCAACTTCCGTGTTCCTGAACGTTTCATTGCTGATAAAACAGTTCAAATTTCTATTAACGACTCTTCTTATACTCCTGTAGTTAAAGGTGCTGTTATTAAACAAGCATTCGAAGTAGTATATTTTGACGAAACTAACGGCTTAATGCGTTTACATGTAACTGATAAATCTAAAGCTGATCAAGTTATTAACGCTGCTCCTAAAAAAGTTGCAGAAGTAAAAGTTAAATATGTTCGCGAAGGTCTTGCTGGTGTTCCTACATTTATGGATTGGGAAGGCTGCGTAGGCTCCGTTAAAGTATTGTTACAAAAATAATAGGAGATAAGGTTTACAAAATGGCTATTAATATGAAAGAATTTTTAGAAGACGCTCAAGCTGGTCGTGCTAAAGCTCTTGAAATTGCTCAAAAAGAAGGTTTGACACCTGAAGAAGCTGCACAACGCACTCGCGTTTTTGACATGACTGCTGACATCGTGTCTAAATTGAATAAACAACGTACTGGCGGTAAACATTTCTCTATTAAAGAAACAATTATGACTCCAGACGTAGTTGACTTGGTACCTCGTATCATTGAATCTAAAATGATCGAAGCAGAAGATACGCAATCTGTTATTTCTCCTTTCTTCACTAAAATTCAAGCAGGTCAAACTAGTGGTACTGTAGTTGTTCCTATCATCGGTGAACTTCAAGCTCATGAAGTTGCTGAAGGTGGCGCATACAATGATGAAGCAGTAGAAATCAATACAATGGAATATAGCTCCATTGAAATTCGTCCTAAAAAAATTGGTCTTAAAGTAACTCTTTCCGAAGAAGTTATTATGGACTCTTATTGGGACATCATGGAAGCTAATCTTTCCCGTATTGGTGGCGCAATGGCTCGTTATAAAGATGAATGGTGTGCTCGTGAATTTTCTGAACATGGTCATACAGTATTCAATAACGCCCTAGCTGCTCAACAACCTGATGCTGCTACAACTGGTCTTGGCGAAGATGCTATGCCAAACGGTACTCTTTCCGTTGAAGACTTTATGTCTATGTGTTTAACTCTTATGGCTAACGACAAAACTCCGACTGATGTAATTATGCATCCACTTTGTTGGTTGGTATTTGCTCGTAATGCTATGGTAGGTCAAGGTCTTACTTTCGGTGCTATGGGTGCTATGAATGTTCATCCATTCGGTACTACTCAAGGTACTGGTGGTTTTGCTGGTTTGTCTAACAATATGGGACCTCAAAAATTCGTATTAAACGAAGCACAAGCTGCGTTCAATTTGCCTATGCCAATTAATGTAATCTTGAGCCCACGTGTTAAATTCGATAAAGCTAATAAAACATTTGATATGTACGTTATCGATCGCAACAATATTGGTGCTATCGTTCAACGTGAAGATTTATCTGTTGAAAAATGGACTAATCCTGAAACTGATATTCGTATCATCAAAGCTAAAGAACGTTATGGTATCGGTATCATGGATAATGGTAAAGGTATCGCAGTTGCTAAAAACATTTCTGCATTACCTTCTTATCCTCGTCCTTCTGTTGTTCGAGTTCAGGAAGCGTAATTCGTATAACGTCTGACGATTAATATTGGAGGAGCTTCCGGGCTCCTCCATTTTTTATTTTGTAAGAGGTATATATATTTTATGACTCATCCAGATATGATCGCTATTGTTGCATTAGCACCTAGCGAAGTTAGTTATTACGATAATAAAACAGGTATTCGATTAAATGTTGCTAATCGTTATGCACCTATCTTTAAAGATATGGATATTACTAATATCCGTCGTTCTGTAAAAGTAGGTCGCTTAATGTTGGTTAACGGTGTATTACCTGGCGAACAAAAACAAGGTGTATTGGGTAGAATTCTTAAATCTTCTAGTTATGATATGGTAGCTCCTGGTATTGTTACTGAAGAAGCAGTGAATAAAGCTTTAGGAACTAAAGAAACTCCTGATTTTGATGTAGATGCTGCATTAAAAGAAGCAGAAGAAAATGCTAAACAAGTTACTGAAGCAAAAGAACTTGTTATAGAAAAAACAGAAGAAGTTTTTGAAGAAAAAACTGAAGAAGAATCTACAGAAGAAGAAGCTGAAAATATCGTAGAAGAAACTGAAGATACTACTGAAGAATCTGAAGATAAAGAAGAAGCTCATAAAAAAGTTTCTAAGAAAAAAGCTTCTACTAAAAAAACGACTAAGAAATAATAATATATAGACTGGAGTAACAATGTATAAAGAATTTGCTTTAGTCGATATGGAAGTAAATCCTACTGAAAAACAAATTAAATTATTTTTCACAGGAAATGTCGATCCAGATACTATTAATTCTGATACAATTGCGATGGTTCATGCTGAATCTCAAAAGATTCATCGATTAAAATTTAGAACGTCTAAAAAAGTTGTAATTATTACTGTATTAGATGAAATTAATCCTGGCGAAGAATATCGTTTAGATATTAATAAAACGATTAAAGATATCGTTGGAGCTAAACTTCAATCTAGTCTTATTCGTCATGTATATTTTAATACTAATATTTATTCTAACGTAAGAATTTTAAGCCCAGCTAATCATGAATTAGTTGACGGCACATTTATGTGTGAATGGCAAGAAATTCTTCGTGATAAACGTAGAAAACCTATATTAGAATATCGATTACAAATTGCAGATAATATCAATTTTAATCCCATCGAAATTGATACAGTAGTAGTGAATAAACAACGTATTGGTTTCCCTAAGCTAAAAAATCAGCAACAGTACTATATTCGAATCCGTGTTGAAAGCGGAAATGAATTTGGTAAATGGTCTGATGTTGCTACTTTTACTTATGATGGTCCAGAACGTGTTATTGATAAACTTGAACAGAGCGAAAAAAATCCTCATAAGATTGAGCCAGTATCTATTTTTGCGCCATATAATTACAAGCGTAATATGCACAATAATAAGCAAAATTTAGATACAAATCCATCTTCTAATGGATCGATGTCTGGCGATGAAATTAGTAATGCAACAGATACTCGTTTATTAACTTCTGATGGAAATATTCCGGCTGGAACTAATACAGCATTAACATCTGAAACTATCGATAAAATTATGAACGATACTTCTGGTGGAAATACTTCAGCTACTATTCGATTAGCTGACGGTACTCTTATTACAAAAGCATCGGCTGGTAATGCAGGAGTTGTTGTCGACGAAACTCCAGCTGGACAAGATATCAAACCCGTTGTTATTCAAGAACTTAAAGTTGTAAAACGTCCTCGACAAGGAACTAATGATTTCTTTGTATTTGAATTTGATGGCGAAATTAAAGATGAAAATATTTTAACGAATATTGAAATCATCAGAAAGGATTTCTAATGGCTGAACCATTTGAGTATACAATATTTGGTAATCGATTAGAAATCAAGCCAACTGGTGGAATGAAACCAGATTCATTATATGAAATTCGAATTAAAAGACTTGAATCTGTCGACGGTAAAAAAGTATTAAAATATAAAGTATTTACAGTAGCATCAGAACAAATTAGTAATTTTTATACACTCGGTGATGTTAATTATCTAATCAATGTATTTGATGCTAGTGATACCGAAGTTTTATATGCATTAAAAGAAGCAAGTCAGTTTGCTCAGTTTCTATTAAATCAAATTCCTGGCTATGAAAATAGAGCTGATTTGCCATATTTATTACAACAATTTTGTAAATTAAGAGCTACTCTTAGTTTAGTAAGTAAGCATGCTGTAACTACTACTACAAGTGGTAAAGTTTCTGGACATATCGGAAATATTAGTTTTGGTGCTACAGAATCTGGAGGAAGTTCTTCTAGTTCTTCTGGTAATGGAGCCCCATCTCTTTCTGATTTAATTAAAATGATTAAAGCAGAAATGGAAATATTCCAAAAATTAATAGTTGATCCTAGTTATTTAACTATGGGTCGTGCTGAACCAAGAGTAGGTAAACGATCTTATAACGAAAAACGTAAATTACATACTTATCCAACAACTTTATTTGACGATTTATCTAGATCTCTTAAATCATTGAGGAAAGCATAATGAAAAATTTAGATGAACGTATTAACGGATTAATACAATTAATGGAAGTTCCGGTATGGTTAATTCAACCTAACGAAACTATTGACTGTACTTGTAAAGATCCGACATCTAAACATGGCGATCCTACTTGTCCTAATTGTCTCGGCTTTGGTCAGAAAATAACGATTCGTGAAGTTCGTGCTCATATTCAACCTTTATTTTCTACCGATTCTGCAGATGACAAATTATTTTTAATGCGTGGATACGATATTTATTTGCGAAATGAATTTCCAATTTTTGCTGGCGATATTATTGTATTCGGTTTTAAAATAATTAAAATTACTTATGTAATGGATTGGTATTCAAATACTCCAGATTGCGTTTATTATAATGCTAATGGAGTAGATTATAAACGCAATCCACAAGCCTTTATGAACAACTTTAAAAACATAGTAGGAGGTTAATAATATGAACGACAAACATACAAGTTTGTTAATTATTGGTAATTCTGAATATACCAATAAAACTTGCAAAGTCGAACATTATGAGACCTTATCTGCTGTCGAAAAAGATTATAATAAAGAATCTGATTTATATAAAGCTTTTAAAACAGCTAAAGACTATGGAGCTCCTTCAATATATTTAGTTAATATGAGAACAATAAGTGATTTTATTAATATAACAAATCAGTTGATAGATTATGATTTTGCTTATATTTGCCCAACAAAAATTATGTTCTCAGATAAATATACTGATCGATTTAATTTAGATTTAAATAGTTTTTATTTAAATGATTTATCTTTTAAATGTTATAAAAATAGAAGTATGATTTTCGTAACAGACAAGCATGCTTCTTTATACGAAGATATCGATGATTTTAATAAAGACTATGCTGATAAAGTACAGGCATTTATGTCGGTACATAATAAAAATAAATTTTTAGATAATGTAATATGTGTTGGTAACAACTTAAAACATGTTGCATATAGTAATATATGTTTAGCCGCAAGATTAGCGGCTACGCCTATCAATAGTTACCCCGCATTTTTAAATGAGGATACTGTCTTTATATTAGATCATAAAGACATGCTTCCTAATGTTTGTTATTTCAAAAATAACTATCGGACTGGTACTACTATTGAAAATTTAGTTAACTTATCTAACGAAAATCCAAATAAATCTGTCATGGTTATGCGTATCGTAAACTATTTAGTCAGAGAAATGGATTTCGATGAATATATAGGTAAGAATTACCGTAAATTTTATTTAACAAAAATAAAAGAACGGTTAGATAATCTTTTAAAACAAAATGTTGGATTTATTTTATACGATTATCATATTGATAGCGTAGAAGAACAAATTCGAGACAATGGATATGGTGTGGACATCATTTTACGATATACATTATATCCATTATTTACAACAGAATCGTATACGGCGGAGCAAAGACTATGACAGATATTAATGAAGATTTTGTCCTCCAACAAATCAAACAAAAAAAGAATAGTCTTCTCGTAGCACAAAACCGTAGTGCGATGAGACCGCGTAAACGAGTTGATCGGTTGCGGTCAGATCGAAATATTAGTTTTGATGAATTTATCTCTATTCTTGTAGAATTAGTAGAAAAAGCTTTTAGAGAAGACGGTACAAAAATGAGCCCTGATGAAGGTGCCATTATTAATGATCGCGAAAAAGAAATTAACCATCCATACATATTTTTTAAAATTATAGATGGTGTTCCAGAAAACGAATTAAAACCTCGTATAATGGAAGATAGAATTCGTCGGGCAAAAAGTCAACAAGATTATATCCCAGACGATAAATATTCTGTAGAAAAAAATATCGAAGAAGAAGGTATTGAAGTATATCGTCATGCATTCAGATATACAATCCAGTTCGATATTTTTGCTACGAGTTATTCTCAAGCCAACAATGTTTTAAATGAATTTGAAACATTAATGGTCGATTATACCGGATATCTAAAACAAAACGGCGTCACCGAGTTATTATTCAAGGAGCGCCTAACAGATGCTTCTTATTCACAATATAGAGAAAAATATTCAGTTAGAAGTGTTCGCTATACTTTAAAAATAGATAAGATTCATGTAGTTACTCATAAACTTATTGAACGCTTATTAAATCTTGATAAACAATAATCTTAAGAGGTTGACTAAATGTATAGCTTTAAAGAAGAAATCCTTCGTGATCTTCCTGGCGTGTTTGTCGAAGTCAATTCTGTAAAGAAAAAACTTTATGATGACAGCCAATTCGGTACAACAGACGCTGTTCTTTGTATCGGTACTGCATTTGATGGTCCTAATGGTGTTCCTGTACCTATTTATGATCCAACATATGCAACATATACTTACGGTGATACATATGACCGTGAAACTAAACGTGAAGTAGACCTAACTGCTACATTAGCAGATGCTTATAATTCTGGTTGCCGTACATTGTATGGTTTCCGTATCGGTGGTTCTGAAGCTCAAAAAGACTTCAGATTGCGTTCTAGCGATTCTCTTCGCTTACGTGTAAAATCTCGTTTCCCATCTAATAAAGCTAAACACGTATACTTTAACTTCGATAATACTTCCGGTCAAGAAGTATTAACAATTTATAAACCTATTACTAAAGCTACAGCAACTGAACGTTATAATGCGTTGGTTGACGACGATCAAGAAATGATTAAAATCGATATTAACTTAGGCCTTAATGGTCAAGGTTTTAATGCCGATACTCCTCTTTCTGAAGTAATTCGTTATATTAATAAACATACTTTAAATAATGTTATTACATTGTCTATCGTGAACAAAAAAGGCCAAGATGTAACTCTTCATAATGAATCTTATGATTTGGCTTTAGGCTCTTTATTCCCAGGTGTTTACTTCTTAGGCCGTAAACGTTCTTTAGTTCCATGTCGTACAGAAGTTCGTACTCATGTAATTAAAGATAAAAAATCCCCTAAACCATTCAGTTCTTTTTCTGGTAAATATTTCCACACTCTTCGTGTAAATACAGATGTAAATTCTGAATATCCTATTTATTCTACTACTGATAAAGATTTGAACGAAGCGTTCACAACTGTGGGGCTTAAGATTTATGAACATAACGACTATCTTATGACTCCAGGTGCAACTGCTTTAGCATTCGAAGAAGACGATATCGATTATGAAGATACTAATATGACAAGCTTCCAAAAATATATGAAGCTTGGTTCTGGTTATGCTATTACTGCAACAGCATTCCCTCGTACTAATTCTCATGGTCAATATTTAACTCCTCGTGTTAAAGAATCTGATCCTAAAGATAAACAATACGTAGTAGGTGTTGGTGAAGGTGCATATTCTGTATTGCAAAATGCTGATATGCCTTATCGTGTTCTTGGTGCACAAATTTGTGCCGATACTGTTATCAGTGGTCGTTTACCAAAACCTAAAGATTTCTTAAAAGCATTCCCTATCGATCTTGCTATGGTTAATACTGTAGTTGGTGGCGCTGTTCAACACGATACAGGAATCTTTAAAGTAACTCCTGTAATTGATACTAAGGATGTTAAACATTCTCCTCGTAAATATAAATTTAGTTTTGCTAAAGTAGAAAATGCTGATGAAATTGTAGATTCTGCAATTTATCAAAATGAAGTATTTACAGTTATTCCTAGTATTGCTAATGAAGCTGCTCTTAAACTTGACGAAAATACTTATAAAGTAGGTCAAATGTTCTACTTGGAAGATGTTAAAAAAGTTAAATCTGTAACTTTTAATAACAAACTTCAAGATGCAGTTTCTCCTCATCAAAAATTCAAACATTTTGTTACTAACGATAAAATTATTGAATCTGAAGTAGCTGGTAGCGAAGTAACATTCAAAGAAGTTACTGCGTTAACTGATCTTAAATATGATACAGCTACTAATGGTTTATTAACAGACTCTGATGCAACTGCTGCAACATATTATGCAACTACTGCTGCTGCACAAGCTGCTGCTGCAACTAATGCTAAATATGTATTAATCTCGGTTAACGATGTTCTTTATGTAGCTAAATATGATGCTGGTACATTAACTCCGATCGGTCAGTACGATATTCTTATCGACAAAGCTTCTCGTGATGACCGTGTATTAGCTTATGTAGAAAGCTTCGATCATGTAAAAAATCGTGTTATTATTTCTGTAACTGATTTTAACTATCGTACAGTAGCTGAATTCTTGTCTGACTTAAAAGACAATAAAGATTTCTCTCAAGTATTTAAATGTGAACTTACAGATACTGGTATCGTAGAAAAAGATGCTCTTATCGAAGAAGTTCTTACTCCAGTATTAGTTTCTGGTAAAGTAGATCTTGAAACATTGGCAAAAGATCGTAGTATCGATTATGATTACACTATGCGTATTCCTTATCGTACTCCTGATAACTTTGCTCGTCAATTTGCTCAACATTGCTTATATACAGAATTGAAAACTGCTCATACTCATGGTGTGATCGGTGCAGAACGTATTTCTGACTATACATTGTCTGGTGTAGAACAAAAATTCCAAGATTTGAAAAAATTGAATTTAAATCTTGAATTAAAACGTGCTAATGGTCGTTCCGTAATCGATGATGACGGTATGCCTGTAGATATTGGCCGTTCCATTAGTTTTGCATTCTTCCAAAACAATGTTCCTGTATATAATTCTACATATGCATTCGTAGGCAATGGTGCTGCAGCTTATGCTGGTATGATATCTGCTCTTCCTGTAGAACAATCTCCTACTAACCAAAAAATTGGTATCAATCCATTGTTTGAATTAACAGCTTCTCAGTTGTCCGACTTAACTCGTAAAGGTATTGTTACTGTTAAGAATACATTTACTCGTGGTTATGTTGTAACTGATGGCTGTACAATGGCTGATCCAACTGACGCATTATCTCGTCTTAATAGTGTTCGTATTATCGATGCTGTTGAACGTGTTATTCGTCGTGTTTGCGAACCATTTATTGGTAAGCAAAATAAAACTTCCGTTCGTAACTCTATTAAAACTGGTTTGACATCTGAATTGAATAAACTTAAAGGCGTATTGTTATATGATTTCATGTTTGAAATCGCTGACAATGTAGAAGCTCTTCAATATACTCATATTGATATTAACTACACTATTATGCCATTTAATGAAATTCGTCAAATTAATAACTTCATCCAAATCAAACAACCTGGTACGAAGTAATTAGAGTTTAATATATAATTTATAGCGAAGGAGGCAGGGGCAGTTTATCCACTGCCCCATAACTTAAAACATGGCTAAAAACAATTCTGGTGTAACTACAGCATCTGAATATACTCGTAGTTATACTACTTTTTCCGGCTGTGATATCGTAGCTACTTTCGGTTCTGAAGTAGTAGCAGAAATTCAAGGTATTACAGTATCTATTAATCGTGAAAAGGCTCCGGTCAAATTTTGTTTTTAGATTTGTATGTAGGCCGGAGTAAAACTTTGCTCAAATCGGTGAAGGGTATTTACTAACGCCGAGGATAAGAGTATAATAATATTATACTCAATGTCCGTAGAGACTTGAGATTTTATATCTCTTAATAATTTTTCCAGTCCTGAAATGGGACATAAAGGAGGCAATTTGATGACTAAAGATTTTGCTTGGTTTCTTGGTTGGTTATTTACTGATGGACATATTCCTCAAAAGGGATCTAGTTTATATAAATCTGGATTATTAAGTTTTAATTGTCAACATTCAGATACAGAAGTTCTTCATAAAATTAAAAATATTTTAAATTCTTCTGCTAATGTTTGTGAATATCCAGATTATAAATCTCCGCAATCGCAATTAAGAATTTACAATAAAAATTTATCTTCAAAATATGAAAATATAAAACATTGTATTCCTATTGATGAAATAAAAAATTTTGAAAGACATTTTATTCGCGGAGTTGTTGATGGTGATGGATGTATTCATTATAGAGAATCTAGAAATAGCATTATATTAAATATTACAAATGCTGATTCTAATTCTTTGCAGTGGATAACAGATACTATAACTAATAAATTATTGTTGCCATGTAAAAATATAAAACCTGTTATACATGATAATACTAATGTTGTAAAATGGGAAGGCAATGTAGCAAAATTAATAGTTTGGTGGTTATATCATGGTGATATAAATTCTTGTTGTTTATTAAGAAAATATAATAAATATAAAGAAATAATTCTTCATAACAAGAAATTTAAAAATTATGATGAAGAATTATTATATGCAGTTAATGCTCAAATTAAAAATAACGAAATTGGATTTAATGTTCCATCATTAAATAGTTTAGATTGGGCAAAACGATTACAAAATTTATTATCTTATAAAACACAGCCTGTATATCATAATCCAGGCAGAAGAAAATATTATAAATTATATATACCAAATTGCTGATTATTAATACGCAAAGCATCGAAACAATCTGTTTCGTAAAGGCATAGTCCGCATAAATATACGCTACACATTCGGTTCAGCAGAGCCACGCTCTATTTCCCGCGGCAAGCGCGGGATTGCAGGCACTATTGTATTCACATTATTTGATCGTGATGCATTAGTCGACGCTCTTGCTGTTCGTGCTGCTAAAGCAGCATATTTCCAACGTATCGGTGGCGAAATAAATTACCAACCGTACACAATCACTGAATGGGATCAAAAGTTGACTAACATGGTAGTTAATTCCATTAATTCTAATGGTAATGACTCCCAAGTTGCTTCTTCTAATCCGTTCAAAGTAACTCAAAATATTGCAGTACAATCTACTCCAAAATATTCTGACGAAATTCCTCCATTTGACATTACATTGTCTTTTGCTAATGAATATGGTCAATCCGCTGTTATGGTTATCTATGGCTGCGAAATTTTAAACGAAGCTTCTAGCTTCTCTGTAGATTCTACTACTACTGATAAAGCATGTACTTATATTGCCCGCAGTGTAGATTACTTGCAACCAGTAGAAAATAAATATTTGTTAGATAACAAATATTAATAGAAATTAAATACGAGCGGAGAATATTTCTCCGCTCTTTTCTTTTCGTTTTTGTCATGGAGATTTTAGGCGTAATGTCCCAACAAAACACAAATCAAATTTTCTTGTACCTCAACCGAGGTTTACAAAATTTCATTAATGATATTCTAGTCGGCAATAGACAATCGTCTAATGTCAAAAAAGATATGGAAGAAATCTGCTATAATATTATTAATGAGCACAATATCGAGATTAAGACTCATATCGTGACTCTTATTAATAATAGAGTTCAACAATATATGAAATTATATAATTTAAAGGTTAAACATGCCAGATAATTATCGACTTGGAAATAAAGAAGTTACTCAAACTTCTAAATATACTAGAACATATACATCCTATAGTGGATGTGATATTGTGGCAAGTGTAAACATCACAATTCCTGGACAAGAAACTATTACTCGTGTTTTTGGTAGCCTACAAACATTTTCTTATAGTATTCATCAGGAAAAAAGTCCAGTAAGGACATTAGGTGATGTTAATGCTATTACTTATGTAGATGGTCCTAGAACTATAGCTGGGTCTATGGTATTTGCTGTATTAGATAAACATGTTATTCATGAGATATATGATGAAGTTATTAAAAAAGGTCAGTATGTGAATAAGCACTACTTGATGGATGAATTACCTAACTTCGATATAACATTATCTTTTGCAAATGAATATGGGCGCCAATCTACTATAAGTGTTTTTGGTTGTACAATTATTGATGAAGGTCAAATTATGTCGATTAACGATATAATGACAGAAAATACATATCATTATTATGCAACCGATATAAAATATATGGACGAATCAGATAATTATTATAAGTTAAACGAAAAATCTATTATCGATTCTAATCCATGGCTTACGACTAATAATGCAAAAATTACTGTACAAAAGTCTAAAAGCAATTTTGAAGAACCTGTTTTAGAATTATCTAAAGAAGGTTATTATTCTTTTAAAAAATATATGGAAGCTTTAAATAAAAAATATAAAAAGCTTGCCGATAAATTTATGTCTGAAAAAGAATCGGAAAAAATGTCTCAGCTTAAAAAAGATTATTATCGATTAAAAAAAGAAGCTGAAGATTATTATCCGTCTTATTCTATATTATCTAGACAACAAAAAAAAGTTAGATTCCCAGAACGTAGACGACCTAAAATAAATAAAGAATATGATAATTTTAGGACGTTTATACATACTAATAGACATAATATACCTGATTATTCAAAGTATCGCTTAGACGGCAAAATTAAGGATTCTACGACTATTCCTGATTATAGTAAATATAGAATAGATCCAAAAAAAGATAATTCTAAAGTTCCTAATTTTGATGATTTTAGAAAACAATCACCTAGAGTTAATAAAGATATTCCTGATTATTCTAATTTTAGAAAAGATATTAAAACAATTCGAGAAGAAGATAATAATAAATATAAATACGATGAGAACGGTAATGTAATCTTTGTTCATAACGAAACTGCTGGAGGTGATAATCTTGAACACATCTAGTATTACTTTTTTATGGCAACACGAAAATTTTGTTTCGTTATATTGTAATGATTATTTCAATGGACATAATAAATTACATATAGACGATAATGAAGTAATTAAAGATTACGATTTAGAGTCTGCTACTGTTATTATTAACGATTTATTAGCTGGTATTTATAGAATATGGACTTCTGGTCCTGATTGTAAATCTGAAGATAAATATATCGAAATTTATCCAGAAGGAATTAAAGAACAATTATATTATATAAACGATACAATTCTTAATAATAAAAATTTTAAAGGCTTAGCCGATTATATTATTAAAATATCAGATGAGCGCGGATTAAATTTAGTTGAATCTGTATATTTTGCTTATTTAACTGCTAAAGAAAAAGAAGAAAAGATTAATCTTTTTACTATTTTAGTTAGTGCCGTTAAATTATTTAATAATTATAATTTTTATAATAATATCGATAATAATAGTAACATATATATTAATGATTCTAGAGAAACTATTTTGCATCCAGAAATTGTAAATGGATTTACTTCTGGTGAATTACATTTTTATAAATTTTTAGGCAAGGAATATGAATATTCTCATACCGATAAATTTAATGAAAGCAACGTCGATTTAGCTTATTTAGATAAAGATTATTTATATCGTATCGACTATATTAATAAAGAAAGATTATTAATTAATTCTTATTATATTATTAATCCTTCTGATGAAATTGCTAAAGACATTTGGCCTAATTTAAATAAAATTATAGAAAATATTAATTCTAAAATTGAAGGCTTAAAATATTTACCATTAGCATATCAAAAATTTAATAAAGATACGCAATTAGCAATTAGCGTTCTTTTAGACAAAAATACAGATAGCCCGATTTTTCAAGCACCTAAAATTGCTGTCGATGATAGTTATATCACTGCAGTAATCGATGGCGCTGATCATTATACCGATTTAAATAAAATTTATTTTTGTATAACTGACGTAGAAGGTTTAGCTTCTGATCAAATATTATTTAAAAAAGAATTGGATAATGTCGTAATTGATTTGCCAATGCAAGGAAATTCAATATACGACGGCTGTTATTATTCGTTCCTTATGAACTCTAATAATACTATAGTTAGTCCAGTAACATTATTTAATATAGATCAAGATATTCAACATAATTATATAAATGCTACATTAATTAATTTACAAACTAATCTATTAAACTTCTTATATCAAGAATTTGAAAAAGAAGATGTCGATAAATATTATCATTATTTTACAGATTGTATCGGTAATAATGAAATAACTTTATCTAATTATTATGATTACGTAATTGATAGATTAGTTCAATCTAATAAATCTGAAAATTTCTTCGATTTAATTCATTATTTAAATATTTATAAATATAGTAATCAAAAACATCGCAATAATAAATTAACAGTATTAAACCAAAAAGAAAGACAAAAAATCATATTGCCTAATGATTCTAAAAATTATATTATGTCTTCTATTAAATTTAATAAAGGTAAGAATTATATATATGATTATAAATTAATTAGTAACAATGCTAACCATATTATTTATGGTGATGCCGATTATACTGTTATTAATGTTTTTGAAGAAGCAACTGGTATTCATTGCGGATTAATTACTGTTCAAAAAATCGGCAACGATTATTATTTTAATAATTGGAATATTGATATTAATAACCAATTGGACTTTTAGTGAAAGGTGTAGTATAATAATATGAGACGTAAACGTTTTGATAATGAACTTAGTAGTCAATTATCCTACACTAATAAAAATGTAGAATATGACATCACTAGAAATTCAAAAGGTTATACGCAATCAAATCCTAAATATAAACGTTATTATTCTCAAATAGATGCTAATGTTTGGTTTGGTGATAAATTAGTTTCAGATATTCAAAATATTGCTTATAATCTAGCACAACATGACATGCCTATATTTGGATATAATTCTTATATATATGATGAAATTGCTATTGGTAATCGTATAGTACAAGGAGCATTTACAATTAATTTTACTTCTCCTCGTTATATTGAAGATATTATAGAAAAATATAAATCGGCTAGCATTGTTAATGAAGATACTGTAAAAACAGAAGAATATAGTGAAATAATTAAGCCTTTAAGAACATCGACTGAAGTTCATAAGAATCCCGAACATGATTCTATTTGGAAAAATGGGTTTGAAATTGATATTACTTATGGTGAAGATGATAATATAATGGGCGATCCAATTCACGTTATTTTATTAGATTGTCATATTATGAATGTACAAACAGTACTTGACTCATCTGGTAGACCTATATTAGAGCAATATCAATTTATTGCTAGAGATCGTAAATTAGTCATGTAGGTGAAATCAATTATGCAAAACAAAAAGAAAGCAAAATTTCAAAATAAAAAAAATATTGAGTTAAATGAATCTCAATCTTTAAAATCTAATTTCCCATTAGAAGTAAAAGAAACATTGGAAGATAATAAAATTGATATTACAGAAGAATTCGACGAAGAAAAAAAAGAGGAAGACGATGATTATGTCGATCCTTCTCAAGTCGAAGTATTAACTGTTGAAAAAGCTAATCAATTAAAAGCTAATCATAAGAAAATTTTTCGTGTAACGATTGCCGATCAATTAGTTTTATTCACTCCTATTTCTAGAAAAGATACTGATTTAATGTATTCATTTACGCCTGAACAACAAGACTACATTAATAAGCTTCCTGTCGAAGAACAAGAAGCAACTATCTTTGATTTAAGAAACGATAATTTGTTGCGTTATTTTGTTGTATTCCCTCGTAGAGAACGTGTATTATATTTATCTGAAACTCTTGCTGGATTTGTACCGACTGTTTCTAGTTATATTTTACAATATTCTGGTTTTACATCTCAAGGTAGAGTACGGGAACTATAATCATGGAAAATCTTCGTTTTGACCAAGTATATGAACAATTAAAAGCTCAATATAAAAATATTTTTACATATACTAGTTATGATTTCCCAATTATTTATAAACCATTAACGCGCGCTCAATATTATGAACTTTTCGAAAATGAAAAATTATTAGATATTGAACGTGAAGATATTGTATGCTTTAATTGTATTTTATATCCAGAAAATATTGATTTAGCTTCTATGCCAACTGGTATAGTATCTGATATTGCTCAAAAGATATTAGATGCAAGCTTTATGACTAAAAAAGGTCGTACATTATTATTTAATTCAGCAATGGAAAAAATGAATAATGTCGATTATCAAATTTCGTGTGTTATTCATGAAGCATTTCCTGAATACGATATTGAAGATATCGATAATTGGGATATGATTAGAACGATGGATTTTTTAATGAGAAGTAACTGGGTATTAACTATGTTACATGGTAAACCAGGTATTGATTTGCAAGAAATCCTCGATCGACTCGGTGATGATGTAAGCTTTAAACAAGAAGATCCTCGATTGTTTAATGAAGAAAAAGAATTCTTTAATAAACTAAGAAGTCAAAATTCTAAATCGAAAGTCGATGAAAACTCAATTAATAATGCTCCTAAGAAAAAAGTAAGTCGTCGTAGAAATAAAGGGCTATCTGAAGCCGAATTAGCTACTATGTTCCCTGAAGTGAATATGAATCAGGGCGATGAAACTTCTTTTAAAGAAATGGCTTTAGGATCTAAAAATCCTAATGACATGACTCCAAAAGAATTAGCTGAACTTAGGAATGATTTTCAATAAGGAATAATATTATATGTCCGACTATGTTAAAAATGAAAGCGATATGTCTGATTTTGAACCTGTCGGTAATCTAATAGAATCTGTAGCGGCTGCCGGCTCTTTTGTCGGGGCCGCTTTTCTTTTAGCTAAAACTAAAAAAGGTTCAAATCTTATTTCTAATATCGATCCATTAATCGGTAGAATAGGGAATAGGATTACTCGTTTTTCTGATGATGGAGCAAATGCATTAACATTAAATGAAATATTTAATGGTATTAGTAATAGCAAATTTAAAACAATAGAAGAATTAGCTCCTGCTATAGATAATGAAAGAAATATAGGGTTCATAAAGAGAGCTATGTCAGCTGAAATGGATCCGCGCCGATCTGGCGAACAATTCATTTCTCAAATGTATGAGACTAGTGTTAAGGATAGCCTAAATAGCCTTTTACCAGATGCTGGTACTGGCGGCATTGAATCAATTAATCAAATGATTAATGAAGTTGGTTTTAATAATGTATTTGATTCAGCTATCGGTAAATTTAAACCATCATTTAAACAACATGTATATGATACGATGGAAGGTCATTATGATGGCAAGAAAATATTACAAGGTATAGATAACGAACAATCTTTTTATAAACAATTAGATTCTTTAGTCGATGATTACAAAACATTAACAAAAAAAGAATTTTCTGAAACACAGCCAGTACAAGATGCACTAACTAACTTTCAAGATGAATTTACATCTTCTTTAATTAATGAACAAAATAAAATAATTGAATCACAATTATCTCGAGAAAGAATAACTGGATTAAAAGGTCATACTCTCGGCGATTTTTATGAAGATGTAAAAAGTGGTCGACGTGAATATAACGGAAAATTCGACGTAACTTTATTAACTGATAAAGGGTTACCTGTTACGAAAAATTTTTTCGATATAATGGAAGATGAAAAATTCGCTCAATTAAGAGACCGAATTAAAGATGTTAATATTAGTGATTCTTATTGGACTTCAGAAGAAGGTCGCGTTCTTAATTTTAAAAATTTTAATGAATTAAAAAATAAAACTAGCGAAGTTTTTCATGATACATTGCCGGCTAAATTAATCAGTGTCGATGATATTGAAAAGCCAGTAACTAGTGGTTTCGATATTTTTTCTAAAAATGATTTTATCATGTATGGAAAAAAATATGTCGATTACGGCAAGAATTTTACGCGTATCGGTGATCAAGCATATCAATTAGATATGTCGACTGGTACTTTAGAAAAAATAAATGTACCTGATGCACGATGGATACGTTCAGATACTAGAACTGTTAAGTCTGCTAAATTCGCTAGCCAACATGCTACTAACAGATTAGAAGAAGATAAAAATTTTTGGCAACGTGGATCTAGTCCGATTAAAAATGTAACAGAAGAATTTGGTAATAATTATAATTATTTTATGAGAACAGATTCTTCTGATTTAACGATTGCAAAAGATCCGGCTATCGGTACTCGAGTTTTCGGTTTTAAAAGAGCTGTCGAAGGAATTCAAATTGATTTAGAAGATAATACTTTAAATAAAATCAAAAATTCATTATCTGTTAAAGATCAAAATGGTGTACTCGGTAAACTATTTGATGCATTAGATGCAGAAAATATTAATCAGAAAAAACAAATTATAAAAGAATTTGGCGATACGGAACTTAAAGTCGATGATTTAAGAGCTGTACATACGGCGATTAAAAGAGGCCGACGTGTTAAACCCAAGCTTGCTTCTGATGAAATGAGTATAGCTAATAAATCGTTGTATCAAAAAAATAGTGTAAAAGCTACGATAAATAATTCTCTTAAAAAAGAAATTATTAATAGTCTTGGCGATAACAAAGATGAGGCTTTTAAACGTATCGATTCTTTAGATATTAGTCGTGCCGAAAAACAAAAATTAAAAGATGCTTATTCATTAGAAAAATTTAAACAACGTACTGGTTTATCTTCTTTTAGGAGTGAACATGATGCAACAACAAAAGGTGCTCCATTAGGAGGATCTTATGCTCGGAAAATAAAAGAAGAACTCGAATTTGATTATGATGTACAAAGTGCATTTAATCATCACTTAGGTAAAGGTAAAGACTATAAAGCTTCTTACGAACAAAAACATACTGATAAGCGATTAGTATTAGTGAATAAAGGTTTGGATATAAAAGATACTTTATCTAAACTTAATAAATTAGATGCCGTCGGCGTTATTGAAAACGGTATTAAAGGATTAAAAGGATTATTGGCAAATACAAGTCAATATTCTTTATTAAGTACACGATATTTTCCTTTTAATATATATAATAAAAATGTAAGCGCTAATGATATGAGTGTAGCTGGCGGTATGTTTTATCATATGGCCAATCGATTAAGCGAAGGCCTTAACTCAATGGACTTATCCACTGCTTTAGGTTTTGTTAATCAAAACTTAGGTGAAACAGCTGCTGCTAAATTTAATTTATCCTTACCTTTGGGTTTATCTCAACGTGCTTCTGGTAGTGCATTAGGTATATTAGATAACTTATTATTAAAACGAGTATTACCATTATCGTTTGCTTTAACTCAATTAGACTGGGCAGACGACACATTTAATATAAATGAAAACTTTCAAACTGGCTGGGCTAATTTAGATTTAGCATTTAGAAAATTTACAGATAATACCGGCTTAACAAATGTATTAAAATTAACCAAAATGGCTGGTCCAATGTTTCAATATTGGGGCGGAGATTATAGACCATACCAATCTTATGACGAACGTTTAGATTATTATCAAAACGGTAAAGACCCCATTAGATCTGGTCGTTATTGGGTATGGGGTTCTACTAATGAATTCCGTGGCGGAAGTATTTCCTATTGGGAAGATAATAGTTTAAAACTTGCGCAATCTGATTATCGGACAGAATCTATTTACGGTGGTTATTTTAATAAATGGATGCGTTCACCAATTCCAACATTAAGTAATCCGCTGTCGCCGTTAGTATATGCAATGAATCCATACTGGCTTGAAGAAAAGCATATGGAAGATAGACCATATTTAGAATCTGGCCCATTATTCGAACAAAATACATTACAAGGTTTAATTTTAAATCCAACATTAGGTGAATTAATTAAACCTAAGAAAAAATATCATCAAGATCGAATGTATAATGGTCGAGATGTTAAAGCAATTATGTATCATATGAATCAGCAGATTCAAGAAGGTACAGATAATCGATATGTTATTTTCCAAAATGGACGATTAGGTGTATATGATTTTACAGCATTTAATCATCCGAATAGTATAGAATATGTTCAATCAGAAAATAGTCAATATTATGGCAATCAACCAGCATATGCTTCGGCTAAAGATTATGTTAATTATATTAATAGTGATGGTTCTGTAAATCCAGGTGTAGCAAGTTTACAACCAGTAACACAGGGAACTGGTAGTGCTATTACAGCAATGAATAATGCTGTCCATTCTGGCAATGGTAATCCTGCAGGTGCATATATTCAATCTCGTATTCGTCGTGGCAAATTTAAAGGTCAAATCGAAGATATTTTAAATGATGCGGACCTTTATAATAACCTTATGAACTCTAATGGTGGTCAGAGTTATTTAGATGAATTACAAACGACTGCTAGATTATTAACTGGTATTTATGGTTATAGTGCATCTTCTATATTTGGCCGAGATGAATCTAAGTTTATAGCTAATGCTGGTGATATCGATTCGTTTACTCGTTCATTCTGGGATGCTGGTATTGGTGGTGTCGGCGGTGAAGGTGCCGAAATTGCTCGTCGTTTCTTGCCAGAATTTTCAAGAAGAAGACGCATTAATCCATTGTTAAATACAATGGCAGAACAACATCCTTGGCTCCCAGAAAAATTCTTTACATCTGATCCATTTACGAAAATTATAAATGGGGAAGCTCGTTTACCTGGTGCTGGCTATGAAGCTATTAATGCTTTACATCCAGATCAATTTGCATCTGATGGATATGGCGCTATCGATCGTTATAAAATATTAGCCGATATTGCTCCTAATAGTACAGAATATAAATTCTGGAAACAAATCGTAAAAATGATGAATTCTGACGAGGCTAAAAAAGTCTTGAAAGATACCGAAGAAATGGTAAAACATCAAGGTAAAAAACATGATTTTTATGATTATAAATTTTTAGGTAAAGATACTGTAGCATTAGATGGACATGTTGAAGAAGTATTATCTAACGGTAAATTTAAAATTGCTGGTGATGATCGATTATATCAAATAGCCGGCGTTAAATTTAAAGATAATGGCTTTATGTCTAAACAGCAATTACTTCAAGTAATTCAACCAGGCGAACACATAACATTACGTATTGACGATGAAGAGCGTAGCGATGTTCCAGGAATGACAGAAGCTCCTATTAAAGCAGCTATGTTTTTAAATGGCGAAAATATTTCTGATAATTTACGAAATATGGGTTTGGCCGATTATGATATGGAAGATACTTCTGCTGCTGGAGCTTATGCTAACTATGGATTAATCGGAAGATTATTTGGTTCAGGTGCCGAATTATTAGCACATGCTCAAATTCCAATTTTACATTCACAATTAATGCGTGTAAATAGTCCACTAGAAGAATATCGTAGCGATCAATTATACGGCGCAGGATTTGAATCTTGGGACGATATGTTAGGTTCTTATATCTTACCGACATTAGAACAAAGTAAAACAAGTTTTATAAGAGATATGATTGCCGATACGACATATCGTTTATATACAGCTATTGATAGTCGTGCTATTCAAGCAAGTAAATTCCAACGTGGCGCTTTAAAATTTGCTTCGACATATTTAGATGGACCGGCATTAGCTGGCGAAATTGCCGGACGTTTTACATTTATGGGTGGTAATTCATCTAAATATCGAGATCGTTTATCTAAATTAGGTCGCGGTATAGGTAATACTTTTGCTTTATACACTTCGACAGACGATCCTATGTATGCGGCATATGCATGGGGACGTTTTGGTTATGATTCATTAAAGTATATTAATTTATTCCCTAATTTAAATGCTACATTAGGTGAAGGAGTTGGCGAAGCATTCTTAGGTAATTCAGCAATTAATGCAAAAGGCTTAGCTGGTGATATATTAGAAAGTATTAGAAAAACTAAGGTCGGTAAGGCGGCTCAAGTCGCAGCTTTTGCCGGTGTTGGTTTAGGTATTTCATTAGCTAAAAATAATCCGTTAACCGATGCTTTAGGTATTAATCGAGTATATACCCCTGACGAAGTATTAAAACGTTGGGATACAGAAGATTACTTCGATCGTTTGCGCTATATTAAATATATGGGATTATATGAAGCGGCTAAGGACAAAGCTTTAAAAGAAGAAGGCGTCGATGTCGATAAGTTATATTTACGACAAGAAGCTTTGCGGGCTGAGATGGATGGAGAAGTATCTATTACAGATATGATGAGTTCTGTATTAACTTCTGGCACTCCTTCTAATGATCCTATGGTACAGTGGATAAACAAACGATTTGGACGTTTAAGCGACGATATGACTACGTTAGCTGCTGGTGAATATACAGAACAAGCTATTATGTATCATCAAGTTGCTGAATCTACTGTATATGCTTTAAATAAAAATAGTGAATATTCTGATATTATTCGCGCATTACCTTCGACAGAAAAAGAATATTTTATTGAATTTGCTAAAGTTACTAGTGAAAAACAACGTCGTGAAATTTTACGTAATGTTTCTCCTTCATTAGCAAAGGCATTAAAATTAGTTTGGTATCAAGAAGATACTGAAGTTGAATCTAATGAATCTTACTTCTTAAACCATAATTTACCTGGTCCTTTATGGGAAGGTTGGTCCGCATCTTCTAATATGGAAGACATAAAGGCGAAAGTAATATATAATGAGGGTATGACTTATGCAGATTACGGAATTTATTCATCAGTTTATGAAGATGAAAATGCTATTAATGCTCCTAATATTGAGGGCATAAAAGATGGCGACGATCCGATTACAGTCAGAGCTAAACTCAATACTATTATGAACGGTTTAGCTTTATCTGATAGACAAATTAGAGTTAATGAATCTTCTAATGATGGTATCGTCGATGTCTTTAATAACGTAACTGCTGTAATAGGTTATAAAATAGATAAAGCTCTCTCAATTTTTTAAAAGGTAAAATAATATATGGATAGCAATTTAAATTTAATTAACTCAATTAAAGTAAGAGGTGCTGGAGAATTCAATGTACCGATTCCTATTTTTGAGTCTAAATTAATTGAATTACTTAATGGCGTATCATTAAATAGACGTAAACATACTGATATGCTAATAGATACTGCTACCAGTGGTGGAGTCGCTCTGAAATTTTCGGAGCGACAACTTCACCAAATCGGAAAGAATGATTATACTTTCGATATAGAAACAATCCCTTCTGTAGTCGGTCGCGATGGCTATAGAACAAATGATATAATTTGGCAGTTTACGGCTGGGCATTCTGTTGACGGAAGTATTACAAATATATATTCTGGTATTTCTGATTCTGATGCAGATTTCTTTTTAAGAAAATTTAATAAAGGTGCCTTTAAATATGAAACAGCAACTAGACAAGAACAAGTAGCATTCGATACTTTTGCTCGTATTGGCAAAAATAAAAATATTATTGGTGCCGGCAAAAATGTTACGGCTATGCAAGTTCTTGGTAATGGCGATGATAAATATATATTAGCTATCGAAGGTATTCATCATTTGCGCAAGATGGGTACAACTGGAGCTACTGCTATTGCCGAAGATCTAGAAAAATATGTTAATGCTAATACAACTTTAGTTACGTATAATGGTTTAGCATTTGACCGAGGCGTGTTAAGTGCAACGATAAATAATAGTGATAATTTTTCTATGGCAAGGAAACAACGTCTCACTGATTTATTATACGATATAAATCATTATGATCCATACGCTACATTAAAAGAAGCTTATAGAATTAATCCGTCTTCTATGAATCAAGCATATAAAGATTTAATTATGAATGCTGATGTTGATTCTAATAAAAAGAAACTTGGCGGGAAATATTACTTAGCTGGTCAAGGTCAATATCGTCAAGAAACATTCGGTCGTATGCTTGGCATCGATGTATCTCAAGCCCATGATGCTTCTGCCGACATTGAAGCTCTTAAACAAATTAATAACAAAAAAGAATTCCAACAATTAATTAATCATGCAAATGAAATTATTGGCGGATCTCGTTTAGGATATGAAAATATTTCAGAAGGTACTAAATTATTTAATACATCTTCTCTTTGGGGAAATCAAAATATTTTCATGATTGAAAAAGATGGCAATCAATATAATATTCCTAAAATTTTTGCTCGTTTTGATGAAAAAGGTGAGCATTATCGTTCTTATAGCGGTTCTCCTATTGTTGCTGGTAGTTCTTATGAAGTAGAAAAAATTATTAATTTAAATCGTCGTGATAAATTCGGTCGTTTTGTTTATGAACATGCTCATGATTTACAAATTAGGGGCGTTCATAATTTACAAGCAATGGTATTACGACAAGCTAATGGTGAAGGACCTCAAAAAATTATTATAGGTGATGCCGATAATTTATCGTCTATGGTAATGGATCATTTTTCTGTATTAGGATATCAATCTGGCGATCAATTTATTCCGCATCAGGAAGGTATTAATAAAGCATTACGACATACAGGTGTAAAAGCTTTAAATACTGTAGAAGATCAATTGGCTCAAATTGAAGAATATTCTAATCAAAGATTAATGGCTTCTAACGTTTACGATAAATTAGATACTGCTACATTTAAACGTGAAGGTATTATCGTAAATAATTTAATGAAATATTTCCCTAATCTTGAAAAAAGAAAACAAGCTACTAATCTTTTAAAAGATATGATGGAATATGGTCATAGTGCTGCTAAAGCTGTATCGACATATAAAGTCGGTCAAGGTGGCGGTATTTTTGGAGATAAAGAATTAAAAGTTCTTGATAACATTGTTGCTAAAGCTCGCTATGGAATGCAAGATAATTATCTCGGATCTTTCGATGCTATTCGTCAAGAAATCGAAGCTATTAATCCTAATGATTTTAATACGATTATTTCAGAAGTGTCTAAGGCAACTGGTTTTACTGATTTAAATCAGATGACACCAGAAGCTGAAAAACAATTTAGCTATGTATTACAACAAACATTTGGTAAATATAAAGAAATAGCTTCTGACTATGCTGACATATACGGAACTAGATTTGCAGTAACACCATCTATGATGGGTACTTTACTCGGTTCTAAAAATTATAAAAATAATCGAGTATTCAGTATAGATACCAATCCAGACAATAAACAAATTGCTATTGATACAATTGATAAAGCAATTCGTAATTCTATTCAATCTGGAGATAAACCAGTGTTACAAAGTGATTTAAGACAAGCATATGTTACATTGGCTAAAGGATTAGAAAAATATAATCCAGCATTTTCTGAATTTGGATTAAATAGAAAAATGCAAGTTATTTTAGATTCTTCAACAGCTACGACAAAAGAAATGTCAGAATTATTATTAGAATCTATTAATGCGTATAAACAGGTAAACCCTAAGGATTTATCGTTTAAAACATATGGTATTGTTCCTGGTAAGGAATTGCTTAATTCAGATTTAAATGTAAACGTAATTCGAAGTGCGGCTAAAAATGCTGCTGATGCTACAGTTATTTCTAAAGCTGAACAAGCAGAAAAATTATTTAGATATATGTTAGGCGGCGTCACAGAGGAAGATTTTATTCACTCTTTAGGTACTAAAATGGCTGGTGAATCTACTTATTCTATGGCAGTAGAATCTCTTCGTTTAGCTGCTTATAGTACAGTACATGCTTTAGGTAAAGACAATAATCTTATTATTAATCGTGACGGTGTTCTTGTTGGTAACGGTAATGTAACACATAATATTGGTAAATTTATACCTAAGTTAGAAGTTAATGGTAATGGACAAGTAATTAACCAAATTGGTGGTATGTCTTACGGTATTGGTACTAGTGTTTCTATTAATGCTAATGGTGTCAAACAAATATCGGTTCAATCTTTAGAAGAATTTAATAAATTACCTATGCTAATAGGCAAGGCGTTTAAAGACGATCCTAATAAAAATCCTGGTGAGATGTTATATGATTCTTATCGTACTATTAGTAAACGAATGAAAGAAACATATTACTTAGATCCGACTACTGGACAATTAAGTAAAAAAGATATATCTGGTATTAACGCTGTCGGATTAAATAAAAATCATCCGGCACATGCGCAATATAATGCATCTGTTAATTTAAGTGATATACAATCTAACTTAATGAAGTGGTATGATAATGGATATATTAAAGATGCTGATTTAAAAAAATATTTTAAATATAATTCTTATGAAGAATTACAAGAAATTGCTAATGAATTAAAATCTGGTCATGTTAAGCCTCAACATGCAGCAGCATTACGTAATTTTATTGCTGATAATTCATCGATGTTAATGTCTGATATAAGTACAACAGGTATTACGTTAGATTCTTATGATGAAAAAATCGGATTAAAATATAGTGAAAATGTATTAATTGATGGTAACGATAAATTTGCTATTAATACATCGACACCAATGAAATTAAATTCTAAACGTCTAGCTTTTGCTTTAGATGGATCAAATGTCGATAATACAATGATAGCTACTAATACTACTGCTACTCCAGATTTAGCTCGTTCTTATCAACAATCGTTACAACAATCTGCTAAATTAAATATTGCCCAAGCAGAAGAAACAGCAAAATTATATGGTTCTTCTTTAGATAGATATAATAAAAGCTCTAATCCGATTAATTATAAACATGTGAATAAGGATTATACGTTAAATGCTGATAATTTAACGATATCTTATCATGACGACAAAGATTTTAATTTTATTAATAAGTTGTCTAATAAATATGCCGAATTATTAGAAAAAGAATACAAAACAAATCTTACAGATGGCGCAGCTTCTGATTTACCTATTATTTTAAAACGTAGGCTAAGCGGACTTGTTGAAGGTTCTGCAGTTACAACAGCAGAGTTCCACGATATTACTAAATCTTCATTACAATCTCGTGGTAATTATAATGTTAACTTAGGTTCTACAAAAGTTATTAACGATATAAAAGGTCAACGTATAATGCCTTTTGAATATGATAAAGAAACTGGTAAATTAGTATTTAAAGATCCAGAATCTTTAATCGTAAAACGCGGTGATATATTATATGAAAATGACTTAAATTCTGAATTTGGTTCTACTATAAAAAGAGCTAAAACAGATATGTATGGTAAAGTATATCTTATTGATAGTAAAGGCAATGTGTTAGATAAAAGTCAAACAACTAAAATATTGGAATCGTTAGGTCCTAATAATAGACCAGAAGAAGTATCTAAAATTATCGATTCACTTCGCATGGGCGTCGCAAAAGAAGATATCGATTTAGGTACTCATACTATTAAAAAAGGTCAACGTTTAGGTATCGAAACACATTTAGTATATAAAGCTATCGAAGATAATTCTGTTAAGATTTTTAAAGGTACAGATAAACATCAAACTATAAGTACAGCATTACGATTTGGTGAAGCTGATAAACGATTGAAATCATTGGCTCAAAAATATGGGTTCAATAAACTAACTGAAAAACATATTAGTTTAGAATTTATGCTTAACTTTATGAACGGAAGAATAAAAGAAGTTGAGTATTTCCATGATGCTAGTAAAGGTAATGCTAATAAAGCATTTACTAAATTTAAAAAAGAATTAACTAATATATACGGTTCAATGGAAAATGCTACTAATGCCGTTCTTAATGAAAGAAATTTTGTATCGAAAGTATTTGAACAATCTACTGGTAAAAAAATCGATACAATTAGTGGTGTATCTGAAACAGTTAAACGTAAAAGTGTTATCGACGCCTTAAATAAAATATTTACTCAAGCAATGGAAGGCAAAAGCGAAGATGAAAAAGAATCGCTTTATAAGAATTTAGCTAAGCATTTAAATGATAATCAAACATTTGAATTAGCTAATGGCACTGAAATTGTGTTAGATGAAAAAACTAAATCTTTAGTTATTTCCGATAAAATTTTAGGTATTCGTTCTACTAGCGACAGCGAAAGAACATTAGAAGACGTCGTAAAAGAATTAGACGATCAAGTATTTGCTGGTGAAATTAAACGTAAATTCGGCGATATTAAAAAAGCAGTTACTTATAAGACTGGTGATATCGATCAATTCCATGTTAATATTTTTGGTAACGATTATTTAGATCAAGTATTCACTCCTTCATTTAACGCTTCCGAAGTTAAAGGTAATCTTGGTAAACAAAGTTTACATGTCGATGACTTTAAAAAGTTAAGCGAAATGTTTCCACAAATTTTTGCTAAAGATTATGAAGATACTGTTAAGAGCGGTTCTGAATATTATCGTTATGGCGATAAAATACTTGATAATGCTAAACAAGTTAAATATTTAACGACAGAGAAAAAAGAATCTCAATTGATAGCATCGGCTAATGATTTTACTAAAGGTTCTATTGAAGAAGCTATATATAAAGAATATAATGCTAAAGGACAACATGTTACTAAAGAGTTCATAAGAGCAGAAGCTTCTAGATTGAGTCAATTAGCCGCGCTAGAATCTGAAGGTCAATTTAATGCTAGACGTGATAATTCTAGAGAAGCATATAAAATCGCTAAACGTGAAATTAATAAGACTCACACATTCGAAGAATTCTTAGATAACTTAGGTTCTGGAGATAATTATATTCCTGGCAAAATATCTGCTACAGTGGATACAGGATCGGGCGAAAAGAAAAATATTTCTTTAGTAATTCCTCGACATGATTATTCACCTAAGACGAAACAACTTGTCGGATCTATTACAAGAGATATTGAAGAGCTTAGTCAATATACTATTGCCGATAATACTTCTGATAACAAAGAAAGAATTAATACTTTATTAAATAGAGTAGCTGAAAATAAACAAGAATTGTATAATACAATGAAAGCTACTGCAGTTAAAAAATCTGATTTAACTAAAGGTGTTTTAAGTTCTTATACTTTAGGTCCTAAAGCATTGGCTGCTAGTGCAACTAATTTATTTGATTTTGAAAGTTCTTTTGATAATAAAGAAATGTTCTTAGGTAAAACAATTAAAGAAATTAGAGAAGCTGGCGGCGCTACTTTATTTGCTACAGCTGGTATTAGTCATTTTGAAAAACTCGGAATTCTTCATGACGATATGTCTCAAGAAGAGCGAATGAAAACTATTGAACGACTTAAACAAAAAGGCGAAACAATAGGCTTTGCTCGTTATCCACTTGACTATCCAGAATCTATTAATTATGGTAAAATATATCTAGATGATAGTTTAGAAGATGGTGTTATTCAAGCTAACCGTCAATTAGCTAAATTAATGAAATTGGATTATGACGGTGATAAATTAAATACTATTAGATTAAACGAAGGTTTAATCGATGCATCTGATAAAACTAATCAAAAATTATTAGCAGTACATTCTGCAAAATTAGGTCGTTCATATTCTCATGATATGGTATTAGCTAATGAATATGGTGATACGAATAAAACATTAGATGATTTTGTTATTAAAAAAGAATCTGATAGTAATACTATGATTCGTCAAATTATGTCTGGTTTCGCTGGTGAAACATATAATATAAATAAAAATTTATCTGTATTTGCTACTGATATCGGACTTAATGAATCTGTAAATTTAGCTCCTAGTATCAAAATGGATATGCGTCATTTTATTACGATGTCGACAACAGCCATAAATGAAGCACGGTTGTCATCTAAAAATAATTCAACTGAAGCTCTTAGTAAAAATATCGAATTCGGTCAATTCTTTAATCAATTGTTTGACGAAGCTAAATCTAATGATGACTTCCGAGAAATTGGTCAAAAAATTGTCGATGCAGGATACACTAAAGATGCTGCTGAATCATTTTATAAATTGCATGGTAATGAAACTCAAATTCTTAACGATATTGCAGTAAATGAATCTGTAGTGGATAAATCTGCAAGAGCTCAAGAATATTTTGATAATGCATTTGTAACTAGTTTCCATAGAATGGCTGATCAAGCAGAGGCAAAAGGATATAAATTCTCTGGCGGCACATTTAAATCATTGTTATTAGATGAAATACCTACATTTGCTACTCAAGATCAAGAAAAAACCAGAAACGAAGTTGCTAGAGCTGTCGATGCTAATAATGAAATGATTGCAATGCAAGAAAAAGCGAATAGCCCAGCACAACAAGTAATGGAAAAAACTGTCGACGATATTTCTCATACAGAACAGCTTATGAATAAAGGTATGGCAGAACGTACAGCTAAATTACGTAGTGATGCTTTTAGTTCATTAAATAAAATGAGAAATGCTCGTTCTAGAAACTTGTTAATGATGGTTGCTGGAGCAGGTGCTTCTATTCTTGCGGCAGGTTATGGATCTCAATCTCCAGTACCTGATGTTGATAATAATGCTGTTCAACAAGCACAACAAGGCAATACTTCTTTAAGAATGGTACAGCCTCAACAAGGTGCTGCTAATGGCGGTTATATAATCAATGTAGCAACTTCTACTAATCAAGATCCTCAATCTGCAGTTGCTGCATTAAATTCTATGCCGACAATGTTAAATGTTGGCAACAATATTACAGTTACTACAAGAACTACATCTAAATATGAAGATATGAATGCAAATGATATCGCTAATTATTTAGATAATATCTTTTAATTAAAGGAATAACTAATGGCGGAAGATAATAAACAAACGCCTGCAGGAAATAATAAAGCCGAGGATACATCCTCGGCTACTTCCTCTTCTCAGGTGAAAAATCCAGAGCCGAAAAAAGGTTCTAAAGAAGCGTTTGACGCAATGGTTAATGATACGCATATGAGCTTACCAGAGCTTTCTGATTTTGAAGAAGGAACTCTTGATATGCGTGTATACCAGGAAATGGCGAAAAAGTTTAAAAATAAAGAAGAACAAGCTTTATTTTATAAGGAAAATCCGCCATTAGAAAATACTGGTATAGATAAAGCTAGAGGTTTGGCAATGGTAAGTTTGCCATCATCTGCTTTTAGAATTACTGAAGAAGACATGCATGCTGGTTTTGTTGATGGAGATACTTTATATGCTGATTTACGAAAAGCAAAAGTAAGTGATCCAGAGTTATTAGAATTTTTAACTCGTGGTCAACAAAATATGCGAGCATGGCTTGCTAATCAAAAAACTAATACTGAAGATGTATACGATGTAAATAAAGTAAAAGATGAAAACTATAGCATAGATTATGATATGGGTTTCCGTTTTTTATTTTATGATGCACCAGAAGTTTATCACTGGTCTATTGTATATGCTACTAATGTAATTAAAACTACTTATGGTGAAGCTGTAAATAAATATAAAGCATTTGTCGTTAAGAATAAAATGACAAATAATAATTTAAGGGCTTCGATATGGGAATCTGTTAAAGATACAGATGAATGTACAATTGCTCAAATTGGTGAATTTGATAATAAATGGATCCAGGTAAATACTGAATTAACTAATAAACGATTTAATAATGTCGATATTACGTACTTAAATGGTCGTCAACCTATATTTGGATTAATGGCCGACGGCACTAATTCTTCTACTTTATCTACTGCTTATAAAGCAGCTACTCAAGTAGTAGATATGATTAAAAAAGCAGAAGAAATTAAAGTCGTAATCGATATTAATGGTTCATCTAAACAGGATCAAACAACTCAGTATCCTAAAAACTTTTTACAATTTAATGGCGACGATTTATTAGCTAACTTTTTAAATTCTGTTCAAAAAGCTATATCTAATCAAGATCCTACTATATATCAAGAAACTGGTATTAATATGTATGGTCTTGAACATTATCGCCGTAATTTAGCAGTCGTATATGTTAAGCATAATGGACAATGGATTAATTTAAATAAATATATTATTGCCAATAATCCGAGTATGTCTATTTTAAAATATTCAGATTTTACCAATCCGAATATGAAACCTTGGTCTTATCAGTTTGATAAAATGGCTTATGCCGATGCATATTGGAATGTTAAAAGTCAATTAGATGATCGACATGAAATTCAAAATGCTGCATTCCAAACTAATAATATAACTAAAAATTTACAATCTTTAAAAGACTGGACATGTACTATTGGTGACGTTACATTATTTGTACCACCTATTTCGATTAAAACAGTAACACAAGCTTATACGAATTCAGTTCCATTAATGCGCGCTAAAGGTTCTGCTAATATAGAAAATGCAAAACCTGAACGTTTTCTTCAGCTAGAATTATATTTTAATGATGATCGCGGTATTAATGGTCAATCTGTAAAATGGAAAACAAATAAATCTTCTCGTGGTAAAGAAGTAGTTTATCATATGAATGGTTTTAGAGCATTGCTTTCTGAATTTCATTTCGCTCCATATATGCCGATTGAAAATGAATATATTAATAATGTATTAGATATCGATGCTATTTGTTTTAAATCGATGTCAGTAGCTACTGTTCCTAATTATCCTAAATTATTAAAAGTTACGTTACTTTTAAAAGAATTTGACTATCAAGTATTCATGCCTCAAGTTCCTAAATGGCGAGATTTTTCTCAAAGTTTTGATGAACCTTATCGTAATATGTTTGCTACTACAATAAATTATGATTTATTACGTTGGTATTATCAAAAACCATTACAACTTGGTAATGAATTACATGATAAGAAGTTAACAATAATGTCGAAAGAGTTTATGAAGCGAACTCTTTTTGCAAATCGAACTGCTTTAATGCCAGTCGAAACATTAAATCCTCGCATTAATATTTATATTCCTGACGAAGGGAAATTAGTTAAGATGGAGAAGGTTCGCCAATCTTATCCACGCACTAATAAAAAAGTTCCTAATTATTATAGACCATCTAGTAAAGATAAAGATTTATTTGAACAAGCCGATAATATTTATAAGTTATTATATGGTACTCAAATATCTAATACATTAAAATCTAAAACTTTAACAGTCGATAATAAGCTTAGTCAAATGGCAGAAGTTGGTCAAGAACTAGTTAAATATTTAAATAACTTTAATATACCTGCTACGTATAGTGTTACAGAAGCTAAATATAGTGTCGGTCAAGTTTTAAATGCTGCTGGTAATTTTGTTCCTAATTTATTGTCTGGTGGACAAATAAAACCAGTCGATGATTTAGATAATCCATATGCTGATCAAATTGTTTTAACAATTACACCATCTGTATTATATAATTCTTATTCTGAAACGACATTATTAAGACAACAATTTGCATCGACATTAAGTAATGCAAATAGTAATAATATGTCGACAACAGCTAAGAATACAAATCCAAATGGGCTAACGCAAAATCCAATTAATACTGATATATATGATTCCATATTTACTCATAATCAATTTAAAATAAAAATTATTGCAAAATTAGATGGCAATAAAATTAAATTAGAATTTTATCGTATGGATAAAGATTCTAAATTCTTAGAATATTGTGCATCTCAACATGCTAATCAATCTAATAGTGCTGATGCATATACTGCTGATTCTGGTAATGAACAAACTTATGAAGAATATGAAGATTCTGAATTTGAACGTATTACATCAATCGATTATAAATTATATTTAGAAGATGTATTGGTGCAAGGATTTACTGCTAATTTTAATAATACATTTGCCAATATGACATTAAATACATATCATGGTCAAGCGCCTCAGTATATGGGTGGACAAGATGCAAATGTAACGTTTTCAATATTAACAAGTGATAAAGAAACGATCGATGCATTCGATAAAATACCGAAGATTATTTCTTATTTTAAAAAGCAATATCCTAATGCATTACCTAGTTATCCATTCAGAATTGAATCTGAGTTTACTAAACTTCTAGGTATTCATGAAGTTATTATTGAACAGGTTGCAATAAGCAGTGTTGAAAATTATCCTGGATTATTCCAAATTAATGTAACGTTAAAACAAACAGATAGAACTATCCGCAATCGTTTTGCTGTATATAAACAATTTGAATTAACAAAAGATGCGAGTGAACGCGCAACAGAAAAACGAGCAGAAGAATCTATATTAAGCTATTTTCAAATTGATTCTAATTTGGCTAAAGCTGAATTATATCCAGATTTAGAATTGCCGACAATCGATGAACTCGGCAAAGAAGGATTTGAATTTATTCGTTACAAAAATCCGAGAGATCAAGTATTTGTCGATCCAGATTTTTATTATTGCTATCAAGAAACATTATTCTCTGAATTATTAAGAGATATGGTTCTTTCTGATTCGACATTGTTAAAAGCTTTTAAGAAAAAAGCAGACGGTGATAAGTCTGCAGAAACTGCTAGTTATACTGAATTAATTTCTAAAGATTCTGAAGGCTTGCGTGTTGATTATGGTATGCTTCCTGGTATGATTGTCGACCAAAAGTCACCAGACTTTATGAAAACTGTCGAACAATTAAAGGAACTTGATACTAAGATCAGTGATTTAAAAAAAGAAGAAAATGAAGTTCGTACTAAATTAGTTAAATCTGGTATGCTTAACGGTCAATGGAAAGTTGGCAAATCTATTGGCGTTACTTTTATGGAACCATATTATTCTTGGTTGTATAATAATTTAAAATCTAATAAAGATATATTAGAAAAAGCTAAGACAGATTTAGATAGGGCTAAAAATATTAAACCTAATGATCCAAAAGATCCTGAAGTGGATAATTATGGTGGAAGCGCACTTGATTATAGCCGAGATAAAAACGGAAAATTAGAACAAGCTCAAAAAGATACACAAGCTAAGATAAAAGAACTTGGTGATAATAAAGCTGACAATGCTTTAAAATCTGTTCTTGTTGATTCTATCGATAATTTCCATACTGTTGCCGATAAAATATTAGATTATTTAAGTAAAACAGCTATCGAAGATAAAGATAGCGAAGCATCTTTAAAACAACAATTTTATAATTTGTTTGTCGAAACAAAAGTTGTTCAAAATGATTTAGATTCTTGGCGCAATAACATTAATACAATGTTAAATAGTTTTGCGTTGGCCGGTATTTATTCTGGTATCGAAGAAGAGTATGATCCAGAAAACAACGATGCTTTTAATAAAATTAAATCATTTTTAACTAATACTGTTAATAGTACTATAACTACTGGTAATCAAATAGTCGATCAAGTAACAGTTACAAGTGGCGCAGAAAATCGACGTATCGAAAAAGAAATCGATCAAGAAAATGCTAAAAAGCTTACTGATAAAAAATATAATGATGTATCTAAATATTTAGCACCTTCTATTTATACAGAAAATAATATTAATTATTTTGTCGATAAAGATAATATCGATAGTTTTTATAAATATGGTTCTCTTATTCAAATGGGACCATTTAGAATTTCTTGTTTTACTAAAGATGAATTTGAAAAGAATCGTTTATTGCATGTATCGAATATCGATTATGTTAAACGTCGTAAAAAATTCATTGACGACAAGAAAACATTCTTAGATTCTGATCATTATTATTTTATCGATCCTTATTATCAAACTTCTGATTATAAAGAAACAATTCAGTATATGCGTAATTGTATGACTGATTACAATTATGCTAAGAATGCTTTCTTACGCAATATTTTATTTTGGTTATGCGTGCTAATTAAAAATGATATTTATCCTAATTATATGACTGATATTATGTTCCAAAATGCAACGAGTGAAGCTTCGGCTTATCAGTTCATGAAGGATATGAAATTAGCTACTAATGTACAACAAAAAAATATTGACACATTAAAGAATTTCGTTAAAGATAATCAAGATAAATATTTACGCGGCAAATTATTTGTCGGTACTTTATTGGCTTTAATGTCTAAAAATCAAGGTATTATCGATAGTATTACTAAGCGTGACTATAATGCATTAAATGCTTTAACTCATAAAGTATTAACACCTAATTTAACTGTAGCAGCTCCACTTACACAAGAAGAATCTGCTTTAAGAAAATTATTGTTATCTTTAATTCCAGCTCAACTAGTGGATAAAGTCGAAGAACTTGGTATCGATATTTCTGGCAGTAATCCTATTGCTCAAATATCTCAAGAATATATGCAACAATTAGAGTTAGAAGCGAATTCTAATTCTCCTGAATCATTAGCTCGACGTGTCCGAGATATGTTCTTAGATATGATTAAAACAGATGTCCGTGGTCGGATGCTTAGAGGATTCCCTACTTTTTATATGGCATTTATCGATGAAGGATTAACATCTGGATTCTGGAAAATGCACGATAGTTTTTATAGTACTAATGCTATATCTTCTATTCAAGTAGTAAAATCTAAAAATATCGCAGCCGATACTGCTATCATCCAATTAAATAATCTTTATCAAAATATTTTACAAGAATATGATAATGATGGCGACGACGATAATTTTGTTACGCAAATACAAAATGGTGTAGCTGGTATTAAAAATTTATATGAATCTATTTTTAATCCTAGAACATACGTAAGAAAAGCTAGTGAAAAACAGGCATTAATTCCAGAAAGAGCGTCGATTAAATTAGTTGCAGGTGCTAGAGTTCATTTACGTATTGGTTATGGTGCTGATGCATCTAAGTTGCCACCAATGTTTAACGGTACAATCACTTCGATTGAAGGTGATGATGTTGTTAATGTTATTGCTCAAAGTGATGGTATTGAATTATCTAATCCAATTCGTGAAGATAATTTCGGCGATCGAATTAAAAATCGTGGTATATTTTACTTACAAGATTCGCCTTATGGAAAATCTTTTGGTGGCGTTAGCCCTAGAGTATTAATCAGTTCTTTTATGACTTGTAATGATAATAATAGTATTGGTAAATATACAAGAGAAAAGAACTGGAATATATTGTCTAGAATATTCTCGAGTAATCCATTCGGCATATATCATTTTGGTGATGTATACTTTAACGATATATTTATTAATGGTGAACCAGTACAAAATATTTATGAAGTAACTAATGATGGTTCTGCACATTATTATAATAAAAATTATGCGGATGGCGGATTAACATTAGAAAAAGAAAATACAACATATGGACAAGGTGATCAATCTACGTTTAGTCAAGTTTTAAATATGTTTAATCTTGGTGAAAAATTTGGTCATCAATTTATCGATATTAAAACACAAGGTCGAATAGTATGGGATATTTTACAGTTTTCTGCCAGTGCTGAACCGACTTATATCGGTGCTATTGCTCCTTTCGGATTTAGAAGTACAGTATTTTTAGGTAAGCCTAATTGGTATTATGCTTATAAATATATAAAACGTAATAACAATTATGGCGTAACAGAAAAAAGGAAACCATATGAGCAAATTCATATGTATTGGTCTGATCATGATATCATTAGCAATCAAATTCAAACCAACATTAACAGAGTTGGAACTGTTGCCAAAGGATTATATCAATTCGAAGATGTAAAAAAATCGACTCCAGATATTTATTTCGACCGAGATATTTATCCTGAATATCAACGTTCTATGGTAGTCGATACTTGGTTATATGGACGTTCACAATTACAAACATCGTCCGATAATACTTTTGGGATTGATAGTGAAATTGGTTCTTTAGATAATTATGCAACTGTATCTGGCGCAGCTGGTGCTACAATCGGTGGCGTAGCTGGCGGATATTTAGGTGCCGCAGGAGGTTCTATCGGTGTTGCAGGAGGCGCGGCAATAGGTTCTACTGTTTTAGGACTAGCTGGTTCTGCATTAGAGCTTGGCGTAAAACGGTTGGGAACTTGGGCAGTATCTAATTTTGCTCCAGACGGATTTGGTGGCGATGAACATAATCATGCTATTACAGCAAGAAATATGACATTATCTCGTCTTAAAAAATCTGTCGAACAAATTTACATGGGTAACTTAGTTGTATACGGTGATCCATCAGTTAAACCTCATGATAGAATTTCTATTAACGATGGTCCTTCTAGTATGACAGGTCAAGCTAAAGTTAGAGAAGTAGTTCATACTCTATCTGTTCAATCTGGTTTTGTTACGACAATTACACCAGACGCGATTGTCGATCCGCTTAATGATCAGACTACTAGAATCGTTAATACTTCTATATTATCCACTTTATTTAGATATTCAGTATATGCTATAACATTACATAATTTATCTCATTCTTTATTAGTTAAATCTGTAGCTAATGATGCAATGGCAATGTTTAGAAAAAGTAAATTTGCTTTATCTGAAGCTTCACTTAAAAAACTTGATGAATTAAGTAATGTAATTAATATAAGAAATTCTAAACGATTAGCCGATATTAATGCTGCAAACGAAAGACTTACAAAAATAAATCGTATTCTCGGCAAAAATGAATCGCGAATTAACGATTTATTTACTAAACTTGAAACAGTAACGGATCCAGCTGAGAAAAAATCTATCTTAGAAAATATTCAAAGATTGCGCCCGCTTTCTGATAAATTAAAAGAAGAAAAATCTATATTAGAAAGTACACCTAATATATCTTCTACTGAAGCAAAAGCTGAAGAAGCTTTTGGCAAAAGTGTTGCAACGACAAAAGAAAAGCTAAAAGCTTTCATTAAAGAATATACTGATTTCGAAGAAAATTCGGCTAAATTACAAAAACAAATTGCCGATATTTATGAATCAGATATTCTTAAAGAAATTGAAGAAGATGGTAAAAAACTTGGTATCGGATTAGAAAAAGATACTGAAGGTTATAAAGAGTTACGAGATAAATATATTCAGTCTAGAATTGCTGAAGATGCTAAGAATACTGATCTTAAAGAAATTAAAGATGCTGATGGTAAGGTAATTAACGTAGAAAATTCTAATACAGCAAGACGCAAAGCTTTAAGTAAATATGGTAAATATATTTACGAAAAAGAATTTGACGATAAACGTGCAGCTTTAATGAATAAATACGTAAGTGCTATGGCAGAACGAGATTCTGTTATCGATAAAATAGCCGGTATTAATAATACTAAAAAAGGCGCATCTGTATTAGAAGTAATTCAAAAAGAAAAAGGATTTGCTACATTAAAACCTGAACGTATTGCTGAAATTAATAGAAATATAATTCAGTTTGGTAAGGTCGGAGAAAAATTATCCTTAACAGCAAAGAGCCCTTGGGCTAGAGCATTACAAAAAGGATTATCCTTTGGGACTAAGATTGGTGGCAATGTTGTAACGTTCTTAGCGGCATATATGCTCGGAACATGGGGCGATATGATTAAAAATTATATCGATAACTATAAAACACTTTGTGTTACTCCGTTATTAAAACGTGGTGTGCCGTTTATTCCGAATTTCTCTGGTAACAGCGGTACAATTTATTTGTCGCCTAATTGGGGAAAGCGAGGACCTGTTTTAGACGCTATGGATAGCTTATTTAATCATCGTATATTTGGCGATGAATTAAGTGATATACCAAAAGGTATTGGAAGCTTTATGCTTAATATGCTATTAGGTGGCGGTCCTGGCGATGCTATTCAGAAGTTCCAAGAAAATGCTGACGGCATGTTAGATGCGCATGGTGGATCTGATTATGATTATTTATCCACTCAAGGTTATATCGATACTTTATTTAATGGTAGTTCTATTAGATCAGTAGAACAATTAGTTAAACGATTAAAACCTAAATCAAAACATGAAAACGATGTGGATAAAGATAAGCACAGAATTCAATTAACAGCTAATATGTTTATGCATCCTTACGATTTAAATGAAATTGCTCAAGGTCAGTTCGATCCATTAACTCCAGTACCTGGTCCAGAATTTGATGTATATAAACAATTTAAATTCTTAGTTATTCGACATGAACGTGCTCTCTATAATGAAGAACGTTCTAAATTAGTTCAGTTTTCTGTTCAAGTTGCGAATAAACCAGTTATAGTTAATGGTCTTAAAGCTAAAGACGGTAGTGGTAATGAAGTATTAGATGCTCCATTATTGCATCCATTTGCATTAAATACATTTAGAAAAATTATTGTAACAACCGAATCTATGTTAAGTTATAAAATTACGGCAGATCATAATACATATATAAATAAAGTATCGAATGATTATATCACGTTAGCAAGTTGTTACTTGTTCGGTACCGATAAAATATATGCTGGTTCTGGCTTCGGATTTACATTAATTCCTCATGGTGAAAGTGTTACTAATTTAGAGCAAGTATTAATCGTTATGAAACAAAATCAAGAACTAGATTTTGCTTCTTATGACGCTAATGGTGATAAAGCATTTATGATTAATGTTAATATTCCTAGTGCCGGAGTTTGATAATGTCTATTCAAAATAAATTTAAAGATAATTATGCTGGACAGGAAATAACGAATCGAGGTTTTTCAAAATTAAAAGGGTCAGTTATTGGTTCTGACCCTTTAACTTGTACTTGTGTAGTTATTTATACTAATCAAAATGGGCAGCGAGAAACTGAATCGGCTATGCCAGTGCAGACTAATAGTCCTGATGATTGGTTTCCAAAAGCAGGCGATTCTGTTATAATAGAAGCATACGGAAGTCGCCCTGTTATCACTGGCAGATGGATTGCTGATTATGCATCACAAATATATGCAGAAAGTGAATTAAAGAGCGATATTTTTCCTGATGAAAATAATCAAGACAATGGAGGCTCGATTGCATAATGCCAGAAGATAAAAAACCTAAAATTAATCAAACATCTTCTAATGTTAATATAGAACAATTAGATAAAAATGTATCGGAATTAATTGCCGAAACAGACGAAGGTTCTTCTATTGATAATAATAAAGTATATGCTGGATTGAAAATTAATGCGACTAAAATGGAAGAACAATCTAAACATCCAGATCGTTCTAACGATTGGTCTATTAAGCGTGGTATTGCTAGTATCGTGATGAAATTTGGTAAAGCTATTGGATTATCTATTGGTAATGATACTAAGTTTAGTATAGATAGAGGTTCTATTAGTTCTATTTCTCAAACGCATAGAATTAAAGCTAATCGAATATATTTAGATTGTGATGAACTTATTATTAATGGTCATAAGTTAAATAATCGTATTATTGAACTTGCTGATTTTAGAGAACTTCCAGATAAGCCAAATTCTATTATTGGTGATTTTATGGTTCGTGGTACTGTTCTTGTTAAATCATGGGAGCCTAATTTAGGCCGTTATGTTTTAATTCGTCGAGAAATTTTTATGCCTTTATTTGGTCAATCTACTACTGCAGTAGAAATTGCGCCTGGTTTAAAAATTAAAGATCCAACAAAACTAGTAACTGATTTTGCTCCATTTACTAAATCTATGTTAGCAGGTAATTTTCCTATTACAGAAAAATCGGCTAAAGAAGCTTTGCAAAATGCAAACCCGAAAGCTCAGCAAATTCTTAATAATAATATTTACGAAATGAAAGTTTCGGATTATAAAACATACGATGAATTTAAATCTGCATTAGATACTAAAAAGAAAACAGTTATTGAAGCATTCAATAAACAAATTGAAAAAGGAAACGTTACGGCAAAAAATTCTGTTGAACAAGCAGAACAAGCTTACGATTTATTATTAAAAAATGCGCAAGCATATTACGAAAAATTAGGTAAATAGCGTATACCTCGTGTAATATACTTGTAGATTTTTATTACGGTATATTTACAGGAATTCGCTATGAACTATAATCAAATACTTTATAAAGTAAACGAGAATACTCGTAAAAAAGTTTCGGATGAATATAATAAAATATATAATTCCGTTAAGCTACCTCAAGATTATAATGGTAGCGTAAATAAAATAGATTCTATTCTTAATGATAAGAATATTAAAATAGATGATACTTTAAGAAATAATCTTAAAGAAAAACAAAAAGAATTAATAGAAGCGATTAAAAATAAAGATTTAAAAAAGGCCGCCAATATCAAAAAAGATCTTGACGGTCTTCCTTCTATTACTAAAAATGTTAATGCTAAAGATTTTTTAAAGTTAGTAGATAAGCGAGACTTAGCATATATGGCTATGGATCGTTTTTTAGATAAAGAAATAACTAATCGAATTTATAATACATTACATGTTAAATCTATCGATGCTGTTCCCGGCGCAATTGCTAATAAACGCGCCGAAATTATTTCGATTATTAAAACGTATAAACATATTAAAAATTCGAATCCAGAATTGGCTAATCAGGTTATTCAGGATTTATCCACTAATATTAATAAGCAGCTTGATGAAGAATTGAAATATGCTAAAAATAAATATTATAATTTAGCTCAACAACAAGCTGGTAAAAGAATCGATGATTTATATAGTCGTGCTCATAGTTATATAGAACAAGCTAATAAACAATATGAATCATTAAGTTCTAAAGCTCTTTATTACGAAGATCAAATTAATTCTGCTATTAGCCGATTAAATAATATTCAGCTGGGAGACTTTGCTAAGACAGTTAATATGAATTTACAATTATCTAAAGTTAGCTATGTAAGTAGCAACTTAGAAAAAGTAAATAAATATATGGCTAAATATAATGAATTAGCAAGAAAACATTTAGATCGCGCTAAAACTTGGGCTACCGATCAAATTAAAAAATTAGCATCTAAAGCTCTTGAAAAAATTGGTGGTTATGTAGGGAAAGTAGCGAAATCTGCACTCGGTAAATTTAAACTTTAGAAAGGAAAATATATGATTGATTTTTTATTAAATACAGATAGAGACGATATTGTATTAGAACAAAGTAATCGATCTAATACCTTGAAGATACAATTTACAGTAGCAGAAGCTTCTAAGAAATTAAAAATACAATTCTTTATCGAAACAATTGCTAGAATTAAACCTACAATTAATCCACTTAAAATTAAATTTGAAATACGAAATCAAGAAGATCCGTATATTAATAAAGCCGTTAAATCATTAAAAATATGTCAAAATAATGAAGATTATTTTGTTCAACAATTAATGATTAAATTAAAAACAGAACTTGGTGAAATCCCTGGTTACGGTGATTTTGGATCTACTCTTGTTGAATATAGACATAAAGATAAATTTGATAAAACAAATTTATTAAAAATAAAAGAAATTGTAAAATCTTTTGTTGATTCTGATGAATATGACGTTAAAGTAACACCAGCTGTTAATGACAGACAGGTATTATCTTGGCATGATATTCATATCGATATTATTAATAAAGAAACTAATAATGTGCTAAGAGGTTATTCTATATGAAATCTTTAACTCAAATACATCAGTCGATTAAAAACTTTTTTCAAAACAAAGTAAAAGATACAATCGAACGAGGATCAGTTATCGATTTATTTATGTTATCTACTGCTAATGAAATTAGTGATGCATATGATTATATTGAATCGAATAAGAATCCTCATATTTACACTAAACTAAATGGTCAGAATTTAGACGATATGGTTAAAATGTGTGGCTTTCAACGAAGAGAAGGCGAAAGCGACCAAAACCTATTATATCGTTTATTAAATTGGACATTGATTAATGAAAAATCTAATACTGTTGCAATTGATGCGGCATTATTAAATCTTAAAAATGCAAGCAACGTAACATATGTACCGATGGTATATGGTACTGGCACAGCAATTTGTTATGTGATTCCGACTGAATATACTGTCGAAAAAATAGAACAAGCATTAGAAGAAGCTAAAGATCGGCTTAAAAATGTTATAAGCCCTAGCTTATATATTGAATATGTAACTCCAGCATTAAAAGCTGTTACGTTAAGTATTGCTATTAATAATGAAAATTCTAATTTAGCTGATATTAAGAAAAATTTAGAAAAGAAAATTGCTGATTATATTAATTCTATTCCGCCTAAAGAATTTTTAGATATTGGACATATTAATAAAATCGGTATTAATGAAACTGGTGTAAGTTATTTTAATATTAACGGATTATTTGTTGACGGAGTTTCTGTAACTTCTTTAAAAACATTGCAAGATATTAAATCTAAAATGTTGTTAGATGTTATTAATTGGATTGAGGTATAATATATGGATGCGATTACGAATAAAAATTTCATAAAGGCGCTCCAATATTTTCCTAAATGGATGCAAATTAGACGTCGTCCTTATAAATCTACTGGCGGACATTTATTAATGTCTATCGTTCAAGAAATTACTGATATATATAAAGAAGTAGATTTATATGCTAAAGATTTTTTCTTAGTAAATTATGCCGGCAAAGAAGATCAGGTTATTAGTCAAATTTATGTTTGTACTATCGGCGAATTAAAAGATAAATTAACTTTAGATAACGGTTTTAAAATTACTAAAGATTTAAATTTATTTTATAAAGAAAATCAATATGCATATTATGAAAATGGAAATCTTTATTTTAAAATTAATGAAATAGACGGTACACCTATTGGATATTCCATCGATAATTTTCATTATACTTCTAATATAAAAAAAGAATCGGTTTGGAATATCTTCGATGAGTTTGCATGGTTCGCCGGTATTGATCGCTTATCTAATGAATCCAATTTAAGTTTATCTAATAGAACATATGATGCTCTTCGTACTAAAAATAATAAGAATAATAATATTTTATTTGATGACGATACTATTTTAAATGTTCATAAACATCGATTTAATTCGACTGAATATGGTCTTAAATATTTAATTAAAAACTTATTAAGTGCTTATGCAGCCATCCCATTTAAAGATATTCATATCGATAAATTAAACAATATTAATATTAATGATATTATTAAAGATCAAAAAGTTTACGATTATATTTCTGAACTTAATAAAGATATTGCTCGAGAAAAAATTTGGGATTTAACATTTTGGGAAAATCAATTTAAAAAAATGGATTATCTCCCTCATATGTGGGATCAACCTGTCGATTATTATCAACAAGGTGTCGGTTACTTTGATAGTTTAAAGGTTACGACTTCTAACCTTATTAATAATAATGATTCGACTGATGTTAATATTTTAGGTTATAAAAAATCTCGTCAAAAGATTAGTCAATTTTTATTAAATAGTAATAAATCTGTTTCAATCGATATTAATCTTAAAAAATTTGGATTAGATCTTAAACCTTTAGATATTCAATATAATTTAAAAGCAACATCTGTAACAGAAGTAAATCCAGAATCTGTTTTATTTTCTACATATAAAACTTATAATGGTAAATATATTTTTCCGATAGAAAAATTCGTGGATAATGATGCGCCTATGACAGGTATTACTGTTACTAACAAAGGTCTCCTTGTGAACAATAGCAATAGTGAACAAGTTTATAAAGTAGTAGCTAAAGCTAAAAATCCTGGCGGCAATTTATTTATCAATTCCTTTAAAGTAGATAATAATGAATTATTAAATGATACATATAATAATGAATACTTTAAAAAAGAATATGGCACATTATCTTATGTCGATAATTATTTTTATGGCACAAATTTAAAAGATTTTTCTTCATCTATTAATCTTTATAATGTAAAAAATGGTATTGCTCTTGATACTTCAAAAGCAACTTATGGTTCTGTAACTATTCCGATTACAGATGAAATGAAATTTAAAACTATTAATTATTCTGTAATCGATACGCCAATTAATATTATAAATAGATTCGATATTTTAAAATTAAATAATTTTAAATATAATCAACAAGAAAACTATTTATATGTTAATTCAGAAGAACAAGGTTCTATTTCAATTAATCAAATAATTTCGTCTTTTAGTTTTGAAATCGATAAACTTAACAATGAAGCAAATACTGGATCTTGTAAAGTTATCGTAAAAAATAAAGATGGTAATATTATTCATCAAGAAGAATTAAATACATCTTCTCAAAATAAAATATTTAATTTTACATCTAACGATTCTTCTAAAAAAGAAATTATTATTTCTAAAGTCGGTCAAATTGGTTTTAAAATTAAATATATTAATGCGTCGTCTAACGGTATTCAATTTTCTATCGATGGACAAGCTATCCAAAAAACATTAGATACATATTCAATTCCTGATAATTCCACTAATAAATTATTAACAATTACATTGTATTCATATTTAGGAATTTCATCTCCTGTATTAGAATATGTTTCAATTGCTGGTGAATATACTAATTTCAAATATTACGAAAAAGAAATTATAGTTCCTCCTAATGGGAGAAAAGAAATTAAAGTATCTTGTCATGATACTATTTTATCGTTATATAAAAATAATCAGTTAATCGATGATAATTATGATACGTATAATCAATATAATGGCACCGGTAAGCTCGTTTTAAACGTTAATAAACAAAATATACGCTGGTCGTCTTATCCTATCCTTACAGGTCAAATAAATAAGCGTACAGCAAATTATATTGATATAGATGGTACTGTAAAATATATAGAAATTGATTTTACTCAATATGAAGAACAAAATGAATCGTTAGCATTAAAGCAATTGTTAGTCGATCATTATAATTATTTAATTTCTAAAGAAAAAGTATATGTAACTTACGATGGCAAAATAATTATTTATAATAATGTTGGCAATATAAATCCATATCGAGAAATTAACATTTTAGGTAAATTCTTTAATGAAAATTTTGATAAAATAAGAACGACTGTTCCAGATAACTTATTAGTAAATTATATTCATGATAAAAATTCTATTATTAAAACATCTGAATTAGAAAACGTGAATAAAGTCTATAAGATTATTTTATTATCAAAAAATAGTTCAACTCATGTTTTAAACAAAACTGATACAATTGTACAAAGTCAAAAAGAATATCCTATTAATTTAAATGAATTCATTCCGCAACTTTCTAATAGCGATGCATATATATTAGAAATAAATATGCCAGATAATTATAATTTAACGACTCAATATATTCGGTATATTTACGGAACACAAGAAGTTCTTTCAAAATGGTGTTTAATCGGTAATAATATTAATATTGTTACGCCGACTGTTTTTATATTTACTAATTTCTGGAATAATAATGAATCAGATTATAATGTTTCTATAAATAAAACATTTGAAACAACATTATTTTCTACCGATATTACTTTATCTGAAACATATGAAATTGAAGGTAAAAATTATAATTTAGCTGAATATATTTTATCTATTCCGTCGTATTTGTCGATATATTATTCTAATAAAGAATATACAGAAAATATTCAATTGAAAGAAAATGGTATCGGAAAATTAAAATATTCTAATATTGTTTTGAACAATAATTTATCTATAAGAATGAATAATCAGACTTTATCAGAAAGCGATTATAAAGTTTATGCAGAACCAGGTATTATTCAAATTAATGATCCTGGTCATTTTGGAACTTTATCTGTTGAAATAACATATACATATAAATCGCCAATTAAAATTTCGTTTAATAATTTAGATAAATTATATGAATTAGTAGAATATAGTGTCGATGCTTATGAACAAGAAAAGTTAACTGTATTGTTTAGCATGAAAGATAATGAGACTCGTCTTATTAATAATATATCTTCTGATGTCGATAAAATTTATGCAAATTCTACTAATCCTAATTTTACAGCTATTGTAGTTAATAATAATGTAACGGTATATAGAAATAATACAGAGAATAAAATCGCCGTATCTTCTGGATATTATTATGAAAATGGTAAAGAATATTATTATCCAGCTAATACATCTAAAATAGAACATAGTAAGGAAAATCTTGTCGATTTAAATAATACTAAAAAACAAGGCAATTATTTAATTTTAAATACAGCTAAAAAGAATTATATTCCTAATAGTGGCATGTTTAATAAAATTTTAAATCCTTTATGTTATATTAATTTTAAAGAACAAAAAGAAATTAATGAAATTTCTGCTATTAAATCTTTAACTACAGCTAATACATTTAATAATTGGACTTTTGAAAATTGTGATTCGACTCTGGTTGAATTAAATAAAAATTATGTAATTAATTTTGAATTTAAAAAAGATGGATACGCTATTTTTAGGATCGATAAATATTTATATAACAATAGCTATATATATATTAAAAAATATGGCGATTTAAAAATTTCTTTATATAAAGAAAACAAAATTAATGGATTTAGATTACAAAAACGACCACTGTTAACTAAGCTTCAAGATTTTGCAATTGGCGATACAAATGCTATTATAAATTTTGAAAAAGAAGAAGATTTTTATTATTATATCGTAGTAACAGGGTCTAATGGTTCTATTGAAGAAATTGTAGTAAGCGACGCTATTATTGAAGATCCACATAAAAAGAATATCGATAATTTCGGCTGGAATCTTAAAGAAAAGCATTTAGACTCTGACTTGTTTATTCACTATGATAATTTTAATGCAATACCTACTAATGTAGATTATTCTGATAATAATGACATAGTATATGGTACTACTATAGATTATGATGCTACATTAATTAATTCTTCTGATTTAAGTCGTTGTCATTTAGATAAAGTATTGTATCGCAATAATCAATTAGTTACGTTAAAAGAACCGGGTATTGTTACGACAGAAATATTCGATTTAATTCATAAACAATATAAAGCAGATAAAGATAATTATTCTGACTATATTAAAAATATAGTATATATGATTGCTAAAATTAATACATTAAGTGAAAATAAATTTAATATTAATGTATTAGCATCTGATAATTATTATACTAATTTTTATCCTATAGGGCGCATTGAAAATAATTGTTTTACTATATTAGATAATAGTAAAATTAAGGAGTTCATAAAGTTCGAGATAGAAATGCCAGCAAATTCTATTATTAATTCTATCGATGTATATACTGTATTTAATGAAACAGATTTTAATGTAATTCCTTCGTTAGAAGAAGAACATGGAAGTTCTGTATCGAGATTATTTAAAATCTCGGATAAAGGAAATTATACAATTTCTGAAATACATGGTAAAATAGAAGGAAACGTTCGAATTAGTATTCGTTCACTTCGTCAAAATGGAATTAATTCACAATTTACTCCATGGAAAGAAATTTATAAGAACGGTGCATTTAAAGAAGTAACATTTGGCGATACAGATACTTTCCAAATTAAAGTAGAATTATTAAATAAAGAATCGGTTGTTAATATTAATAAGATTGGATTAAAGAAATTATGATATTTTTTAACAAAGCACGAGTAACTAAAAATAACGGTTGTTATTTTTATGATCAAGATATCATAGCGCTTGAATATAAATATAGTGGCGATACAAAAATTAAACTATCGTTAGATTATGTTAATCCGGGCTTTGGTATCTTATTAATAAAAAACGAAAAAGATATTTTTAATTCTTCTAAACAATATATGTTTAAATTAGGAAATAATGACTATTCTATAATTGAAAAGACTGTCGACAATAAAGTCGGCAGTCAAAATCAATTAGAATATTCGACAATTCAATTTCAACATTTATTAAAAGAAGATAATACATATTTAATACTAGAATACATAAATGAATATGTATTCTTTTATATTGAACAAAATAATAAAAAAGTATTAGATATTGTATCGAATTTTAAAATTGAATTAGATGAATATAAAATTGCGTTTTATTCACAGTACGGTAACACAATTAAGTCTATTCAAGTGTCATCTGGTTTACCTGTAGGATGGACCCCTAATTCAATTAGTACTGTTGGTGGACGATTATATTATTATGATAATACGATTCAATTTGAAAATTGTACGTATGAAGCAGAAACAGAAACTGATTATATTGAATTAAAAGCAGGAACATATTATTTAAAATATAATGTTACTGGCGATATTAAAGCTTATATATTTGATTCTTCTAGTGATAAACTTGAAGAAAAAGAAAAAACTTTATTAAAAAACGGTAAAATTATATTAGATAAAGACTCAAAAATTTCTATTAAATTTAGAGGTAAAAATGGTACCATTTCTAATATATTCCTACAAGAATATGAAAACGGTAAATATATTCCGTCTAGCGGAGCCGGGTCTTATCAAGATGGTAGTTATCTTACATTCGATTTAGAAAATATTTCTAAAATAGAATTAACGATAAAAATAACAGAGTTACCTGTTTCTGATACATTAAAATATTATTATTTTAAATATGGTGATCGTGAATTTTTACCGGAAGATTTTCCGTTAAATAAATTTGTCGATGTTGTCTTTATTAAAGACGATATGATTATTAAATATGATAATAATGCAATTAATCTTGGTAAATATACTTCTAAAACATTAAATATGTTTTATAATGTAAACGGCATTATTTCAAAGCTATTAATTACCAGTATTAAAGGTAAGACAAATAATATTTTAAATATTAGTGAATTTGTTGCTCATGTTACTAATGAATTAGAAACTCCTATTCTGTGTGTAAATAAAGACAATGAACCACTCGATTTAAGTTCTTCATATCGAGAAATTATTATCGATAATACACAAATCGATATGTTTAATAAATATTGTATTATGAAATTAAGTAAGCAACTTAATGTATACGATTTAGAAAACATAGAAGTTATTGGCATAAAAGATTCTTGTGAAATAAATCCTGACGCATCGACGTTTAAAAATTTTATAATTTCTGACACTGGTTTTACTTATATCGATTTTAATTATAAAAATAATATCGATATAAAAAATAATTCTTTAGTTATTCCTGAATCTATTAGAAGTCAATATAAATATATTGCTATTAAATATTCTACGGCCGATAATTTCTTTTATCGATTTACTAATTGGTCAAGAGAATATTTTGATAATTCCAATTTAAATTTACAATTAGCACATAGTATTTTAGATACGTTTAATAATATTGTTTTATACGGAACTAACGATCAACCTAATGAAAATACATTCTTCAGAGTTCGTGACGGTAAAGAAATTACCGATATTAAAATGGCAGTATCTAATTATGATGTATTAGATAATTCTGTATACGAAGTCGATTATACAAAAAATAGAATTATTTTAAATAGTTTAAAATATAAATATTATATTATAGAATATTTAAAATCTGATAGCTATTGTATTAACGATTTAAAATTTAATAAATTATTAAATAAAGATGTTTCTAATTTATATGAAGTTAAAGTATCTTCTAATCAAGAAAATATTAAAATTTTATATGATCAAAATAATGAAACTAAATCCATAAATAAATATCAAATTACAGATATATCAATTAATCCAGATCATTATATTGTATTGAGGTAGCATATGAAAATTTATCCTAACAATAAAAAAGTTTATGATAAAATTTTATTAGATGAAAATGATATTCCTTTATCTTATTTGTCTAATGTTTTTTCATATGCTGATACAATTATAAAATTCGATGAAGAATTATTAAAATTAAATAAAAAAAATAGTATTAATTTATTTCAAAAAGTAAATAAAACATATTTATTTTTTAAAGATAATTATACTGTTGCTAAAGAGAATCAAGATTATACAATCGATAAAGACGGTAAAATTAATTTATTAAATACATCAAAAAAGGCATCGTATCGTCCTACAATATTTGGCTATAAATATGTTCTCCAAAGAGAAATTCCTTTTTCTTCTTCTCGAATGTATAATATTAATATTGATTTTACAGGAATGGAAAAAGTTAAAGAATTATTAAAAACTGTATCCATTCCTAATAATATTAAATTAAATGATTATCATGGCAATAGTCCCGATATTAAATTTTTTGATGGCGAAACTAAATATTTTACTGCCATGAAAAATGGCGGTTATAATGATAACTGTAATATTTATTTGATTAAATCTAATTTAAGCAATAAGATTATTTATAATAAACAAAAAATATTCGATGTAGCTAAGCCAAATATTTTTACACAAACAGAGTTTGTTATCGAGCCATCTTGGGATATTTTTAATCACGAATCTGAAATGGATTTATTTCCGAAAGTTACATATGATTATATTAAACTTACGGTAAATCATTCTCCAATTTTAATTATGAGAGATCGACTTAATTATAAATTAGTCGTACTGTGCGGTAAAGAAATTTTTACTGAACCTCGATTAATTAAATTTTTAATTGAAAATATAGTATATGCGTATTCTATTGGGTATTATAAAGTTCCGGAAAAAGCTGATGCTTATCTTAATACATTTATTTCTTGTAATAATATAGATTATTATTATAGTTTAAATAATAAAATGAATGCGCATCATCCTAAAATTAATTTTAAAGATGCGGTAAATAAATCATCTTTTAATTCTTATGAACCTTATAAACTTATCGATGTATTTACTACTAATACTAATGTTTATTATGATTATGTAGACTCTTCTAATAATGTTTATTTTAAGAAATTAAATAATGATGAGCTTCAAAAAGATAATAACGAATCTTTAATATATACAGTCGATCAAGAATTAAAATTTATTAACAATGTTGATTATAGTTTATTCGAAATAGAACAATCACCGACGATATCTTATAATTATAAAGACGGTCAATTGGTTCTTACTATAAGCCCTTATTATAGTTCTAAAAATTATATAGCTTGCGATAAAGAATCTAAAATAGCAATCAATGATATTAATAAAAATTATTCCTTGTATTTAACTAAAACTACTGTATTTAAGGATCAAAAATTTTATATTTTAGAAAAAGATAGTCCATCTAGCGATATAAAAATTGCCGATATTATTATTAAATTAGAAAACAATATAACGCCGACAGATGTTAGAATAAAAGGCGGCGGATCTATTAAATTTGATAATTACGACTATATAGATACTGGTAATATAGCAGGTAGACCATATAGAGTTGGTACTTCGATGGTAATTACATTGCCGAAGAAATATGAACCATATCGAGACCAACTTCAAGAACAAATTAATAAACATATTTCATCTTCAGAAGCGGCAGTATTAATATTTAAGGATTAGAACATGGCAAACAATTTTCTACAAAAAATTGACTTCACAAAAGGCGTGAAGGCAAAACCGATCAATGAAAATTTTGATTTAATTCAAAATTGGATTGATACAGAACGATTACATTCGTCTGGCTGGGGCATTGTTTCTGGCTTTGAATTTAAACGCCGCGGAGATGAATTTATTATCAATATTTCATCTGGCGAATTAGTTAATCGAGCCGGACATAAAATTATCTTAGATTCTTCTTTTGTGAACGTTGGCGCTCCTCAAGCTATTCAACATTTTGAAAAATTTGTTTTAAATAAAAATGGTGAAATTAATTTAAGATTTCCAGTGTATGTACCATCACAATTAAAACAAATTAATTATATCGCTGGTGTTCAAGGTGAATTACCTGATATTAAAGAATTTCGTGTTTATGATTTAGAAACTCAAGAAATTATTCCGGTAGCTTCTATTAATAAACAAACAATACATATTATCGATCCAGAAGTGAATAATGGAAAGGCTGTTGGCGTCTTATATTATTATGCGTCTTCTCATATCGATACGATTACATATAATGAAAAAACTCCGGAATTATATCCTAAATATACTTACGGTATTTTTTCATCTTCTCCAAGTTTACCAGATACAAAAACTTTTGAAGATCAAGGCGATATTATTCTTGGCTGGGCATATTGGACAGTAAACGAAGAAGGCATTTCTGTTAAATTTTATTATGATAATAGAAATGTTCGCCCTATTTATGTTGATAAAAACGGCAATATTTATTTATACGGTAAATTATATTCTAAAACGCAACGTCGTTTTATTTATTTCGTACAGCCAGAAATTCCAGAACCTAATGATTTATGGTATGATAGCGATTCAAATATTCTTTATATTTGGCGACAATTTAATGGTGAAGATTTCCAATGGGTTCCTGTAAATGAACACAGCACGATGGATCTTCATGAAACTAAATTATTCGTACCAGATGAAAATTTAACTGATGAACAAAATGAAAAACAAATTTTTATTTTTGATGAAAGTGATACTAATCTTTTCTTTATTCCTCGTTCTAATTCGTTAGACGTATATATCGATCAAGGATATATTATGAAAGACCAATATGTTGAAATGGTCATGCTTAAAGAACAAGATAGTAATGGCAGACATTTAATTGTGCCGGATTCAGCAAAATATAAAATGAGCGATATCATTAAAGGCGTTGGTTTTAAATTAAATTATGCTTTAAACGAACCGACTGTCGTTCAAGTTAATGTTCGTCATACAATTAAAAAAGGTAAAGAATCTGGCGTATTTCAACGCGCAGCTATTTTCGTAGAAGAAAAACGTATTATATACAATGAAGATTCTTTCCCTAATAATACTCGAACTATTAAGTTGCCTACATCTTATGAATATGGAAAACAACAATTAGAAGTTTATTTAAACGGTATTAAATTGCACAATGGATCTTCTGACGAAATTGATTTTAGCGAAGTATTGCCAGTACCGACTGCAGATAATCCAAACCCGACATTAACTAATAAATTTATTATTAATAATAATATTAAATTAAAATATGGTGATCGCATCATTTATCGTATTTCTCATTATGTTTGGTCTTATGAACAGTTAGAATCTATCGTTACTAATGCTCAAGAAGGTATTAAAGAAACTAAAAATCTTATTACTGCTGTCGATAAAAAATATAAAACTATTACTGATGTAATGGAACCAGCAATTCAAAAGATTCAAAATAGTGTTCGTGATCTTAAAGAATCTACATTAAATACTGATAACTTTATTAAGCGTAGCGAAAAGATTACTAAGTCTATGTTAGCCGATGAAGTTAAAAATGGATTGTTTAAAACAATGCAGGAATATGAAATTACGGTAAGCCCTGCTAATACTATTTATCCACTTCAACATGTGTTAAATCAAAATCAAATTTCTTTTGTTCTTTTAGATCCATATGTAGACAGTAATAGTAAAATTGATAATGCAAATATTAAAACCATTCTTAATTATGGTACTGATTATGTATATGTAGATAATAATAAAATTAAATTGTCTGCTGGTTTAATTAGAAATACAAGAAAACTACGTTTTATGGTTATTTCGTTTGGAGCATAGGAAATGGCAAATAAATTAACATGGATGGTATTAGACCAGAAAGAATTTAATATTTATACGATATATAAAGCCGGGGTTATTACTTCGGCTAGTCGTTTTGTTATTCCTGTGCGATTATATAATAATTATATGGGAATAGATAGACAACCCGATCTTAAAAATTTCGGTATTAATTTATATTTTACTGATATTGAAGATTCTACTTTACTTGATAATATTAAATTATTAAATACTCAAGCTGTAGAATTGCCGACAGTTAGATTAAATGATGTATTAACTGTAAATTTAAGTAACGAAGTTGTATTAAGTGGAGCTCCAAATAAAGGAGATTCGGAAAATAATTATTATGATTTCAATATCGTAATCGAACTTCCAAAAGATGTTCGTTATAAAATTAACGATTTAAAAGAATTAACTTGTGACGTAGTTTATTATTAGGAGCGGTTGACGTATGAAACCTACTTGGGGTATTCGAAAGCTAAATGAATACAGTATCGATAAAGATACTGCTATTATAATCACCGACATAGAAAAAGATAATTATTATTGGTCAGATATTCCTGACGGATCTTTGTTGGTTAATACTAAAACCGGTAGTCTTAGTATTAAATTAATTGGTGAATCTGATTGGGTTCCAATGGGAATTCGAAAAGATGGTACAGATAAGTTAGTTAAAGATGCAGTTATTAATGTAGAATATTATGTTATAACTAAAATTGAAAAAGAGAAAAATCAATTTAATTATGTTGATTCTTATGGTATTACTAGAACAGGTAAATTAACTAATGGTAAAGTCCAATTTAAAGTTGGTTCTGGCTTATATTTACCAGGCACAAATCAATTAGAAATTTTAATTAACGATGTGATTAGATGTAGCGCTTCTGATAATAGTCTCCAAGAATTGAATATGAAATATTTTCAAATTGATGAAGATAATATTCGTGTCGATTCTTCTGTAACTGTTCGTTATATTAATTATGAGCGTTTAAGTGAATTATATCCTTTAATTTATACACAAGATGAAGCGCCTTGGTTTTTTGAAGATAAAGATATTTGGATTAACACTAAAGAATTTAATAAAGATGAATTAAATGTTACTCCTTTAAGTTATAGTTTAAATTATTTAGATAATGATACTACTAAAGTAGAATTAATTGTGTTCACAACAAAAGGGGCACGATTAATTGCTGCGCATCGCGATACTGAATATTATAATAGTTATACAACTCGAAATATTACTAAATTTAAAATTCCTCGTAATGGCGATGATTATTATTTAAATTTATTTTCTACATTCGATTCTTATGAAACTGCTTATAGTAAAATTTTAATTAATGGCACTAAAAGTAAAGCAGATAAAGTAACAATCGATGGTGAAGTTACTTATTTAAATAATTTAATGTCTCGTGCCAATGTTACGACTCAAATTGGTAACTTCGTATCTTTTTTCCGTGACGGTAAAAAAGTTTATTCTTCTCAAAATTTAGATTCCAAAGTATCTTGGAATTTTCCTCGTGAAGCAGAAAAATATGATATAGTTGCAGTAGTCGAAAATATTCAGACTGGTATTCGCAAAGAAAAAACGTTATCGATTAAGGCACAAACAGTAGAAAATTATGCCGATATTAATCATGTAATTAGTAATGACGGAATTACTATTACTGTTAGAACATTAACAGGTTCTGTTATCACAGTAAGCGATTTAACTGCTAACCCAGCAACAATTATTAAAACTCAAAATGTTGATAGTAGCGGCAATTTAATATTAACAATTCCGTTAGCTCAAACAGCTAAACATTATAGAGTAACATCTCATAATGAAAAAACTGAAAAAGATATTCTTTACGATTTTAATGCTAATTTACATACTGCAACTATTCCGTTAGCTGCAGATCAACGACAACATATTAATACTAATAATAATGAATATGGCGTTGATATTACATATAGAACAGAACCAGGTTCTACTATTTTAATTAAAAATTCTAGTAACCAAGTATTAACTAGAATTGAAAATACTGAAACTGGCTCTTACTATATTCCATATGATTATCAATTTGATAGAACGTTTACTGTTGAATCTATTAAAGAAGATAAAGTTCCTGAATCTAAAGTAGTATTTGTTTCTAGATATGAGAAAGTTAATGCGCCGATTTCGCTTACTGTAAGCGATGTTGTTTTAGAAAATAGAACGTGGATGCCTAAAATAGCTGGCGTACAAGGATCGACTATTAAAGTAGAAGTAACGACTCCTGATACAACATATGTTCAAAATACACAAGGCGGATTTGCTACATCTATAATTTCCAATGGACATCAGAATATCAATGACCTTTCTTATGAACGTTTTGAATATACATATAAATTCAAACAAATAAATGATGATATCAGTATTAAATTTATATGTGAACATCCTCTATATAAAACACAAGAAGTATTACGAGAACTTATAGGATTAAATTTAAGAGAATGGAATATTATTCTTAAAGATAGTTATGTAATTAATCCGTATGGCGATATATTTGATTCTCAAGCATATAGAGTATTTGCTATTAATTTCCAACGCATGACTCCAGATGCAGAAGTGGATAATACGTGGCCTGTTCCAAATAGTCTTACTGTCGGAACTACAACTATGCCTGTTATGACAGATCATTCTGTGCCTAATGAAAAAGCTCTTATTGACGGAATGGAATCTTATAAGTTCTTCTATAATTTAACAAGTTTAAGAGGACTCGATACACTTCCTAATATTAGCCCAAGAATTCTCGATTATACATCTAACGTATATGTTAATAAACGAGAATATCATGAAAATGCTTATGCAAGCGATAGAGAAAATAAACGTATTTTCTATTTTGCTATTCCTGTTTCATTTGAAGATTTATTAGTAGATAAAGAATATCAGTTTAAAATTAATAATCGTTTAACTAATAAAATTACTGTAGCGCCGACAATTGCTCATTATAAAAACTTTGATAATATTTTAATTGATGATACGACTTTTGATGTTAATAAATTTACCGAAACATATAATAAGATTAGCGGTAAAGTTTTCGTTGCTGCTAATTCTAAACCTAACACATATAAAAAGTTTATTCCTTCGATAAAATATATTCATCCTCAATTAATAAACTATATTAATATCGAATATTATTTAGATACACAAAATAATGATTATAATTTAACTATGAATACTAATTTAAATAAATTTATAGCTAAATTAAAATCTAAAAAAGTTTTAAGCTTAGATGCTGTTAAAGATTTTACGGGTAATACTTATGGTACAGGAAAACAAGTAAACTGGAAATGCCTAGGAAATATTTCTTTAACGAAACCAATTTCTCTACGAATTGATCATAAAATTTTGTTATGGCCATCTACATTTTCTTATAAAAATTATAATTTCCAATCTCAAGCACCGACTAAAATGATAGTAAGCGGTTCTATCGGAAACAATGAACACAAACAAGAAATTTGGATGACATTCTCTAAAAATGATTTAGACTTTAGAAAATGTGTAATGCCTATACATAGAATTATCGATTTTGAGAATCAAGAAGATTTATATGTAAATACTGGATTTACAAGAGAAAATAGTAATCAAATAAAAGAAAATTCTTCTAGCAATCTACGCTTAATTTCTTACGATAATGAATATATTCCGAGTCAATTTAATAATGATTTTAGGTTCCAAAGTTCAACTAATATTTATTACTTTCCAGAATTAAAAGAAGTCGATGAGTTCGGTTTAACTTTTAGTAAAGCGATTTTATTCTTAGATTATAGTAAAATTAATAAATTTCATCATTTTGCATTCGGTCATATTATGTCTCCAAACTTCAATACTACTTGTGTTGGCGTTGGTAGGAATATATTCTATTATGGTGATACGCAAGTTGTTCCGTCTAGCCCAACGAGAAAATACTATGAAGAAACTACTGGAGTATATAATCCTAGATTTTCCGATATGCTTAATATGAATATTAGATGTCCTTTCCCGATGGGGAATGATCGAGAAGGATATGTTATTAATGTTATATCTAAGGATAATAAAGACGTAGCCGTTTCTGCATTTACCTTTAATCAATGTAATGCAACTAACATTAATTGGTATTGTAAATCTATTACATTCTGTACTGATAATAATGAACCAATTCGTATGGATACAATGGATCCATATACGAGAAATTATGATAAAATCAATCGTCAATATTATGCTATGTTTGGTATTTATGGTATTCCTCAAAATCCGAACTTATATGGCGCTCAATTAAATAATTTCTACGGATTGTTCTTAGTAAAAGAATTGGATTTACGTGTCGTAACTAATCTATATATTGAACAACGAGAATTTAATGGTTGCGCTAATGTCGTTAAGATTATTTTACCTTCGACTTATTTAATTAAAGATGCTGATCCTCAATATCAATATAGCAGTTCATACGGTCCGTTTTATGAATGTAAAAAACTAGTAACGGTAGAAAATTTAGATAATTATATTTGTACTCAAAATTTCATAAAACAATATTCGTTTGCTTTTGCAGAAAATTTTAATACAGAAGTAAATTTAAATTATACTAAAAAAATAGGTGCCGATATATTCTATTTATCTGGAGCTTCTACACTAGTATATCGGAAACTTAATGTTAATCGAGATCATTTAGGAAATATTATTAATCTTGACGGTTATTTAGAAAATAAAGAAAAGAATATAGATCCTGGTTATCTCACTCTCGGATATAGTGCTTTTGCTGAAAGTAGAAGATTAAATCAAGCATCTTTTGATTTGATTAAAGACAGAATCGAAATATTTACAGAAGGTTTATTTTATGGATGTAATGCAGTTAAAGAATGCGTTATTAAGAATAATAAAATCTTAGGATTTGTAAGACCATTTGACACTCCGTTAAACAAAATAGTTATAGATAGTTCTTCTATTAAAATTATACAATTGCGAGATAGCATGTTTAACGACGAAGAATTATTTAAAGATCGAAATAATTATAAAATTAATGCTCCGAATCTCGAAGCTTTTAATGTTCAATCTAAAGGTGGATATAGCACATTCTATACTATTAATACTCCTAAAGTTAAAGTCGGCTCAGTACAACCTAAAGCAGCAGAAATTTTGCCGATAACTTCTACTACCTTAGAAAGGTATAAAACTGAAATGGGCAACTTCTTAATTAATTCTAGTTATGAGGAAATAACAAATAAAGCTAAAGAAATTAAAGACTATGGCCCTGGTAATAAAAATAGCCGATATGTTTATTTCTTCGATAAAGATGATCCAGCATTACAACAAGAAAATTTAACATTATATCATGGTGATTGTTATTATTTATTCCCTAAAGATATTAATTTAAGTAAAATTAAGGTAAAAAAATTACATATTTATGGGTATAATGGATATTATTATTATGAAATGCCAACAATAACTAATTCTGGCAGAAATGTTTCTTTCTACGGTTTTTATTTTGATACTTACGAAAGTGTCAATAATAAAAAATATATAGAAGCATTAAGATGGCCGGCATTACAGGAAATTATTTTCCATACGAAAAGCTCACCGAGAGAATTGACAGTATTAGGAGTTAAAATAAAATATGTCCAAGATCAATAAATATTTTAATGATACAATAACATTACCTGTTATTCACCATGATTATAAAACATATGATTGGAATTCTGCTAAATATGGTACTATAGTAGTTGATCCTAAAAATAATAATATCGGTATTAAATTAAAGTATAATGTGGATAATAGGGATCCAAAAGATCCCTATTCCCAATATGGGCCGTCATGGATCGCATTAAAGCTTCCGTATAATGAAACTATTATTGTAGAAGAATCTTCTCGATTTATAACAGAACAAATCATATATAATAGCTATGATGAAGCTGAAGGTATTTTATATTATACTATCAATGGTAATCCTAAAGAATCAAAATTAACTCGTCAAGATAATTTCATTTTTGAACTTGATAAAGGTTCTTATACTGTAGGCGTTAATCAAATTAAAGTATTAATTAACAACACTATCGAATGTACTTCTTCTGCTAATACATTAAAAGAATTAGATGAAACACATTTTATTTTAAATCCAGTAATGTTAGAACCTGGATGCGAAATTGATGTATATTATATTGAACGATATAATATAGGTAATCCTATTCCTCGTATTTATAATCAAGAAACTGAACCTATTAATCCAGAACCTGGTGATATGTGGATTAATAGTAAAAAAAGTGAAGTAGTTAAACAACGTTTACCAATGACATTATATATTCGATATGATTATAACAATATGCAATTATTGTTATTAATTAAATCGATTGAAAATAGTACATTTAAAGTATTAAAAAACGGACAAGAAATTGTTAGTCAACAGTCTAATCATTCTTGGGTAACATTAAAAATTCCGATTGCGTATAATGAAAATTATACGTTACGAGTTCAGGGACATAATAATGATTATATTCCGAACGAAATTAGTCGATTAATTACGACGACATCTAAAGTTTCAGTAGCATTAAGAAATACGACATTATCACGAGATAATGTTTCTTTAAATTTACAAGGTGAAACTGGCGTCGAATTTGTTATAAATAGTACAGCAGACATTGGTAACGTTAATTTTACGGAAACTAACGGTAATTATATAGCTGTATTTCCTCGAAAGGCTCGTTCTTACTATATTAATATTATAGCAATTAAAAAAGATAAAATATCTTTTCATATCGATAAAATATTAATTCAAGGTAAAGAGCCAACAGATATTCCTATCTCTATTATTCAAAAAGATTATCAATTTATCGATAAATCTAATCAATATATTAGTATCGTAGTTGAAACTGCTTATTTTAAAGAAGCTAAAATGATTACGAATGCCAATACTGACGTTATTATTACTAATAAAGAAGTTACAAGAAGAGTGGATAACGAAACCACTTATTATCAATATAAATATACTATTCCATTAAAAGATACCGTTCAATATATTTCTTTTATGGCAACTGATGATAATAACAATGCAACTTCTTCTGTCGTAACTGCAATTATTCAACAAAAACGTACTAAATTAATAAATGCTTCTGTTACATTTGTTGATGAACCTTGTCAAATTATCGATAATATAACTTATCAAAAAATTAATGTTAATATTGATAGAGATGTTTTAAATCCTATTATTACTATTAACGTTAATAATCCTCGAGGAAACGAATCTAAATTAGTAATGCAAAATAATAATACATTTACTTATTTAGTTCCTGTTATTAGTTGGAATCAAAATGTTCCGTCAGTAAATCCAGATATTCCTAATAATATAACATTTGATTTTGATGTAAAAATTGAAGCTTATGGTTACATCGATAAGAAAATAGTATTAGCATAATGAAAGGTGAAAAATGGCTATTAAAGGTAGTAAAAAAGTATCGTCAAGATTAATAAGTAATGGTCGAGCATCTTTCGTTTATGAAAATACTGATTATAAATTCGATATGATTCCATATGGATCATTACTTATAAATAATGAAACTGGAAATATTAAAATAAAATTAGAAGGTAAAAAGGATTGGGTGCCTATTGAAGAGGCACTCAATAAGCCTTCTAATATCATTCTTCAAGGCCAGCGAGCTATTCAAGAAGTTTTTCTTGTATTAAATATAGATAAAGATAACGATACAATTACATATGTTAATCATCGCGGCGAAAGACGACATAAATTCTTATATGATGATAATAATATAACATATGCTGTGTTTGAATTAGATAAAGCTTCTTATGAACTTAATAAAAATTTAATTAGTGCTTCTATAAATAATGTAATTGAATGCAATAAACAAAATAAAAAGTTACAAGAATTAGATGGACGAAGAATTGGTATTGATTTAGATATATTAAGTTTGGGTTGTTGGGTTACAATTACTTATTATGATATAAATAAAATAAATACATCTGGATATAATATCTTCTTAACTAAAGATATTAATAATAAGAATATGGTGAATAACTCTATGGCTATTGTATTTGATGACAATAGTTCTAGAAATGCGCCAGCTTATTTAGAAAATACAATTAAATTAGTATATACAGATGTATTAAAAACATATCACTTAATTGCTGAAGGTAATATTGAAGAGCGCAAATGGGATATTATTGAAGGTAAGGAATATTTATTAAAAGAAAAATTATCTGGTAATAATAGTTTACTAAAAAATAATAGAACATTAGAAATTCAAAATCGTAATAACTTTGCTAAAATTAGTGCAAGAATTGTCGATGCACATAATGTTTCTAAGGTATTTACTTTTGTAGTTCCGCCTTATGATGATTCATCTATCGCATTTAAGGGTAAAAAAATAACCGGCAAAGATAATACATTTGGTATCGATCATTCTAATTTTGATAATAATACACAATCTTATATTATAGATCAACAAACTGGTTATAGAATTCCTAAAGCAAATTATGATAATCTTACTAAATCTGTATTTAAAGTAACTAATATATTCGACAAAGAACAAAATAAAAATGTCGATATAAATAAAACAGTATTACGAAAAGAATATAATGTAAAAAATCCTAATGATTTTGAAATCATTTTTCCTTCAAAATATAATGTATTCGGATACTTTATTAAAAACAATGAAATCATTGGATCTCTTAATATTTCAGTGTAATATAATTTCTGATAATACATTAATTTAAAAATACTAGGAGATTTTAATGGCTAAAAAAATAGAAGAATTTATGCTATCTGATGATCTTAAAAATAAGATTAATCAGATTAGTAATTTATCACAAATTCATATGGATCAATTAGATTCTTCTTTAAAGACATTATTAAAAAATATTGGTGATGCATCTAGAGGAGTCGTTTCTTATGACGACTCCGAATTGCGTAACCGTGTAATTTCTTTAGAAAAGAATTCTGCTGTTAAGAGTCAAGCTTTTAATAAGTCTTCTGATAAACTTACTAAAGCAATGCTCGATACAGAAATGCAGTCGATTATCGACGATATGCAAGATTTCTCTGATGCTTTATCCACTAAACTTAATAAAGTAGATGCAGATAATAAATATAGAGCAAAAGATGAAAAATTACAATTAACTGACTTTAGCGAAGAATATCAACAAAATTTAAAAAATATTATTAATAAAGTTAATGCATTAAATACTGCATTTGGTGGTTTAACTTTTGTCGGTAACGATATTGAAAATTTAAAACGAATTATTTCTGATTTGCCGAATACTGCTATTACTAAAGATTTTGGTGATGCTCGTTATAGATTAAATACAGATAAATTAAATACTTCTGATTTTAACGATACACTTCGTCCAGCATTCCAGGCATTAGAATTAAATTATAATAAATTAAATAATTTAGTTTCTGCTAATGATTTAAATCGTTATCGTCGTAGTGATGACACTATTAGTATGTCTGATTTGGATAATAGTATTAAAGCAAAATTAAATACGATCGATCAGTTAAATAATAATATTAATGATCGTATTGCAACATTAGTTACTCAAAATATATCGGTAGGTTTTGCTAATACTCTAGGCGCATCTTATGCTGGTACATATAATATCTTAAATAATTCTGATTTTCAAACGTATATTCAAAGTTTGTTAACAGGCACATCTACTAATAATCGAGCAACATATTCTCAGATTTTATTTGCTTTATATAATGCAGTTAAATTACTTAATTCTAAAACTCAATCTGCAGAAGCTCAATTAAGTAATGTAAACTCTCAATTTACCACATATTCTCAATCTGCTAATTATGCTAATGAATTAAGTAGAAACAGAGTTAATGAAAAAGTTAATACATTATATTATCTTTCTGGACTACCTGTACAAAATTTAGTATCGACTGATTTTGTACAATTAAGTAATTCTGGTTCTAATACTATTCTACAAGCAAATGCTATTTCTAATACATATTCTGAAACAGCTGCTCGTGCTAAAACAGAATATATTAGCATTGCAACAAATGCAATTCATGATTCCGATTCTATCGTAAATTTAGAATTTCCTGGGGTTACAACAATTAGCGCTACTGCATTTAAAAATTGCCCGAATTTAACAACTGTTTCATTGCCTGCAATAAAAACTATCGCCGATAAGTCTTTTGTTGGTTGCGATAATATTATGTTGATTATTCTTCCTGAAGCATATACATTGACAGGTAAAGAAGGATTACCAGCTATGTGTCGAATTGTTCGTGTAGTCGGACAACCAGTAGCGTAGGAGGTCCTTTATGAACATTAATGTTTATGTAGATAATATTAAAAAATGGGTTCAAATTTCTTCGGATGAAGTACTCGATAGAAACAAGAATCTTTCTGATTTAAAAGATAAAAATGCTGCTATTATTAATTTAGGTTTATACGATAAATTTATTTCTAAAGAAGCACTTGAATCTGGATTTTTACCCGATATTTTTACTCCGGAAAATATCGTTACAGATTCTAATCATCAATTTGTAACTGATGCCGAAAAGAATAAATGGAATAATAAACTCAATAAGCCGATTGCAAATCAAGATCATTTAGAAGAAAATCAAATTGGTTATGATGAACTAAATGAAAAATTCTATATCGGTTTAAATAATAAAAATGTATTAATTGGCGGCGCTTCTGCCCTCGACAATATAAAAGTTGTTAATGGATTCTTTTCTGGGAATTCCCAAGCTACTGTTATTCGTAATACAAAACAAAATCAAAATGGTGAATTTGTAAGACCTATATTTGTCGATGTTCAATGTACAGAATATACTGGCGGTGATTTAGGTGAAATTTCTGTAACATACACAGCTGAAGCAATTAATGTATATAATACAGGATCTTTTACCGGTTCATTCCAATGTATGATTGTATATCCGTTAGGAAGTGCTAATCGATGAAATGGGTTATAAAAACAAAAGATAAAATAAAGGAAGTCGCATTGTCTTCCTTTGTTTCTATCTTTTATAATTTAAGTGATTTGTTAGATAAAAATGAAGCAATTAAAAATTTAGGATTATTAAATAAGTTTATAAGTATTGAAGAACTTAAAAAAACTAAATTATTTGCTAATACAATTAAATCTAATAATAATCATCGTTGGACTTCTGAAGAAGATAAAGATAAATATAATAATAAGTTAGATAAAGCTGTAATTACAGAACAACATTTAGGCGACAGCGATGATAGACCTCTTTATTACCATAGTGGAGAAAGTCGTTTTTATTTAAAACACAATAATAAATATAGATTATTTGGTGGAAACACTATTATCTATAAAATAGGTATCGGTACATTCGCTGGCAATTCTAACGAAGTAAGAATTCCACATGGAGTTCATAATCAGAGAAACATTGGTGTAGCGCCAGAATATGTTTCGATTAAGCCTTTATATAAAAATAATGGTAGAGTCGGTGAAGTCTGGGTTAAAAAAGATGCTAACTTTATTTATGTTGGCAATACTGGATCCGCTAATATACAATTTCAATATATAATTTTTGCTCCAAAAAATTTGGGTTAGGATAGTTTATGAAGAAAAATCGAACATTTAAACAAGGTCGTGGATCTGAACAACTTTTAAATCAAGAGATGTACGATATCTTTACAGCTGTCAAAGATATTAATCCAGATATCACGGAACAAGAAAAAATTGTCGGTTCTAAAGCTGTGCCTGATAATACTATTCATGGTGCATTATGGCGTAAAGATAGAACTAACGAATTAAAATATTATGATGGAGTAAAAAAAGAATGGGTTAACGTTTTCGATAACAAGTTCCAATTAATTACTCATCTCACAGAAGAGACAACTCCAGTAAATCCAATTAAAGGTCAGTTATGGATTTATAATGGCATCATGATGTATTTCGATGGTCGTGAATGGAAACCTATTAAATCTATTCCGGCTAATGATGCTCAATTTAATGAAGCTGCTTTTGCTGATTTTGCATTAGTAAGCCCATTATTATCTGTCGGTAATGTCACTGTTCCTAGTATCGAAACTAAAGATAGTGAAAAATACAATAAAAAATTAAAAGCCGATTTCGAGAATGACGATGCCGTTAAAAGTTCTGATACATATAATGTAAATTGGGAAGATCCTTTTACTGCGCCTCAAAAGAATTTTTCTATCGATCCTAATCATAGAACACAATATGTGATTCCTAGCGTTGTGAACGATAGAATCTTTATTGAAAATAGTTTAGTTAACGATTATGAAAAAGTTAATTCTGTTTGTTTTCAATATCCGACAATTAAAGCGCAAGGTAAAAATTTTAGTGCATTACATATTAATGCACAAAAATTATCGAATATTACTAAGCGTTTATTTAAAATAAATAAAGACGATAGCAATACTAATGCTATCATTAATATCGATCCTAATAATACAGAATTTTATGGATTTAGAGCTGGTGAAAATAAGGGCGATCATTTATATCCTTATTATGAAAAAGTCGATACCGGGATTACAAATAGTACTGCTAGATCCGTTAGTAGCACTAGTGGAATTCCTCAAATCGATGATATTAACGCTCAATTAAATCCTGATATTAATTATAAAAAACCAGATAAAATTACTGTCGACAATAAAACTGTAAGAAAAGATAGAAGTATTAAAGATGATCCAGATAATCGTTTTGGCGATTATGTAATTTTACATAAAAAGATTTCTTTAAACTATAGAACAGTTCAAAATTATGATTATATTTTAGCTGTAACTTATGATTTTAACTGGATTAATTATACTGGTTCTCTTAAAAAATTAAATAATGGTAATTTATTTGAAGGTTTTCATGTTCCTAGCTTACCTGAATCTATTAACTTATTCTTTGATGGCTTAATGCTCGAAGAAAAATTTTATGATGTCGATTTAAAAAATCAGCTCGTGAAATTAGAAGATAAAATTTATAAAGAAGACGAAGTTCATGTGTTTAAAAACTTCGTAAAAGATTCTGGTTATATTGTCGAAACTAATTTAGATAATATGGGGATTATTTCTTTGCATAAGAAATTTAAATCTCCGTTAGTATTCGTCGCTGGTGAATTAATTCATCCTGTATTTGGTGGTTTAATTTTTAGAGACGATAAAATTTTTGTACCTCGTGCAAAAGTTAATATGCCATGGACTGTTATCGAAACATTTATTCCTGGTGAAGAAAATGCATATGCTGCTGGTACAGTCGGTTTCGATAGTAATATTATTGGTGGCACAAATCGTACATTAAATAAAGTCGACGATAATTTAGATGCTACAGCTGTTTATAACAGAGGCGATCAATCTTTAATTATTCAACAAGGTCAAATTAATCATAGCGGTAATAATTCTATTTATTATGATCCTGCCGTAATTAAAAATACCGACGAAATTATTTTATTCTTAGATGGTATGTTGATTAATCCTAAGAATATTATTTGGAATAAAGAATACCATTATTTAACCTTAAAAGACGGTTTATTTCCTGGTCAACAATATTTGTTGTTAAGAGATCCTGACGATCGATTATTTGATAATGCAACGACTATGGGTACTTACTATACTGGAGCATTAAGCGATAGTTTAGTATATCAAAACGGTAAACTTTTATGTAATCAGCAACCATTAATTTCTCCTGTATCTCCTGCTGAACGACAACCTAAAACAGCCGATGGTGAAGTTGTTTTATTTATGCCAGATGACGTTAGCAATTCTGCAACGGTTCAAATTTATGACGATTATAAAAAAGAATGGCGATTAGCTACTGATAAAGAGCTTAAAGAAGTTAAATCTATTTGTACTTCTTATGAGAATACAGTATCTTCTATTAAAATGAATGCTCCTGTGTTGCCAGAAGATTCTATCGATATCTTTGCTTATAAATTCGCTGGTGATAGCGAAAATGCTATTAAAATCGGAGATTTTATTCGTGATACTAGCGATACTACTAATCGTTCTTATCATATGGAATATGATAAATATTCTCCTCGTGTTAATTCATTAACTGTATTTAGAAATGGTGTTCGTCAAATTTTAGATATTGATTATATAGAAAATGAAGATGGACGTTCTATTAAGTTCATAAACGGACCAGATGAAATTAAAGCTGGCGAACGAATTCATTATACTATCGAACAAATTGAAACTGGCGCGTCTAAAGTTATGGACGTTATTACTTTAGATAATAAAAATGCAATCGGTACTAACGTTTATGAAATTCCTAAACAAACAGAATTATATTTGTATCCTGGTCGTTTAGTTGTATATAGAAATGGTGTTCGTTTACCAAAAGAAGATTGGACATTAATTGGTAATAAAACAATTCAAATTATTAATTCCGACCGTCCGTATATTGGTACAACATCTAATTATCCAAAAGAATCTTTCTTTAATAAAAATACTGATACGACATATGTAATTAACCATCATCAACCGGATAGAATTACGATTGAAATTCGTCAAGATTATAAACGTAAAGAACATACTTTTAAAATGCGTTATAATCGAATTCCTGAATTCCCAATTAACGATTATGATATTGATCCTCAAGTATTAGAGTCTAAAGATGAAGTATTATTCTATATCAATGGTTTATTTACTGGTTTAAGTCGTAATATAGTAAATGGATATATACTAAATAAATATAAGAGTTGTATTACATTTACAGACAGACAAGTTGCAACATTATTGGCTAATGATCCATTATATATTGATTTATTTGAAAATCCTGGTAAAATGGAAGCATGGAAAAAACGCACTGGTAAGTCTGAATACACTACTAGTATTAAGCATTATATAACATACGATTATCGTGTTTAGGAGATTCTAATGGCACAAGATTTTACTAAAGTTTCTATTAATCAAATAGATATGGATGCAGTTACCGAAGCAGTTATTGCTAAAGGTAATTTAGTTTATCGTGATGATCATAGCGATAAAAAAGCTGACGATGTGGATAAGGTTGGCGGAGTTGCTGCCAACCGAATTGCTAAAAGCATCGAAAATGATCGCGATACAGTTGATAATAGTTTAAAGCTTGGCGGTGTCCCAGCTTCTGACTATATGACTGTTACTAAAGGCAATAGTCTTACTAAAAGAACAGATAATATTAAATCTAAGTTCGGTAAAGATATCTTATCTCTTCGCGACGAATTATATCAGTTGCGCGGACAATTAGCTAAAAATGGCTATGTAAAAGATATTGGATATTACGATGGATTTTATGATTGCTTCCATGATTATTCACAAATTCATTTAAATAAAGAACTAGTTGATACTCAAGGCGTTGTACAAGGTGACAAGAATACATTAACATTCCCTGCTAGTACCGATATGGAACAATTTAGCCAATATGACTTTATTGCAGTTATTAATAGTGGTACTGGTTTACAATGTATTCGTCAAGTTGCTTCTGTCGATAATGCAAATCATAAGATTGTTTTAGATAGAAATATTGCTAATTCTGTTATCGTACAAAATGCAGAATATTATGTAATTAAAAAATCTTATGGTTCTATTTTTAATGGTGACTTCTTATTTGCTCGTCCGCTAGAAACAGTTATGGGTGATGAAGAATATGCGTCTGGTGAAACAGACGATACTCATCGTGAATATATTAAAATGATGAAACCTGGATTTGGTTATGCTACGACACTTAAATTTAGTGAAGGTAAGACAGGGTTCTTAAAAACTGTAGAACTTTGTTTAAAAGCTTATGGTAATCCTGGTCCTATCAACTGTTATTTAATTCAAGCAGACGATGTCGATCTATTTAAAAATGGTCAACATGCTGAAGCATTGTATGCTGCTTCTAAATTAGCAAATGATAATAAATTTAAATTCTTTGCTAAGACTCAACCTAAGGCAATTAGCCCAACAGTAGATCGTCAATACGTTAAATTTAGTTTTAAACAAGATGGTAAATATCCTGTTTTACCAGATAATTATTATCAAGATCCTACTCGTTATTGTCTAATCGTAGAATTTTTAGAAGTTAATACAGAAAATTATTATGAACTTGAATTAATTAATCATGAAAGTAATGATCTTCAATCTAATAATATTTTCTATGATTATGAACGTCAATCAGATACATCTGTTAAACATGCGTTAACTGAATCTGATGAAACTAAGAAAAAAGATTTATATTTCCAATTTGTTACTCAACAAAAATTAACAAATCAACCAAGTCCTGTAAATGAAGGTTTATATAGCGCACATATTTATAATCGTCGTTTACAACAAGCTTCTAAAGCTAGAGTAGAACTCCGTATTAAACGTGAAGGTATCTATGAAACAAATTTAGCTACGAGTCCTTCTGTTATTACAACAGAATCTATTAGCTTGAAAAGAAATCCAAAAAATGCTACAATAAACTCAGTGCATGAATTAAGTTTAAAATCAGAAATTAATAAGCCAATGGAATTACGTCGTGGCGATATCAGTGATATTTCTATGCCAGTCGATGTTGTTATCGGTGAAAACGTAGTTAAAATTAAAGGTTTTAATACAGAGTCTGTAACGACACAAACTCCAGTACTTGTTAATGACAACGATCCGGTTTATCGTGTCGGTTATGTAGTAGCATTAAAAGCTAGAGAATATAAGTTTAAAGATGGCGCTTTAACTAAAGGTCAATTTAAACGTTTTATTCTTCCGTTAACAGAAGTAGTTAAAGATGTTCATACATATATGGACGGTGTAAGCGATCGTTTAATTTTTGAAGCTCCATTATATGAAGCAAATCAACGAATTGTCGATTATAATGATTTCGAAGTTCAAGTATACTGGGAAAATCCAGAACTTAGCGATAGCTCAGTTACTAAACAAGAACAAATGGGCGCTTTAAAAGAAATTACAGTAAGCTTTGCTTCTGATTTTGAATAAAATATATTATACATGCCGGGAGCATAAAAGCTCTCGGCATATTTTGTATAAGGTATAAAAATGATAAAAGATAGCAAAGATTTTAACGAGCAATTAAATACTTTAAAACAAGGAATTAAAATTCCGCAATTAGATGTTTCTAAAGTTATGAACTCCGTGGAGTTTAATGAATATTTAAATAATATACAGGTTGCATTGAATGATCTTACACAATCAACAAGAATTCTTCAAGATTGCAATGAGTATATGGTTAAGTATGTCAATAACGTAGTGAATAAAAAATATAAAGAATTTCAGCAAAAATTAGAATATATCGAAAAAAATTATTCTTTATATCAAAATAAAAATTTTATATCGTATCTAGTAAAACTTAATTATGAAAAAGAAGTTCGAGACCGAGATAATACAATTATCGGAACAATTGATTATATTAATCAACAAAATGGATCAATCGATTTATTTAAAAATGTCTCGGCTGAAGAAGCATATTCAGTAGAAATCGATAAAGAAAAAGGATCTTGTATTATTGTTTTTAATAAAGATACAATAACTAAAAATAATAAAAAAGTTGCTACATTTATGATAAAATTAATGGAGCCATTAATTTTAAATTATGTATCTTGTGATTTAATTAACTGTAATGGTTCTTTTACTATAAATAATGCAATTCAAAAATATAATTTTAATACATATTTTAATCCAGTAGAAGTATCTGTTATTCTTATTACTTTAGAAACAAATGATTTTACGACAGAAACAAAAGAAATATTAAAGAAACAATACAAAGGTTTTATGGATAATGCTTATACAGGAACTAATCAGATTAATAAGGACACTGAAAAAGAAAAAGAACAGCAGATGGCTGAAATTTATTATAAAAATGATGTAACTAAATATATAGGAGAAAGCAATGGCGGAAGAAGTAAAAATTAGTCGTAAGTTAACCGTTAAAGATACGGGTATAACTTTAGACGAAAATAATAAAATAAGTACGACTTCTAATCCTATTCCTGCCAGAAACGCTAAACCTTCTAATTTAATTCAACAAGATGTTATTAGCTATAAGCTTGGTATTAATAATTTAAAATTTCAATATAATAATGCTAATAATGTTTCTGGTATTAATAGTGAAATTATTAATATTGTTCAATGTGATTATGTTACATTATTTTCTTCTTTAAACAACCAAAATAAATCGGATCTATTTTCTACTGAATTTTATATAGTGGATAATGGGAAAGAGAAGCCGATTTTACCATATAATCAAAATAATATTTTATATGAAAAATTATTCTATGGTTTACCTCTAAGATTTGAAGTTAGTAAAACAGATAAAATTACTGTTCAAGAAATTAGTTCTAGTGATATTACTGTATTTAATGTATATAATAATATTAAAGAGTTTAATAATGCTAGAAATCAAATAGACGAACAAATTAAAAACAACAATAAATTATTAGTTGTTAGCTATGTTCCTGAAAGCGGCAAAAGAATAAAAATAGATAATAGTTTAATTTACGTTAAAATAATCAAAAGAATTTACGTCGGTAATTTACCGGTACAAGTAAATAATATTATAGTTAATGCGCATGGAGGAAAACTTGAATGGAAAATTTAAAAAATACTATTGTTCGACATTCATATCTTCAAGCATTAGCCGACGAAAAAAAGTTCGATACCTATAAATTAAAATCGGAGCAATCTCCGAATACTCCTTTATTCACTCCTCATTATGTTAATAAAGAAGATGAAATTAAATATGATAATATTAATGAAAATATATTAGAGTCTTCTTTTGATATACTTAATTTGAATTTTAATATTACTGATGCGGCATATGAAATTGAATCGTTGATGGAAAATGTTAATAATAGAATAGAATCTATCGATGAAAAATTAAAAGCCGAAGAAGAACGTGTTCGTGATGTTAATATGATATGTGGAAATATTAACGATTTTAATACTATTATTCCGCTAAGTGCTAATAATTTTAAAATTAAGTCTTCATTATACCAATATAAAAATTGTTTAACAGCAAGTGTTGTTAGCGAAGAAAAAGTTGATATTAAATTAATTAATATTAGCGGTAATGGTTATGTAGGGAATGATTATGTTGTATCTAAAGAAAGCGATCAGTTATTCGAAAAAGATAAACTTAACACCGCGAACGAAAAATATATGTACGACAATATTAAAAATACTTATTGGGAGTATAGTCGTATTTTTAGTTATGACTCAACTAATAAGAGCGATATTATTAATATTGATGATGTGTCTTGTACTGTTCAATTAACTTTTGAAGCACAGAATGAATTAGGTATTAATGAATTAGTTTTTACTGATGATGTAAAATTATCGGTAACAAAAATTGAAATATCGAGCGATAATTTAAACTGGGTTTCTACGTTTGAAGGAAATATTTCTCCTAATAACATTGATCAATCATATTCTAATTTTAGTTATATATACGGTAGCGGAGCATTAATTTTTCCGACGACAAAATATATTAGAATTACTTTAGAAAGTAATTATGTAGAAAACAATAAAATTAAAATTAACGATATTGTTTTTAATAATACATATAGAAAAATTATAAGAATAAATGAAGTCGAAGCTCGACGTGTCATGTTTAATAGTGGCAGTGGTACTACAGAAAATATAATTACATCTGGACGAGCTATTTCTGCTGGAATATTTGTTAATGAATACATCCCGGATTTTATTAAAAATAATTTAACTGATGAAATTAAATATATTTTAATTGTTAATGGTAAAAATTACGAAATAATTCCTATTAATAGCAATAAAAAAGGAATTAAATTAATTAAATATTCTCAAACCCCAGTTAAAGAAAATTATGTAACATATATTAATGAACCGATTAATAGTTTGCAGGTGGCGTTAGTTATCCCGGCTGCACTGAAATATTCTCCTTATCTAGCTAATTTAAAATTATGTTTAGGAAAGCAGGTGTCTAATGTATAAAGATCAAATTTATAAATTAGAATATTATAAACAAAAATTAATAGATCAATCTCTTTCCTATGGTGAATATTTAAAGCCAGATTCTTTAAAAACATTATTAGAAGAATATGATTTTAATTTTGCTTTATTTAAACATAAATATATTAAAGAAGGCGCTAAATTTAATGTCGATGATTTTAATAATGAATTAAGTATCCTTTATAATGATTTATTTATATTATATCGTATTGTTTATGAACTTACTGTTACTGAGTTTAATAAAACAAAAGAAATGGTAAATATTAAATTAGATAATTTAAATCGAATTGCTAATCAATATTATAATCGTTGCAAGCTCGAAACTATTGCTATATTAGGCGATACATTAGTATATCAAGCAAATAATTTTGATATAACAAATAAAAATGGTAAATCATATGTTAAGTTGCCATCTTTTTCTACTTACGCTGGTGCTTCATTAGCTTTTCTTGCTAATCTTGATATGAATAATTCTAATACTATTTTAGAATTAAATCCTTCAGAAAATATTTCTAATTATGAAAATAATGAAAATTTATATGTAGTTCCTGGCAAGCCTACTATTAAAACACATTTTATTACATTAGATCCTCAAAATAAATATAAAGGATCATTTATGTTAGATTATAATCCCGATAATTCATATCGTGGACAATATTATTTATATGCCGGTAAAAATATGATTAAAGTTGCCGGTGAATATATAGATATCGGCAAATATAATCGTAATGAATATCCTGATGAATATGAAGTAGAATTATATGTATATAACGGAACATCAATCGATTTTAATTTTACATTAGAACCGATTAGTTCTAATATAAATAATAAACTTGTAACTATTAAAAACAGAATTCAACGTTTTGTATTTAAAATGCCGGCGTATAGTCATATTAGTTTTAATACTAATGGTATGATCTTTTGCGCAGTTGAAGAATGTTTAACTAAAAATAATCGATTATATTCTAAACGATCATATGATAATGTATATGAATATATGTTAGAGTCTGTAATATATGATACTGAAGTTAAATATGAAAATCCAGTTGTTGTAATTGATAATCCAACAGCTGAACATTTAAAAATTAATTCGTTAGCTGTTAAACAAAATAGGTATAATCAAAATGATCAATTACAATATTAGGTATAATGGTCCATGGGAATATGATAAATTTGTTTTAAATTATTATAATTTATGGAACGAAATTCTTATCAAAGAAAAAGAATTAGACGAAGTCGAGAAACAAAATAAATTTATCGATATAATTTATCATGATATTGTTCATAAGAACACGACAGCTGATATATATAGAAAGTTTACTTATTTAGTATAAGGCGGTATTCATGGAAGTTAAAAATACATCAAAGTATTTTGTAGATTTTATTAATAATATGCAAAATAATTATAATAATTTACAAAATAGTATTACAGAACGACATTCTTCTTATGATAAAAAAATTGAAATTATGAATGCCGTTTTAGAATATAATAATTATCTTAATAATCAACTAAATAAAAATTTCGACGCGTTAAAAGAATCTAATCGAATTAATGAATTGACATTCGATGGTGAAATTGCAAATCGTAAAAATATTTTTAATACAAATAAAATTTTATTTGTCGATACTAATAAAATTTTAGGCAATAAATCTAATTACGATATTTACGGAAATTGTATCCATCCTAAGGTTATCGGTAATTTAGAAAATTTATTTAATTTTAATTCGTCTGTCGGATATATTTTTAAAGATTCCGCATCAGTAGCAATCAACGACGAATTTCGTGATAAATATAAAGACGTTTTAAAACATGATACAATTACAAATAAGTTACCTACATTTGCACAATACGAAAAAAATATTTTAACGTTAACTATCGATTTCCCTAATAATCCATTAATTGGTGCAGCTAATTGTAATGCTATTGAACTATCTCCATTCTTAGCGGGAGCTGCTGTTTTAAAAACAATTACGATTATTACTAATGCTGGAACTCAATTATCTAATAATGCAATTATTATTAATTATGATCAACCTTTAGAAGATACTCGAATTTTATTCGATAATATTTATAGCATTAAAACGCTTACATTATCTTTTAAATTAACGTTCGCTAATAATCTTGGTTTATATCCTTTCGGTTTACGTCATTTATATTTATATAATGCAAATTTCGATACTAAAAATAGTAATATTGTAATTCGAAATGATTATCAAAATTTAATTAAATATATTGGCGACAGCGTAATTATATCTAATCAAACTAGCGATGGTGTTGGTGATCGATATAGCAAACATGAAACTACTTGCAGCGAAGCGGATATTAAATTATATAGTTATTATTCTAACGGTAATTTATTATATCCTATCGAAACTCATACCAATAATTTGATCAATCAATTAAGTAAAAATACAAAAACATTTTATGCCGATATTCCAGTTAAAAATGCAATGTATAGTATAGAATTTAATAAGGTCCGGACATAGTTGTCTGGGCCTTGTTTTTATGTTATAATATATTTTGAAAAGAAGATACTATTTTAATGGAGGTTTTTTAATGATTGATTCAGTTTGGTATGAAGAAAATATCTTAGGATATTCAACTGAAAAAAGTTATATCACACAATATACAATCGATTATTTATACGATAATAATTATAATGAAGGCGACATTATAAATATTTTATCTAAAATTAAAAAAGAATCGATTAAATATAAAGATTTACCGTCTAAATTATGGAACGGTTTAATCGAACGTGATACATATTATTTTCATCCTGAATTGCAAATTTTATCAAAACCACCGATGTTATCTATTAGTTCAGATATTATAATTAAACCAGTAAAGTTTTTTAAAGAAATTAAAATTTCTTATACTAAACAAGACGTGCTTAATTATTTTTATCGCAAAGCTAACTCTAAAATTATTAAAGATATGAATCGAGATCTAGGTTCATTAGATTATCTTTTATCAAGATATAAGCACCAACTTATGAACTCTTTAGACGTGATTCTTTATTTAATCGATGATCATGCTTTTGAAGCTAATTCATTATTAGCTTTAAGTAATTATGAAGTTAATACTTTAGAGAGAATAGAAAATATGTATTATGATAATAATAGAAGTGGAACCGATAAGATTATATATAGATGGGAGTAAGTAATATGAACTTTTTTGAAGAATCACTCGCTACGTATGAAGAATATGAAATTGAAAGTTCTAAAGACGAAGAAGAGGGATATGATACCAAACGATTTAAACAATTTAATCAGAATCTTAGCGGTTTAACTAAAGGGCTATATATTTTTGCCGGTGAATCAAATGGTGGTAAAACTGCTGTTATGTCTAATCTGCTAAAAGATTTAGGTACTAATGAAAAAAACCATTTATTCGCTATTTATTATACATTGGACGATACTGTAGGCGAAGTAATTCCACGTATAATTGCAATGGATCAACGTATTCCTATTTCTGTAGCTCAAAAACCTAAACGCTATGAAAAAATTATTGCGGCTACTCCAAGATCACCCGAAGAGCAACAAAACTTTGAAGCCATTCGAGCACAATTAAAAGCACGTCAAAATGGTATTCAGAAATTAAAGGAGCAGAGTCAACAATTCATGTTGACCGACGGAACTAAAGTGCGCACTTTTGAAGATATTAAAGAGCATGCAAAACGCGCACAAGATTTTGTCAAGTCGCTAGATGATAAAAATAATATTATTATTGGTATCGATAGTTTATCAGATTTAAAATTTAAAAATCGTACATTTTCTAAGCCACAAGAACGACATGAAGCTTTATCTGAAGAATTAAAACAAATGGCTAATACTGAATTACAAATTCCGGTATTTGGAACTGCCCATCTTCGTAAGCTTAATCATGCCGGTCGTCCTTCGCTAGACGATTTAAAAGAATCTGTTCGATATCAATATGATGCCAGCGTTGTATTCTTAGTTCATAATGATGTGAGTAAGAATAAGAATAGTGCAAAAGTATTTTACAACGTTGAAACAAGTCAAGATATTCAACCAATTATTGAATTGGATTGGGCAAAAAATAAACGAAGTGAATTTAAAGGCAGAAGCTTCTTTTATTTTATTCCACAATATTCTCATGTAACAGAATGTTCAGCAGAAGATGCTGAACGTTTTAACAATATTATAAGAGGTTAAGATGAATCAATCTGTATACGAAAGCGTATTACAAAAATTTAAAGAAAGCCAAAAGACATCTCATATTGCTAGACGAGAAAACTTTTTTAAATCATGGTCTAAAAATTTAGAATTACTTGTTGACTCTAGGTTCCCTAATATGCAAGTTATTAAAGATATTTTAAACTTAGCTGCTCGCTATACTGTAACTGAAGTTCTAAATGAAGATTTAGAGATAGAACACTATAGCCATTTATTTAAAGCTCGTGATATTATTACCAAGTTTATTGAACAATTTAAAGATGACGAATTATTAGTTGCTTCTGATTTTAAAGAAAAAATTTGTCAAGCAGTTGAATGTTTGCAAGGTCCTAATAGCGATATTCCTTTATTGCGTCCAGCTCCGAATACTCCAGATCAAGTATTCTATGAATCATATTTATTAACATTAATGCATTATGGTAAAAATAAATAGCAATCAATTTTTAGATTATTTAGATAGTCCTTGGTATTATAATATAAAATATAATACTCCAATTCCAACAGATGAGCGCACATTGCGGTCGTCTCTTTTGGATGTGTCATATGCATTTTTAGGTAGTATCGCACAGAAAAATATTCTTACGATGCCTAAATTAACTAAAATGCTCGATAAAATATTCAATGAAATTCCTCATCGAATAACTCCGAAAGACATAGTTAAAGGTATTAATCGATTAAATAATCTATATAATTATTGTAGTGAAAAGCAATTAAATATTGTTAGTATTGGTCATATACATGAATTAAAGTTTGATAACGGTAGTATCGAAGTCGATATTGGACCGATCGCTTATGAACATGGTCAATATTTTTTATTCTATCCAGTATATGATCATGTATTTAATCAAGATAAAGCTGATAGTGATATTAAGTGTACACTAGATTGGAAAGCTGCATACGATGCATTTGATTTTCAATTAAGTGGTGTTATGTTTTATTACGCTAAAACAAATAAAACATTTATTTGTTATCGTGATATTAGCAGTATCGAACGATTAAACTTTATTGCGAACAATGTATTAAAAGGTATAGAACAAGGAATTTATTTTCCTGTTCGAGAAGAAAGTAGTAAGAGCCGATTTATTCCAGAATTATCAAGAACATTTACAGGTAAATAATGGCTTATACTATAGATGGCTGTAATTATAAAACTAAAGCGTTACGTGATACGCATGTTTTATGGGCACAGTATATTAAAGAAAAATTAATTAAAAGCTTTGAGTTGCCACAAGTTAAAGACAAAATTAAGAAAAGCCGGTACTTTTCTTATAAACCAATTGTCGACGATATTAAATTTGATAGTTTAATGGAAGCTTCTTATTATATTTTTTTAAAACAAAAAATTAAAAATAAAGAAATTCTTTCATTTGAACGTCAAGTCAAATATGAATTGCAACCTGCTTTTAAAAAAGGAACGAAACGAGTTTTAGCTATTAATTATATAGCAGACTTTGTCGTTACTAATTTAGATAAGACTGTTAGAGTTATCGATATTAAAGGTAAAACTACAGCCGATTTTAATTTAAAGAAAAAAATGTTTGACTATAAATTTGAAGGTCTAACATTAGAATGCTTACAATTTTATGATGGAATTTGGCAATCGCTAGATGAAATCAAAAAAATTAAGCGGAAAGCTAAAAAGAAAAAATAATGTCTGAACCAATTTTCTTGGAGGGACAAAAAGAAGCTTGGGAAGAAGTTGATTCCATTGTATTGGAATGTCAAGATACTAATACTCCGGCTATAAGAAGAGATGAATTATTAGAAGAATTATTAATCCGATTCGAACCATTTTTAAATATGTTTAAAGACTTATTACTTCACGATAAAACATATTTAAATAATAAAGTATCACGAGATTTTATCGGCTTGTATATTGCCGATACTGGTTTACGATATAAAGTATTCCAGAATAAACGTTTAACTAAAGATGAATTTAACGAAGTTAATCGCAGCCTTAGTTTAATTCGTGATAATTATGGTAAACAAGCTAATGTAGAAAATGATTTACAAGCTATATTTACTCAAATGGTTATGAAATATAAAAAGACTAATCGTTCTTTTAATACTTATATATCTTATGTATTTAGATACGAATTATTTAGGTTCATAAAGGCACACCTTAAGGATCGTCTTAATAATAATTATGACCGTTCCTCTTTTGAAGATCGCGTTATCGGGACTTATAACGTTCATCATTCATTAGATTTAAGTGATCAGATTACGATTACTAGTAATGATTCTTTCAGCGATAGTTGGAAAAAAGGAATTTGTTGCTCCGATATTTTTAGCGAATTAACCGAAGAAGAACGAACAATTATTTCTATGCTTTTCTATGAATTATTGAAACCAGCAGAAATTCAAGAAAAGTTACATATGAATGTAAATACATATCGTCGTATTAGACGTACAGCGTTAGAAAAACTTGAAAAAGCTACGGGATTAACAACAAAACATTTAAAAAAACATAGAGCGAGCAATTAATTTTGCTCGCTTTTTTCTTTTATATATGATATAATATATATGAAAGGCGGTTACTCATGATTACAAAACAAGAGTACAGATCTCGTTTAAAGGTAAGTGAATTGTTAGCTAAAATACTTGAATTAAAACAGATCCCCATGGAGACTGCATATAATATTTTATATAATCAAGATAAGCTAATTAATGTTGATGAAACTGACGAGATTATTAATATGACACAAGCGGCAGAAGAATTTGTGTCGTATATTAATGAAGGACGCGATGTCTATGTTTACGCAGATTATGACGTAGACGGTATGACAAGCGGAACGATTATGGCTAAATTTTTACCGAAAGTTTGTAAAAATAAAAGTCAAGTATATTTCCCAGAGCGTAGCGATGGATATGGCTTAAGTATTGCCTTTATAGAAAAAATAAATGAAGAATATAAAGACAAGCTTAAGCCTCTTTTAATGACTGTCGATAATGGTATCACTAAGGTGGAAGAAGTTGAATTATGTAAAAAATACGGAATTCCAATTATAATTACAGATCATCATCTTCCTCAAGAAGTTTTACCAGATACTACGATAATCGATCAACATATATCTGACTTAGACCATTGGGCTAAAGGTATATGTGGCGCAGGTGTAGCTTATTACTTTTGTCGAGCAGTCGAACGAGAACTGGGATATAATTATTATGAAAGTAGTCGATTAACATATTTAGCGGCTATCGGAACCATTGCCGATGTGATGCCATTAGATAATATGGTAAATCAAGCTATCGTAAGAAAAGGATTCAATCAAATCGATACTGGCAATATTCCGAACACTTTATCCACCTTTATTAAACAATTAACTAATACTAAAATAAATGGCGATATTGTTTCTTGGACTATTGCTCCTCGATTAAATAGCTGTTCTCGTATGTTTGATATTATGTCTTCGATTAAATTATTTTCAGTTACACAAGATCCATTAGAAATATGTGCTAATGTAGAAGAATATAATAATCAGCGTCAGAAGATAACTAAAGAATATGTCGAAATTATTCAAAAAGAATATGTCGACGATAGTGGTATAGCATTGGTTGCTCTCGATAACATTCCTCATGGTATTATCGGTATATTAGCTGGAAAGCTTGAAGAATATTCTGGTAAACCATCGTTTGTCGGAGTTAAAGACGGAACGATTATAAATGGTTCGGCACGCAGTAATACGTATCCTCTTGATGTATTATTATATGGAGAACCCTCTGTCGCTTCATATGGTGGTCATGCAGCCGCTTGTGGCTTTGCTATATACCAAGAACTCGTAGAAGAGTTTAAACAAGCCTTAACGGCTAAAATTTTAAGTTTTACGCCTATTGACGATGGCGATATAGTTGTTAAACCAAAACAATATATAGAATTAACTCTTAGAGATTTAACTAAAGAATCGTTCGAATCTTTTAATATTTTATCTTACGATAAATCTGGGTTTGAAAAGCCTTTAGTTATTATTAAAGATTTAACTGTACTAGCAATTAAGCCTAGCGGAAATAATCCGTTAAATATTAAATATACAATATTTGATGGCGATACAAAAATGGATATTTGGGTTTGGAAATTAGGAGATCAAGGAATTGATGTTGGCGATAGAATTTCATTAGCTGGTGAAATTGAGCGCAACTTTATGAAGCCCAAATTATTCACTTTAAAAGTTTCGGAGATTATTAAAGGGGGATAACATGTTTACACATTTACATGTACATACAGCATATAGCTTTTTAGATGGCTATTGTCATATAAATAAACTTGTTGCTCGAGCTAAAGAACTCGGCATGGAAAGTTTAGCTATTACTGATCATAATCATATGGGCGGTATTTATGAATTCCAAAAAGAATGTAAAAAACAAGGTATTAAGCCGATATTAGGTTATGAAGGCTATCAAACATGGGATACTAATGAATTATCTAAGCCGATAGAAGAACGTTGGATTGATGCAGCTAAGTTAGCATTAGAAGCTGGAGCTATTATACAAAAAGAACACGATGATTTAGTTAGTGGCAAAAAAGGTGTTAAAGGTATTAAAAATATTAAAGAGCGCACTAAAGAATATATGTACGATACTCGTCAATATCATTTAATTTTATTAGCGCAAAATCAAGTCGGTTTAAATAACTTAATTAAACTACAAAGCGAAGCCGCTAGTAAATGTACATATAACGGACGTTTCTTGTTCGATATGGAAATGTTACGTAAATATAGTGACGGTGTTATTTGTCAATCTGCTTGCGTAGCAAATATGATTGCTTCTTGTGTTAAAAAAGAAGATTTAGTAAAAGCCGAAGAATTAATTCTTGAATATAAAGATATATTTGATGATCGATTCTATTTAGAAGTACAACCTAATAACTTTGAATTGCAAGTCAAAGTAAATAATTTTTACTTAAAAATGTCACAAAAACATAATATTAAATTAGTAGCGACTAGCGATGTGCATTATGTGAATAAGAGTGATAATAAAGATCATGATGTATTAGTCGCTATCGGTACTGGCACCACTATTTATGATAAAAATAGAATGCAATATGACCATAATTATTGGTTAAAATCTGAAGAAGAAATGTGCGATGGATTTAAAGCTATTCTTAATGCAAGCGAAACAGAACGTGAAGTAGCACATAAAAAATATGCTTTATATCTTGAAGCTATTCATAACACTCAATTAATTGCCAATAGCATCGAAGAAGTTAAACTCGGTAGCGATGTTCCGTTAATGCCTAAAATCCCAGGAGCTAAAGGCGATACCAAATTAGAACTTCGTAAATTAGCATATCAAGGTTTATATAAATTAGCCGAAGAACATAAATATATTAAAGAAAAAATTCATGATTATGAAAAACGTTTAGCTTATGAATTAAATATTATTAATTATAAAGACTTTGCCGATTATATGTTAATTGTTCAAGAATATACAAATTGGGCGAATAATAACGGTGTAGCAACTGGGCCATCCCGCGGTAGTGGTGCAGGTAGTTTAGTATTATGGTGTATTGGTATTACTAAACTTGTAGATCCTTTAAAAGAAGATTTATTATTTGGTCGCTTTATGACTATCGATAGAAAAGGGGCGCCTGACATTGACCTAGACTTCGATTACTATGGACGAGATAAAGTAATCGCTCATTTGGAAGATATTTATAAAAAAGAAAATGTAGCACATATAGGAAGTTATTCTCAGCAAGGCGTAAAATCTGGCTTAAAAGATGTTGGTCGAGCACTTAATATTAATTTTAAAGTTATGAACGCTCTTTCTCGTTCTATCGATGAAATGGAAGATGCTGTTCCTCCGCAACCTAAATTTAAAGATTATGATAATCTTAAAAATGGTAATGTACAAGAAAAACAGTTGTGGACTAAATGGAATAAGCTCGAACAAGAAAATAAAGAATTATTTAGATTAGCTCGAAATTTTGAAGGCCTCAAACGTAATTTTGGTGTACATGCTTCTGGTGTTTTAGCTATGCCTTGTAAAGTTACTGATTATATTCCAACACGTGTTGATGATAATGGTGTTACAATTACATTATTTAGCGGTGTTGAGTGTGAAGAACTAGGAGCTATTAAATATGATATTCTTGGTTTAAAATCAATTAGTATTATCGATAAAACATTAAAACATATTAATAAAGATTTTAATTGGCTATATAAAAATGCTAATTTAGAAGATCCTAAAATATATAAAATGTTAGCAAAAGCAAATACGGATTGTGTATTTCAATTAGAATCTGATATGTTTAAAAACATGATGAAAATATTTAAACCAACATGTTTTGACGATATTGCCGCCGCTACAGCTTTAGGAAGACCAGGGCCTCTTAGCGTTGGAATGGACAAACAATATGCTAACAGAAAACACGGCAAAGAAGAAATAACATATCCATTACGTGGCATAGAAAATATATTAAGTAAAACATATGGCGTTATGCCATATCAAGAAAATTTAATGCAAATTTCTAAACAAGTATCTGGATTTGATGACAATCAAGCTGACTCAATTGTGAGAAAGCTTATTGCAAAGAAAAAAATAGATATGTTCCCGATGATGATTCGTTGTCACATTTATGGTAAAAAAAATATTAAGGGCCCGGAAGGTTGGGAACAAGACGATAATGCACCTTGGTATGATCCTAAAGCTAAATATGGTCCTGAGATTAAAGGAGCTATTGCTAATGGATATACAGCTGAAGAAATGAGAAATTATTTTGATACCATTATGGGATATGCCAGCTATGCGTTTAACAAATCGCACAGTTATGCATATACCGTAATTACAATATTAATGTCTTGGTTAAAAATTTATTATCCCGTACAATTCTATTCTGCATTCTTATCAATGCAAGCGGTCGAAGATTTATTACGATATATCCCGATGATTAGAAAGGAAGGTATCGATGTTAAGGTTCCGGAAATCAATAGCTCTGATATTGATTTTACTCCTAATGGAAATTCTATATTATTTGGGCTCGGTTCTATTAAAGGCATAGGTGATTCTAGTATTCCTGAAATAGTAAATAATAGACCTTATAGTAGTCTTGAAGATATATTTAGTAAAGTTCCTAAAAAAGCATTTAATAAACGAGTAGGCGAAGCATTAATTAAGTCGGGTGCGCTAGATTTATTCAATACTAATCGTTATGAACTTCTTAATAAATTTCATGCTATTCGTAAAGATAAAATCGAAGAATTAAATATCGGGCAATATAATGACGAAGCTATTATGGAAATGGAGATGGAGACTATTAATTGTCCAGTAACCAAAACTCCTGAATGGTATTCTTTAGATAATGAAGAAGTCGAAAATGTAAAAATTAAAATTATAGAAATCGATGAACGTAAAGATAAAAGCGGAAATATAATGGCTTTCTGTAAGGGCGATGTAGGCGGTGGTGCCACTATCGATCTCGTTATCTTTAGCTCGATTTATTTGGCTAATATGAGCTCTATTCGCTGTGATCATACTGCTTATTATTCTGGCAAAAAAGAATCGGATTCTAAGATTATCGTTAAAAAAGTAAGTATGGTTAAATAAACTGCGTAATATATATGTAGTCGTTAATTTAATTTGTTAACAAATTTTGGAGATTAATTAATATGGCAAATCGTGGTTTTTACGGTCTTTTTGACCCAACCAAAAAACATGGCGGCAAAGGCGCTGAAGATGCTAAAATTAAAGAGCTAGAACAACGTATTCAAGCGTTGGAAGCTAAGGTTCAAATTTTAGAATCTAAAGTGACAACTGGCCGCGCACAATAATAAATTAGAAAGCTTACTTTTTATAGTAAGCTTTCTTTTTTTATGCTATAATATTGTTGTAATATAACATTGTAAAATATATTTTTTTATATTAAAAAGGAAACCATAATATGGCAAATATAAACGGTAAAATTTTAGTTGATAATGGAGCTGGTCAAAAAGATCAGTTTAACCCAACTACGTTAGCTTCTTCCGTTGTTTTTGATGATGGTCAAACTCTCGAAGAAAAATTTAGAAGTTTGGTACCGGCAAAAGCTACGCAATCTGAACGTAGTGCTGTTGCAGATCGAAGCGATTTAAGCGAAGATACTCGCAAATTTATGGGCCATCCATTAGAAGACTTCATTTTAAGAAATGAATTAATGGCAACGATTACTAAGATTAATGAACATAACGACTGGAAAAATAGTGTGTCGACTGTCGATGAATTATACACTACTTATCCAGACGCTATTGTCGGTAATATCGTTGCTATTAATACTGGTGATGCTGCCGGATCTTTATATCGTTTTAATGGTAGTGACTGGGAGATTTTATTGAAACATGGTAAACGAGTATTACCAGATAACGTTGTCGATAAAATTAATAAGAGCGTTATTATTGAAAAAATGGAATTTGGTAGTAACAAATGGATAAAACAAGGCGAAGATAATTATGAATTATCTTTGAATATTACGAACGCTGAAATTATTCAGGTCGTTATTTTTGACGGCGCATCTAAAAAATTAAGTACTATCACTCCAGAATATAATAATAATAAAATTTTATTGCATAGCGTATTCCCTGAACGCGGTTATGTATTGTATTATACTCAACAAAGTGATGTATTAAATCATGGTGATACAGTATGATCCAAAAGCTAAGTCAACTTGTCGGTCTTAGTGATATTAATAAGAAAGTTAATGAATTCGATAAAGAACTATCCGATATCAAAAAGATGTCGGATAGAACTGTCGATACGCAAATATTATCTTCGTTTATTACGAATAATAAACGAGATATTCAAGCGTTACTTAATACAGCTCGTCAAAAAATCGAGCAATTAAAAAATAGTATCGACACAAAATTTAACGATTATTACACTAGGACACAAAGTGATTCATTATTTGCACGCTCTTCTTTATTAAAAACCTTTATTCGCGATAATAGAGAAGAAACATTTGACAGTAATTTAAATGTTAGTGACAATATTCAATTAAACAATACGAGCGGGCCAATTATTCAATTTGGTGATGGCTCTTTAGAAGTACGTCCTAATTATTTAAAAATAACGGCGCCTAATGGGTCTGTGCCAGTCGAAATTAAAAACGGTGTACCATATAGTAACGGTAATGTCATTATGACAAACATTAATTATATTTCTCCTGGTCCGTGGATTGAATTACCAAATAGTCGTAATGTTAAACGAGTTAATTATAATATCGCTTATGAACAAGGCGCTCGGCAAATGTTAATATTATATCGTTATCATGACGGTAATAATAATGGGCATGAATATATTAATCATATTCTTATCGAACTTCAATTAGGTTTACCTAAATATAAAGATATGGAATGTGAAATTAGTTTATTAAATAGTGAAATTAATGTTACTTATAGCCGCGATGGATATAATGGCAATATTAAAGCTGTGTATTATCGATAGGAGTTTTATATGGCAAAAAGAATAGAATCACAAGCTGTGTCATATAAAACGACACAACAAATTAATGCGATAGCCGATCAATTTAATGAATTCGTTAAAAATATTAATGCCGGTCGATTTACTGTCGACGACTTTATTAGAAGCTTTAACGAAATTAATACATTATATATTTCTTCTAAAAAAGATTTTGACCGTTCTATTCAGTTATCACAAGATACGTTTAATTCTATGTCTCAGAATTATTTAACTAAAGAAGAGCAAGATTCTCGTTATTTAAGTAAATCTAGTTTAACAAACGTAGTATTAAAAAACGGTAATTTTCAAACTAACAATAAATTAACTATTAATGGTAATAATAAAATTATAGCTAATAAAAATGGCAATATATTAATGACTCTTAACGGAGTAAAATTAATTGCCGAAGGTGAATGGTTAAAGTTTGTTAATCCAGATAATAGTGAATTATATGCTCATAATATTAACACTAATAATGAACGTATGTTAGGTCGCGATGTATTTAGATTATCTGGTGAACAACAAATTGATGGTAATTGGAATGAGTTAGCAAATAGCCGCATTGAAAACATAAATGGATCGGTAAATCTTCCGGATAATTGGAACGATTTAATTATTATTGTCGATAATACTAAACAAAATTATGGCGATAATAGTGGATCCAATAAAGATTTTGAAAATGCACACAAGTATGCTCCATCTTATGTGTTTGTATGCCGAGCAGAAGTTCCGATTAAATTTTTAACTCCATTTTCTGTAGCCGGTATTGAAGTTGGCGCAACATATGTTCGTTTAACGCAAAAAACTGGCCCGGTATTTATGGAATATTCTAAAAGCCGTGATTACGGCAGAATAGTAAAGGTATTATGGCGATGATTGAAAAATTAAAAAACAAAGTAACAGTAGTCAGCCAAGTACAAAAAATTAATGAAATTATAAAAGCTATCGATCATTTTAAAGAAGGTATCGATGAAACTAGTATTAACGGGTTAATTAATCGTCATACTCAAAAAATTAATGAAATGAAGGCGCATATTAATGATTACGTTATTAGACTTTCAGATCAGTTAAATGCTAGTATTAATGAAAAACTTAAAAGTTTTTATAGAAAATCAGAAGCTAATAATAAGTATGCTCCTGTAAATGAAGAGAAAAAATATGTTCGTTACGATGATCTTAATGTTGGTAAAAATTTAGTTATTAATGTCGGATCTGGTCCAGCAATTAAATTTAATAAGTCTAACGGTACTTTATTCACTATCGGTGATTTTGATATATCGGCATGGCCTTTTAAAATTACTAAAGGTAATGTTCAATATATGGGAGTGAATAACGAAGGGTTAATATCTGATAAACATATTATTACTCAAGTTAATTATAAGAATTTTATTAAATTAAAATCTTGGCGTGACGGATCTTCTATCGGCAGCTGGAATGCTAACGATTGGAATGAAGCATATGCATATAATACTGGCGACAACTATCAAGGTATCTTCTTAATGGTTAAAAATGCTTCTAAACGCCGTTATGACGTTATGAATTATAATTCTGGCGACGATACTAATATGTCAGTTTCTTTCCACAATTATTATGGAAACACTAGGAATGTGGAACTTTGTTCTCGTTTAATACAGTATCCAGGCGATAGTAGATTCCAAGTTAATATAGCAAAAAAATATTATATGATGCCTGTTAATAGACCTAAATTCCGTCTTAAATACGCTGAAGGGTGGGTTATTAAATGCCGATAGATATTAACACTCTTCGAGATAATCTTAATCATTTAATATTTAAAGTAAACAATCTAGAAGCTTATAAAGAACAAAATAATGATTATGCTAATACATTAGATTTTTACGAAAAGATATTATCGATTAATGATAAATTAAACGGTTTAGATATCGATACTATTAATATTAATAATAGTTTTATTGCCAATAATATTTTAGAAATTTCAGATAATAAAATACAATATGGTAAGGATCAACTTACATTTACTGATAGCTTACGATATAACGGTAAAATTGCTAAAACACAATATGATTTAGCTATGCCGGAATTTAAAGATTATCCTCCTGATTCTTTAGAAAAAGGAGAATATTATTTAGTAATAAATAAAGATCAATATAAAATTCCGTTTATTATCGAATATTATGGCAATAATATTAAAAATGATTTCTATAAAATAGAGAACAGCAAATTAACGTCTGATTATAATTTTGTATTAAAGAAACGAGGTTAACGAAATGATTAATATTATTAATGATGATAACGTTACTCTTTCTGATTTACAAAGTAAAATTGATGAAATTAATAGATACTTAGAAGATAATAAAAAAGATTTAGAAGAAACTATTTATAATAACAATGTTGAACAATACAAAATAGATGATTCTATTTATTATAAAAAAAATAAAGTTTACGATTATACAATTAGTGACTTTAATGTTAATAATTTATCTGGTATTGTTGAAGTAAATAATAATACGTTAAATGTAAATGGTCATATATTATCTAATACAAGTATAGATGGCGTTAAATTTTTAACAGAAAAAAGTAATACTTATACTTGGACTGAAGTCCCGGTATCTAAACAAATTGATATAACATATTTTCATGAAATCAATATTATTATTTCTGATGGTTCAACTTATTCACCTTTATTTATTGTAAAAGAAGATGGATTATATAAAGACCGATATGGGATAGTAGAAATTAAAATTATTGATAATAATTTAATAATTGACAATGTTTATAACGTTGTTAAAGTATTTGTACGATAAGGTTATACGATATGGAAGAACTTTCGTTAAAATCAGTTAATGATAATATTATTACTTTAAGTAATAATGTAGATAATATTATTAACAGAGCTCATAATAGAATCAATGAATACTTAGAAATTAACGGTATTCCATTGGGTAATATATATAATGAGTATATTGGTAAGAATCAACATATCGATATGTTACATGCTAATAATTTATTGGTTAATAATATGCAATTAAATGATAAATTTTTTATCGATAATAATAAAATTGTATATGGCGATAATTCTTTATCGTTAACCAATGGATTAAAAGTAAACGAAGAACAGGTATTGTTGGAAGACGATACCTGTTTTAGTTTGTCATATGAAGGTGTATATACCACATACTTAATTAAAGATAAATCTGAGATTGTTGTCTCTGGTTTATATAACGGCACGGAAACAATTGATCTTATAATTTCTGTTTCTATGTTAAGTGAAATTTCGACAAGTGTATTCGGATATCGAAGCGCAGGAGTAACGGTTACACGTTCTGGCGATGAATGTTCTATAGCTCCTACAGATTCGGGATTCGTTATTACTAATGTTATTATGAGGTAATTTTTCTATGAAACATTTTATAGATCAGGCTTCGTTGAACGAAACAAGTATACAATATCTTATTTATAAGTTAAACGAAGTTATCCGTGTTGTTAATAATAAACCGGATGTACATGACTTAGAATACTGGTCTGATGTATTAGAACAGTTTAAGAATGATAAATCTATTAATACTTATACCGATCTAATCGAAGCTTTAAAAAAGAAGCCAGACTTTAATGAAGTACGCGCTACAGTTCGCGATGAATTAACAAAATTTGTCGATGAAATGAACCAGCGTATTTATCAACCAACTTTAGATCAACTATTAAAAATAATTGGCGATGCACTTAATCAATATATTCGTGAACAAGTGGATAAACGTTTAAATGAATCAATAGAAGATCTTAAGAATAGATTTAGTGCAGAATTAATTTATTGGAATTAGGAGATCAAAAAATATATGGATGAAAAATATACAGGCCGAAAGTTTTATGGTCTATATGATCCTACATCGCCTAGTGCTAAGCGCGATCCTAAATCTGTTGAAGATATTAAAAAACAATCTGATGTTAATAAAGAAACGAGTCTTTCTAATAAAGCATTAGCTGAAGCTAATAAAATTGCTATCGATAAAATCATAGCAATGATGAATGCTAAACAAGCTCAAGATGTTATTACATTCTTGAGTAAAGTCGATGCTGTCGCTCAATATCAGCCTAAAGGCGATTATGTAACAGAAAATCGTATCGACGAAAAAATCGACTCTGGTATTGCTAAATATAATGTTAAGGTTACCGAAACATTTGCAACTCGAGAAGAATTAAATTTAGCAATAAAAGGCGTTACACCTGCTCAATTAAAATCATTAAAAGATGCTCTCGAATTATTGAAAGATAATCCTGATAGCATTGCTGAAATTGCTAAAAAAGCCGATAAAGATAATGTATATACTCGAGCTAGAATCGATGATTTTATTAATAGTTTAAATCAGAAGGATTTAGATTTAGAAAAGAAAATTCAAACTGTTGCGTTAGGCGAAGGTTTTGTTAAAGACACTGAATTAGCTAAACGTGTTGCAGCAATTGTCGATTTTACTCCGTATGTAACTAAAGTATATGCAGAGACTACATATGCTAAACTTACAGATTTAAATTCTAAAGTTTCTCAAGAACAATTAGAAAAAGCTTTAGAAAAAGCAGCACCTCAAGCTGGTATTGAAAAATTAGCGACAAAAGAAGAATTATCTAAAAAAGCTGATAAATCCGAAGTCGAAAGCAAGGTAAATGTCGGTGATTTTAATGATTTAAAACAAAAGATTTCTTCTTTAGACACAGCTATTAAAACTGAAGCTGCTTCTCGTGCTTCTACCGATTTAGCTACCGACAGCAAAATCGGTATTGTTAATAGCACGATTAATGATATTAAAGCCGATATCTTGAAAAATAAACAAGAATTAACGACTCAATTAGTTCATAAAGCTGATACAGAAACAGTAGCTACTCTATTATCTAATAAAGTGGATAATAATAGTTTAGATCTTGTTAAAGCTTCTGTGGAAAAAAATAAACAAGACATTCTTAAGGCTAATATCGAAATTAATAAAAAAGCTAATGCGGCTGTTTTAGAAAATTATCCGACTAAAGAAGAACTTCGTGTTAAAACTGAGTTATTAAATCAAAATATCGAAGATGTAAAGACAATTGCTAATAAAGCTAAATTAGCTGCTGAATCTGGTAAGTTGGCTACTGATGCTAAGGCGTTAGCTGAAGATAATAAAGTTAAAGTTTTGGCTATTGAAGAAAAACTTAAAACTTTATTAACTAAGGCATTAGCCGATTCTTTATATCAAGAAAAAGGCAATTATGCCACTAAAGAAGAAGTTCAAGCAATTACGACTTTAGATCCTTCGACTGTACAAGCATTAAAAGATTTAGCGCGTCAATTAGCAGGACATGAAGACTTAGCTGCCGTTTTAGAAAAACTCGATAAGATTTATACTAAGCAACAAGTCGACGATGCATTGAGTCGCAAAGTCGATGTTACTGCTCTTAGTGAATATGCTACTAAAGAAGAATTAAAAACTAAAACTGCTAATATCATTACGCAAAGCGAAGTAGAAACTCGCGTATTAAAAGCTGAATCTAAAGCTGATTCTGCTGTTCGTGAAGTTAACACGACTGCACAACAAGCAAAATCTAAAGCGCAAGATAATGCTCAATCGATTAGTGAAATTAATACTAAGTTAACTAAAGCAATTGAAGATGCTACTGCTTTATCCACTAAAGTTAATAACTTAGCTTTAAAAACTGGTGAAGGCGGTAAAGTCGATCCTAACGCCGTGGCGGATAAAGTTAAAGAAGTTTTAAATGATTTAGTAACTAAAAATAAATATGTATCTAAACCAGAAATGGTATTAGAATTAGATAAAAAAGCTAATGCTAGTGAATTAGAATTACTACGTCAAAAAGTTACATCTAACGAAACGGCTCTTGCTAGCAAAGTAAGTACTAGTGATTTAGCAACTAAAGTTGAATCTTCTGTATTTAATGCCAGAACAACTGAAGTCGATAATAAAATTAAAGCATTAGAAACGACTAAAATTCCGTCGGTAGTTGAATCTCAAATTGAAGAAAAACTTAAGGCATTCCAACCTAAAGGCGAATATCTTACTAAAACTACTGCCGATACATATTATCAACCTATCGGTTCTTATGTCGATAATGATGTATTTAGCCAAGCTAATATTAAAATTAGTAAACATGAAGAAGATATTGCAGCGATTAAAGCCGCTCATTATGTGCAACAATCTGAATTAGCTAATTATTCTAATACCGAGACAGTTAATGCGGCGATTCAAGCAGCGATAGCCGGTCTCGATACTACATACGCTAAAAAGTCTGATGTAAGTACTTTTATTAAAGGCGTCGATGTTGATAAAAAAATCGTAACTAAGATTGGCGAATTTAAGACCTATACTGATAGTACATTTGCTACAAAGAATGAAATCGATAATGCTCGTGCACTGTTTAGAACTGCGTTAAGTCAAACTGCTATCGAAAAAATTGTCAACGATAAACTCGGCACTGTGAAAGATGCTGTACAAACTATCGTTAATATTCAATCTGGTGTAAACCAAAATAAATCGGCTGTTCAATCTATTCTTACTGAGTTAGCTAAAAAGGCTACGAAGGAAGAAATCGATGGTAAGCTCGATAAACAAGTATTTGAAACAGCTAAAACTTCGTTAACTAAATTAATTACTGATCAAGAATCGGCATTAGCCGAAGCTAAAAAAGCTTTACAAAAAGCAATCGATGATAAGTCGGCAGAGAATGTCGCGAATTATCAAAGTAAAGTAGAATTTGCTAATTGGATTCGTGATACATATACTGTAGCTATTCAAGATTTGCAATCTAAAATTAAGAGCGATCAAGATATTAAAGATTTAGCACAGCCATTAATTAATACTGCAATTTCTGGATTGTCTGATGTATATCAACCTAAAGGACAATATGTAACTTCAGACGGTTTAACTAATAGACTTTTAGGATATCTAGAAGAAGCTTATGCAGATACAAGATATCAGATGCGTGGTTCTTATGTAACTAAAACAGAATATAAAACTGATGTTGACCAAATTAATGGTAAAATCGATACTATTAATACAAATCTTAATAGTAAACTTGATCTAACAGCTGCACAAAGTGTATTTCAAACTCGTGGTGACTATATCACTCGTGGTGATTTAGATGCTGCAGCTACTACACCGGCTTTTGCTAATGCAATTAATAATGCTATTATTGCTAAAAATTTCTTAGATAAAGATACTGCTAAAACTTTATTTGCAGCTAAAGCTAATTATACGACTGCTCAAAATGTTGGTGACATTATTCAAAATAGTGCTATTATTCAGGGTAAGCAAGATAAGATTACATTTGGGTCTGGTTTAAATTATAATGCGCAAACTAAAACATTAACTGCAACTGGAGGCGGCGCTACTGGCGATCTTAGTCAATATGCTAAGAAAACCGAAGTAGTAAAACCTAGCGATCTTAGTTTTACAGATTTTGATATTCTCGCAGCATATAATGCAGAACTTAATTTAGGAGATTAATAGATGCAAGAACTCGATCAATTTAAAACTAAAATGCTAGCTTGGGCTAAAAAGTTAGCACAAGATTTAACAGCTTTAAATAAAAAAATTAAGACGGCTAGACCTGTTGTATCTGAAGCTCCAATGGGTATTGTCCCTGGAGCTTATGAAGGTCAAATTATGGTTCATAAGAGTGGACCGATGATAAAATGTTATTGCTGGGCTAATCGTGATTGGAATGAGATTGGAGGAATCAGCGAATCAGTTTTGAATAATTTAAAATTTGAAATTTCAAGTTCTATTTTAACAAAAGCTGGCCAATCTCAAGAACGCAAACCAAGAGCTTCTATGGATAATATGGGTAAATTATTTGTTAATTATGGTACCTGTACAGTAGAAGTTGTCGATTCTACTGGTAATTGGAAGTTATTAAATGGCCCGTTACAAAATTCCGGTATTCCAAATTATACCCCGGAAACAGGTTCTGGTACATTAGTTCAAGATAGTATTACTAAGAAAATTTATATGTGGAATGGCGTATCATGGATTGAACTTGGTAGCGGTGGTGGCGCTGCCGGTAATTATGTTACACGTGAAGAGTTTAATAATGCTCTTAAGAAAATTCAAGAAGAAGTTAGTAAAATTAGAGGTTAATAATGGCAGATCCAACAACTGAAAATATTGTAAATAAACTTACTGAAACATTAAGTCTTATTCATAATGATTTAGAAGATGTAAAACAAATTTTAAATAAAAACGGCATTCAAGCTACTGGCACTACTAAAACATTAGCCGAAGATATTACTAAGTTACCAAAGCAAGTAGAAGATAATATTAAGAATTCTACGGAGTTAACAGGTATGGCTGGCGGCACGTTAGATATTCATACAGGATTTGTTTATTCACCTAATAATACTGGTAAATTAACTGAAGATAATTGTATCTTTGCTCAGGGTGTAAAAGATTTTGTTCTTCCTGCCAACAAAGAACTCGGTATGTTCTTTCCTAGCGATTCACTAGTAAACAGCATTGTTCTTAGTGAATCTAATAAAGTTAATCGTAATTTAACTTTAACAGTTAATGATGCAGCTATTTTCTATCCAGAAAATATGCAATATTTAACTGGTGCTAAAAATATTGAAAATATTAGTTTTACAGTTAAAGTTAACGATAACGATATTAAAACGATCCAAGAAAATGGTAAAGAATATGCGAACTTTACCAATACATTGCAAGCTGCACCAAGTGGTCCGCCTATGGGACCTCCAAGTGGACCACCATCTGGACCTCCTAGTGGTCCGCCAAGTGGTCCTCCGACTCCGTTTCCTGGATATAGCGGATCTTTTGCATTGGCAGATTATAATACTAAATTTATCGTTAACGATAAAGTATTAGAAAATGTAAAATGTGAAAGCTTTTACTTAAGTCCAAATGCTTATGTTAAAGAAGTTGTAGCAGAACGACTATATGTCGATTATGCATTATTAAGAAATATTCTCTATAAAGATACATATAGTTTAAATTCTTATTTAGATGATTATAATGATAGCCGTCAATTTAATCCGATTAAGGTTAAAGTAAAAGGTTTACTTAACGTGGATAATATCGGAGTTGTAAATGAGCGACAATCTGATTTAACTCCAGAACCTCCATTTGTAAAACAAGTCGATCCGTATAGTGTTCAAAATATTTATGGCGTTACAGCAGAAAGTTATTTAACTAAAGCTAAAAATTATGGCGGCTTTAATACAATATTTGCCAAACTTATGAACAAATATTTCCATATTTTAGTCGATCATACTAAATTTAATACCTTTAATCAAGATTGTTATTCTTTACAACTTCCGTTATATAGCTTAGATGAGACTAAAAAGTTTAACTATGCTAAACGCAAATGGGAAGATATTAATGCATTAACAGAGGACAAAAAAGAATTTAACCCTAAATATAACTGCAAAATGATCGGTTATAGCCGAAAATCTTTTACAGAAAAAGTATTGCCTTCTGCTTCTAATGAATATAGTAATAAAGGTATTATAACTATCGAAGGATATGGTAATCTTTTTATTGACGGGATTTCTCCTAAAAATAGTTATTTCGCTCCGACTAAAGATGGCTACTATTCTATTGATAGCGGACAATTAGGTGGAACAGATTTAGATACTGCTTATAAATATAGTGATAATAATACTATTACTTTTGAATTTAAAGGTAAAGATAGATTTATCGGATTTCCATTCTCAGATTTAATACAATGTTCTTATTCTGAAGATAAATTAAATATTGTATTTAATAAAAATCGAGATCGTTTAACATTAAATAATAATTATTTAGATCCTCAAGACTATATTCAATTATTCCCTTCTCATTGGACTACTAAATATCATGTAGATTCTACTATCACTGATGAAACTAATAGTGATCTAATGTTAAAACGTGAAGACAATATTACTAAATTGGATTGCCGTAAATCTAATTTAACATGTCCATTGTTCTTTAATAAAACTATTGAAGAAGTATTAGTGAATAAAATCTTCATCCCTTGGCGCTTGCCTATCTTTAGACGTCTTGTACAAGAAAATCAACGTAACAGTTATTATTATAAACCACTTATGGAAAATGGATTTACTAAATTCATCTTCGGTGATGATGCTGAAATTGTAGACTATAGCAATTATGCTTATGATATAATGAAAGAATCATCTAATTCTGGTGCTGATGCATTAGAAAATCATAAAGGCTATCGTTTTGATTCTACGCATCAACAAGAAATAAACAACTTTGTTAAAAATATACATGTTCATATTAAATCTAATCATCCTAAGATGAGTGATAAAGAATTCTTAAAATATCGTTTACCTTTATTCACTTTAGATGGTCGTCAGCGTTATAATTATTCTTTGAAAAAATGGCAATTATTAGAACAATATGATCCTGCAAATGATGCGACTCCGATGGAACAAATTTATCCTGAATTAAAAGATAAACTTGATCAATTGCTTGTTGTCGGCGAAATTGTAGATACAGATGCCGGTAGTTCTAGTAGTCCAGGTTAATAGGAAATATATAGCCCAATGACACTCATTAATTTTTTATTGTATTTAAATCATACTGTACCGGATGCAGTCGAACATTTTGTAATAGCATATGCTGTTATGTTTATACTCGTTATGTCTGATACAGTTATGAAATTATTTGCATTAACCATAACTAAATATTCCTTATGGCACTACAAAGCAATTATACAAGCTTTTTGGGGTGGTTGGGGCCAACAAAAATCAAGCCGCGTGTTTTATCGCGGCTTTGTTTTTAAGATATTTCAATACTCGATTGCCTGTTTAATAGCATTTGCACTCGACTGTGTAAGTATGCCTAAAGAATTACCGTATGCATTAAAACATACATTTAATTACATAGCTTTTATTATTTATTTCATAATCTTTTTAACCGAATTATTTTCGTTTAAAGAAAATTACGAATTAATTAAGTATAATAAATCGGTAACATCTAAGTTCGGTAAAGATTTATTAGAACATATCGATACTATCGATTTAAATTTAATTAAATTTAAACTCAATAATCATATTAAGGAAGATGACAAGGATGAGTAAGTTTTTCAAAATGATGTTATTTGAAAATGAACAATTAAGTTATACACGCGTTATTTCCTTTGTTATGTTACTATTATTAATCGGTGTAACTCTATATCTTGTAATTACAGGACATAGATGGGATCATTACGATACATTAGCTAGTTTGAGTGGTGGCGGTTCTGCTGCTACTCAAATTGCTAATAAATTTATTAATAGCAAATACAATTCTGCGCAAGGTACATATCAAGAAAAAAACGATGCAGAATAATATGTAATATAATATAAGTAATACAAATTATATTATATATGAAAGGATTAACTTAATGCGAAAATTTAAAGTTGAAAGTTTGAAGGTTAATATTATTAACGCTCTTCAACTTGATAAATTAATCCGTGATAATACGATTAATCGCAATCAAATTTATATTCAGTCATCTGAAGAATTTGTAGCCGATCATAACGATATTGTTAATCTTAAAGAAACTAAACAAGATAAATTAAGACCAGGTTCGACAATCACGATTAATAGTGATAACGTAATCGAAGCAAATATCGATTTAAGTCCTTATTATACTAAAACACAAGTAGCTAAATTATTTATGGGCCGTGACGAAACATATACTAAGGAAATTATCGATGAAAAGACTTCGAATATTGTTGCTGGCGATAATATTCTGGTTACTTGGGAAAACAATAAGAGAAAAATATCGTCTACGATTCAGTACCGTCAAAACAATAAATCAATGTCTATCGGTACTAATATTTTGGGCAGTGGCACTTCCGTTGGCGCTGGTTCTCAAGCAGTTGGTGAAAATTCTGTTGCTTTAGGTGCCGGTAGTTTGGCAGCATTACCTAATCAAGTAAGTATCGGTAACGAAACAGTTAAACGTGTTATTAGTAATGTAGCTAATGGTATTGAAACTAGCGATGCTGTTACTGTCGGTCAGCTAACTTCTAAAGTAAGTGAAATATTAAGTAAAATAAATAAAGTACAAGAACAAATATATCCTGTCGGTTCTATTTATATGAATGTGAATAATGTGAACCCGGTAGTATTATTTGGAGGTACTTGGGAAAAACTTCCGGCTGGACGAATGTTAGTCAACGAAGGCGACGGTTTTGCTTTGGGTTCTATTGGCGGCGAAAAAACACATCGTTTAAGCGATAGCGAAGTACCTGGCCATACTCATAATGTTAATACTAGTATTTCTGTACTAGGCGATCATTATCATGCATTTAGTACGTTGTATGATAACAACGGTGTTTTTCCTTCGGCAAATCCTAATCGTAATCCCGAGACCGGATTCCGTTTTAAGTCAGAGTCTAGATTAGCTAATTGGAACGGTTCTGGTCATGGTAACGATGTCGGATCTTCTCCGATCGGTACGAATACAGAATGGCACGCCGTAACATCTTTGGATAAAGCATACGGCAATAATCGTAATATTAATATTAACGTTAATACTTCATCTGTTGGCGGAGGTCAAGCACATAACAATATGCCGCCATATTTAACAGTTAATATGTGGAAACGAATTAGATAAAGGAAGTATTAAAAATATGTCTTATGAAGAACAATTAGCTCAAGTACGAGCTAATGTAATTAATAATATTTATCCAATCATTCAGCAACAAGGTTCTTCTAATCAAATGATCACATTACATTGGACAGCTGGTCATTACGATCAGTTGTTTGATGATTATCATATGTGTATCGATGGTAACGGTACTGTTCATATTATGAACGACTTAGACGCTTACGGTGCACATTGTTATCATGAAAATAGTAATAACTTCGGTATTGCTACTTGTTCTAATGTAAATGCATCGTTAAATGGCGATGGTTATATGGGTTATTCCACTTACGTACCAGGTCCAGAACCAGTTAATAGTTTACAGTTAGAAGCAATGGCTACATTAGTATACCTTTGTTGTGTGCAATGGAATATTCCGTTAAGTCAAGTATTTACTCATGGCGAACGTTGTTTACGTCGCCAAGATTTATACGATTATCCATCTGAACGTTGGGATCTCGATATTCTTGTTCCAGAATGTCATGTACGTAGCGAAGATGGTTTCTCGACAAGCGGTGGTAATTGGATACGGAATAGAGCAAAAGAAATTGCTTCTATGAATGGAGTTAATTATTTGTAGTTTTTAATCACCGCTTTAAGCAGCATAGCTGCGCGGTGGAAACTGGATTAGAAACCGAGCTAAAGAAATAGCTGCTATGAACGGTGTTAATTACCTATAATAATTAATTAAGACGGTCGAAAGGCCGTCTTTTTTATTGTAATATAATAATAGAATTTCTATTTATATTATTAAAAATAAAGGATATATAATATGTCTGATAATACAATTTATGATTATGACTTTTCGGTACATGAAACGGAACCGAAACGTGCCGATATGCTTAATGCTCTTAAAGCAAGAGTAAAAGCTTTGGATAAAGGTACGATTATTTCGTCCACGGACTATAACGACGATTCTCAATACGATGAAGATCGCGCGCTAAGTTCTTATTTATTATTTAAATTATTTCCGACTAAAGTTCATTTGCTTAAAAATCATTATACCAAAGAAGAAGTGGACGGCTTATTATCTGATCTAATTTCTAAATATTATTTAAAAAATGAAATCGATGATATGCTTAATGCTTTAAAAAACGAATTAAAAGCCAAAATGTTGACTGATGGTAATGATTTAAAGCAGGCATTAAATGCGCTTAAAACAGAATTAAATAAACATAGAACACAAGAAGTAATTGATCATCCTGATAATAGTATTACTGAAAGTAAAATTCGAGATAAAAATATCTCGAAAAGTAAACTTAATGACGCCCTACAGGCAGAGATCAATGGTAAAGCAAATAAAAATGGAGATACTTTTACTGGCGACGTAACATTTGATCAATATGTAAAATTTAAATCTATACGTCCAAACGGGACTGTAGAATATCATACGATGTTTGGTTCTTCTGGTAATAATCCAGATGGTCGTCGAAATTTTGATATTGGTAGTAATATTAATACTTATGCTACTGTATTATGCTGTAGAAATAATCCTGGCTGGTATAATTATTTAAACGAATATCATCGATTACTTATCGATCAAGACAGGATCGATTTAGAAAATAGAATCGGTAATATTGAATCTCGATTTAATACTAATAGTCAAAATGGTCTTCGCTATTTATGGAGCGGCAGTATTAGTAGCCGTCCAACTGAAAAAGTTAATATGAATCGTGGTGGACGAGGTGGTAGTAGACAACTCGATTCTTATAGAATTCTAGATTCATTACCTGATAATTGGACTAAAATGCATATTTATATTGGCATCGATGTACAAAGAGAATATCATGATCATGATAATGACGATATTTTTACTATAGGTAATTCTTGGAATTATACAGTAATTATTAAAAATGTTACAGAAAGTGTTGTTGTCGACGGTAATTATTTTAGAATTATAAACAATAAATTATATTTAACTCCAGGTAGAAATAATAACGGTATTTCTATTTGGGTTGAGTAATATTAACTCCCTAGTTATTGACTAGATAGTTTTTTTATTTTATACTTAATATAAAATGAGGAAAACACAAGTGAAATACTTCAGTAATATTTTTAATTTTGTTAATAATATATATTATATGTCTTTCGGTAAATATAATAAAGAATTCGTTTCGTTATTTATATTCTTAGTATTAGCTGAATATATGAGATATAAAAATATAATGCGTTTAGGATTTAATGTAGAATTCCGACGAGGAGATTATATTCATTATAATATTAAAGTGGATAAGCCGAACTGGATAGATTTACCGATGTTATATAATTTAATCTTCTATATATTAAATCATTATGGATTTAAAGAAGAAAATTATTATAATAAAATTAATGATTCATATGCTCATCCATTAATTTATCAGAATGATAATGGATTATATGAATTAGATCAAGCTGTATTTTTTAATTTAACAATGAAGGAGATTATAAAATGACACAACAAATTAAAATTGCAGAATATTTAAATTATTTATATACTTGTAAAAGAATATCGTCGGCAAATATTATAGCATTTTTAGTCGATATGTTTCATAAAGCAAAATACGGAGAATTTTTATTTTCTGATGTTAACTATAATCTTAATGAAATTAAAAGATTCCAGATGACAAAACCAGATCAATTAAGTGATTTAATGACTTCTTCTGATACAGCTGAAGAAATTTATGCATTAGTTGATGCCCATTGTAATATTAAAAATAAATTTTGGCAAATTGAAACATTCTTGGTCGAAGACAAAGATAAATTGTATACTCAAGATGATGCATATCGTATTTTTGTACAATATATTAAAGATTATATTCTATTCGATATTTTGCCATATGGTAAGAGATCCTTATGAACTATGTAGATTTCGAACAGTGTCGCAAACTAACGCTTGCCTTATATAAACAATTTGATATGTTCACAAAAGCCGAGTATGAACGAGCATTTGCTGTATCATTAGTTTATTATTTATTGTTATACGATAATGATTTAAATGGATTTGTTATCGTCGTTCGCGACCAGTATTCTTTTGTCGGCATTCAATCTGGCACTCATAAACTTATTAATTATAATCAGTTTTATAATATAACGCTTCGCCTATACGAAGCATATCGTAATAAAATGAGAAGTGTAGCGTGGGGTATGTTCGGCGCTCCCGAAGAACAAATATTTCAGCCACAAGAATTATTAGTAAAAGCACATAAAGGAGTACATCACAATTGCGCTCTGTAAAAACAGTATTCGACGGTCGAGAATTAGTATTTACATTATGTATGCAATACGATACATTAGAATATGTACATCACATATTGGCTCTTACGTTCGGCGCCTATTCATATTTAAACAAACGACAGCTTAGGAGCTTAACTTTACATATTAATTCTAATCAGGATTATTGGATCGATATTAATACGTATAAACCCGATGCAATTAATTATAAAAAGTTTTATTTAGTCGCTTTGGCAATAGCCGAGAAATTCAAAATTTACCGTGTACGAGCCGCTTATCGAGCTTTCGAAGTAGATACACTTACGTATCGTGAAATAAGCTCTGGTGCCCTCAAAAAACGAGGAAAAGAAATAGTAAGAGATTTATTACCTTCTTATGTTTAGCATGAGAGGGTAATTTTTTTGGCTTGTTATATCGAATATATGTTTGCCATATAGGGCAAAATTTTTGGTGCGTATATTTTTCAGACTTGTTATTAATAAGGGAAGAAGAGAATAAGAGAGTACGATTTTTATTTATATATAGGTTAATGAATTATGTATAATTAATATTAATAAGAAGTGGATAAGGAAGAACACTGATTAGTAGATTGGTTTGTTATAAATAATTAGCTATAAAATGTAGAGAAAAATTTCCGCAATACTTAAATTTTAATGTAAAATTGTTTGATATGATTAGTATAGGTAGCGGAGAAATTTTTCCTATAGGAACGAAAAATTAGAAAATTTTTAGAGGGGGTAAGTGTTATTGATATAGAGTGAGTGGTGGCTAAAGTCCGCCCCCCCTACTTTGATTCTAGGTATTGATTGATCTAAGATTAGGGGCTATATCACATGGTCATCACGTATTTGATGACCTTCTTTTAATTATTCATGACGAGGAGGAAAAGATCATGAAAAAGAATTTATTAACAGTAGTATTAGCAGTAGCAGTATTAGGTGGAGCAACAATATATGTTGCAATGCCAACAACACCACATCACTATGAATTACATGTCGTAACTTACGGAGAAACAATGGAAAGCATTGTGAAGAATGCTAATCGAAACTCTGACGTTAATTATGACGTTAGAGATGCTATTGCAACAGCAGTAGCTGAAAGCAGTAAGATAGATGGTGGTGCAACATCTCGTTCTATTAAGCCAGGCGAGAAGGTAGCAGTACCTATCTATCGCCGCTAAAGCGTAAGTCCAGCTGTACGACTATAAACTATAGCAATATATATCATTTATTATATGTCATAGGAGGAAATATCATGACACATGTAGTATTTATCGAAGTATTAAATAATAATCAATTTAAAAAAGTGGTAACAACAAGTGAAAGAGCTGCAGATACATTCTGCAGAGATGCTACTGAATATTATAAACATAATAGTATTGAAACAGTTTATGTTGAGAATGAAGATAATCCAGATTTCTTTGAAGTACGCTCTTGTCGTAATGGCAAAACAATGGCTATTGCTGGACCAGAGCAATGCCAGTTATTCTGGCGCAAACATACGCTAATTAAAAAAGCTGTTGAGGAGGCTAATGGCGTTCCTCAGAAGCCTAAGGGACAAAAATTTGAATTCTACGCTGTAATTAGTGCCAAATTCACAGGTTTTGTTCGTACGTGGACAAAGTGCAAGGAGTTCACTAATGGTAAGTCTGCCAAGTATAAAGGCTTCAATTCCATTGAAGCTGCCAAAACTTGGATGCGTGAGAATCATGCCGCATCTAAGACGTTTGAATATATAACAAACTTAAAACAAATTAAATAATTTGTTATGTATATTGTCCAAAATGACGTTAAACTATTTTCATTTTAATATTCATAAGAGGAGGATAAAAATATGAGTATTAGAAATTTAAAATTAAAAATAGCTATTCAAGAAGCAACAAAGAATGTCTTTTATAATTACATGGAAGACTTGGGGGCATTGCAGCAGTTTGAAACTGCTAACGTGTCCTCATTTACATTCGAATTAAAAGGTAAAGCTAGAGTACCATTAGCTCATGTTAGTGTTTCTAGCTTACCAGTAAGTGGCATTATTGAAAGTAGCGATACCACAACAGCATCCATTGCTAATGGTGTCATCTGTTTAGATGGCCCTAGCAATGGGATTCGCTGGGAAAATAAGGTATATGTAAATACACCGAATTATATCCCAGGAATTGCAAAACTTGACTTCTCACATCTACAAGAAGTCCAGGATGTTATTGAAGTGCTAAAGATGACAAAGAAACACCCACTTCTTTGTTATTTAAATGCTCTTCAGCTATCGCCATCTATGATTCGTCAAATGATGATAGTAATGGTGTTTGAGTCTGAACGCGAGAAGTTTGAAGCTCGTGTACATGCGTTATGTGCTCAAGGGTTCTATGCTATTGCACTAAGTCCTGGCAAGGCACAAAAGCTCAATACCTATGTTGGGCTATTTGCAGCTCCAGCCAAAACCATAGGTATTGATTTATCTAAAAATTGTATTGCTATAGTTCCCAAATTGGATAGTACTGACTTTTGTAATTCTTATGATGGTATGGCATATCACAACCACGAATGGTTTTGCGATATGTATGGCATGCCATTCAATAAACCATCGTATCACCAAATGAGAATTACAGCTTTATCAATCAAAGTAGGTTCTCAACCGTTACATGGAAAATCCATGGAGGCTTGGAAACAAGCTTTCTTAGCCATGGAAAACGTAAAAGTTTATAGCATGGAAAATGGTGTTATCCATGCTGAACATTTTGCGGATTGTTATAAAAAAGGCAACTATAATGTTGCCATTTTTGGTAATCCAAACGGTAAACTTCTTGCCATTACCGATGAGAATGGCATGAAACGTGTGCCGGAATTAGCTCCATCTCAGAAAGCATGGAAATGGAGAATTCTACAATTCTTCCACGAAACAAAAGGAAGGATATCTACACAACATTGTCAATATATTGTATAGAGTATTGTTATTGTTCATAAAGGAGGAGAATATGAACAAGGATTTAAATAGAGCATATATTGCTCAAATAGCAAAAAAAGAAGTAACGGCTAAAATCAACGCTCACTTCAGTGGTAATTACCATGGAAGCGAAATAGATAGAGCTGTTGCTCTTATGCCAAGTATCTTAAAAGAAGATAAGCAAATTAGCATTTCTTTTATTAAGAGCATTGTAGATGCTCTTAATAAGATGATAAAAAATAGCAAATGGAATTCTAACTGTGGTAGTTTTATGGCTACTGCAGAAGTAGATCCTGTTCTTAAATTTTCTACGATACGCTTAATTGAGGAACATCAAATTGGTGTATCCAATAATAAATTTATCCGCATACTTAGAAAGTGCGGTTATCGTGCTGTAGATGTGACTGGAGAAGAAATATCTCCAGAAGTTAAGGAGATGATTATTAATACTAAATCTGATAAAGAATTGTTAAATTTAGTATTAAATCTTGAAGTGGGAATCAAAGCAGAAGGAATTAGGTTTCCACATGCTGGCGAATCATATAATACTGTAATTCGTCCAGCAGCATACTATATTAATCTATTAAGAGATAGATATAATATGTATATTAAAGATGCTATAAAATATTTAGCGTCTAAAGGCGTAAAACAAAATCTTGAAAAACTTGCTGAAGGTCTTGTTGATGCTGCAGCTGATGAATTGAAAATGATTCCTGTTAGTGGATTTATATGCACTGGTAGCGAATTATTTAAAATGTCTCAAGGCGGTTCCGATCATGACACAGATAAACATCTGTGGTTGGTAGGATCTGATGCTGATATGTATGATGGTAAGATCCATTATATGGTCGGCATCAAATCTGAGACTGCGACTCAAGGTTTACTTGAGGCCAACAGTTACGCTGAATTTATAGAGAGCGTATTCATATCAGGTTTAACTGATATGAACGTAGGGAAGTATGTTAATAAGTCTTCCCTGGTTTTAGAGATTGTTGGTGTTCGTCATACTGAAGTTTTTGCTAAATCTTGCAATATAGTTCGCAAGAATTTGGAACTAAAAATTGATATGTCTAAAACAGAATATCAACGTCATTTTAGTATTAAGAATATTCATGAAAATGAATGTTCCAATGATGTTATTATGGCTCTATATGAAGAATTTTTAAATTCTAATATGAGCAATAATTCAATTCTCAATTATTTTGTGGATATTTTAATAATAGCTCCTAGTTTGATCGGTCATATCATTGATATGGCAAAAGCTGGCCCTGGTACAGCATTTGATCCGATTGGAGAAATGTTGAAAGGTATCCATAGCATGCGTAGAAAACAATACGCATGTGTTGATTTTAACATTGATGATGGCACACTTACTTTAAGCAATGCTATTAGAACAGGTAGAGAATATTTAAGAGGAGAAGAATAATGAAAATTAATCAAAAGCAAAAAGAAATTAAAAGTTTGGGTATTTCTTCTGGATTGTATGAAATTCAAAATGAAGTAGCTGCAGTTGCATTAGAACAACTAAAGACTGCTGTATCTACTTACGGTATTAATTTAAAAAAAGAAACTAGTGAAGCAAAAGGTCTCACTGGTTATATTAATGAATTGATCGAAGATATTCGTAAGTCTTCGAATGAGAACATTAAGGGAGAGCTAATGAGCTCTCCTATGTCTAAAATTGCGAGCTATGTTCGCAATATGTTAATCTGGGGTATGAATATAAACCCAGATAAAATTAATGTATATGAAGCTGCTCGTGAAGCAGGCTTCATTTACGGATCTGTTTGTTTAAAGAAGGATCTCGTACATTATGCATGGGATCATGCTAGTGAAGAAAAACAAATAGAGTCTCTACGTGTAGTCGAAGTGACTCCACGTTTTAAGGGCGCTGCTGACGCCTATAAATCAGCAACAGGTTTAGATGATGAAGAAGGCGAATACGTCTTCTTTAACAAAGGTTTAAGCAGCGATGAATACTTGTTCTGTGATCCAACTGTAAATGGATCGTATGAATTATTTGTGCGTGAGAACGGTAGTCTTTATATTATTGTTACTCCACTCGATGGTATGGAATTACCATTACCAAAAAAACAATTATTATTGAAGTCTAATGACTTCACTAATGCTGCTTCTAAAGTAGCTGTAGCTCAAGGATTTAGAAAAGAATTAAATGAAGGAGAAGTCCTTCGCTATGAGGAATTTGTTTTAATGACTGGCTCTATAGCTAAAGGTATTAAAGCGAAAGGTTTAGATGGGAAAGCTCCTTCTGATGGCATTTATGTTAAATCTTTGAAAGGTAATGGATATGCCCAATTATGTGGTGTATCTATTACCAAAGAAATCCGTGAGATGATTACAAAGTCTTACGGATCTGTTAATATTAAAGTGCATATTGATAATATATGTTTTAATCAGTTTGCAAAAGGTATAACTGAAATTAAATCTGTGGGATTAATGCTTACAGTACTTGATTAAGTTACTTCCCCCTTCGGGGCAGTTCACAAGACAGTTTAATCTTTCTCTTAAAATCATGAGCCTTACAGTTTTTCTGCGAGGCTTATGATGCTTTAACTTATTTTATATATGTTTCTGGGCTCCGCCCCGAAATCTATTATGAGGGATTTTCCCTCTTTTATTATTTAATTATTATTAGTGAGCCGTACACTTTATTATAATACGGTAGAGGAGATTAATATGAAATTTGAATATGACGAAAACAAATATTGCGTTATTAACTTTTTAGGTGATGAAAAGTTATTAAATAGTCACGTATGGTATTATTTAGGCGAAACAAAAACACATGAGTATAAAGAACTCAGAGTGGATAAGGTGAAGGGCGACACAGTTCTTTGTTCTTATCGCGTCTACGACAGAAATATTAAAGATTTCGTAGACGTGCCTATGGAATATCCTATTCAAGATATCTGTCTATATAAATATATGGCAGTTAATCTTGAGTTTGATAAAGCAATGGATTCATTGGAGCCAGAAATGGCAGAATTCATTCGTTCTTTAGTCGAATCTAAAGAAGATACGGCTCGTTGTGCTGGTTATAATGGCTGTATCTAGTTTTATTTATAGGGCTTCGTTTATTGCGTAGCCCTAAATTTTTAATTTTTTGAAGGAGGCGATTTAATGCCTTTTAAGAATATAGAATTACGTCACGGAAGTAAATCTGATAAATTTACCTGGCGTATTATTATTCCTTCAAATAAGAAGGAAGCTTATCGACCTAAACTTTGTTGGGTTGATAAGAAACCGTTTGTTATCGGCGAAAAATTATATTTTCTGGTTATTCCAGAATATTTTTTAAAAGACGAGCGTATCTATTTAAGTTCGTCACGTTCTTGTCTTATTAAAGTCGCCCGTAAATATAGTTATTTTAGCGAAAACGATATCTTTTCGTTTGTATACGAAGGCACCGATATTCGTCACTACGTATAACCCTCCGGGACGAAATATTTTACGAGGATTTAGAAATGGATAGTATTCTCCTCTACTATTCGTTTCTAAATCTTATTTTTTTTATTTAATGAGTCCGTCGGCAGTCGCGAGACGTATTCGTCTTCTTTCGCTTTCGACATTGTATTACGCGTCGCTTCGTCTCTAGTCGTCCCCTTCGGGACTGCCTTCCTTTCTTTTATTCACGGTTTAATACTTTTATCTTATTTATTATAAATTTTATTTTTTTCTTGTGTATCGGGCGATCATACTACTAATTTTATTTAGTATGATTATATTAGCTCCGCTACGAAATTATTTTTGAGTATTATTTTATTTAGCTTATGGAGGAAAATGATATGCTAAAGAATCTTACACCGCATGAGGTGAAAATATTTAAATTAAATGGTACAGCTCCCGATTTAGATGTAGTTATAGAAGCTAATGAAGGAATGGTAGCAAGAGTATCTTGTGAGTATCAGAAAGTGGATAAACGGGTGGATGGCATCGATATGTATCGCACTGTTTTCGGCGAAGTTACCGGTCTACCTGAATATGAAGAAGGAGTTTATTTGTTAGTATCTACTATGGTACGTGAAGCCTTACCTTTGCGTAAGGATTTAGTTTCTCCTGGCCAATTACTTCGTGATGATGACGGTAACGTTATCGGTTGTCTTGGTCTTGTCGGGAATTTTTCTAATTAAGGAGGTATAATATGTTCGTTTATAAAGTAATAATATTTGATGATGATTTAAATACTAATATTATATCGTTTGGTGAAGATTTAAATGAAGCGCTTCAATATGCTAACGAATATAATAGCAAAATTAATTCATATAAAAGAGCTTTCGCTGTTAAATGTTTAAAAGATAAAATTAATTTAATTACGTTTTTTAAAGAAGGCCCTTTTATCGATTATGTTAGAAACGATGAATTTGACGATGTTAATGTAGCGAATCATATTGCAAGTAAAGGAAATCTTCCTTTAATTTATGTTGTAGCATAAGGAGATTATATTATGTTAGTTAAAACTTATCAACCTGTAGAAATGATGGATAAACTTGATTTATTATTTTGTCAATATGGCATGCGTGCTAATATTGATATGCATATTATAAATGGTAAAGTTAGCGTTAACGTAGTCGGTATCCCGTTCCATGAAAAAGAATCTTGGGATAGAACTATAAGAGAAATTATTCAAGAAGTTATAACAGAGTTAGCACAAGATAATGCTAAAACTTGTTTTGAATATGTATAGGAGGTTATTATTATGAAGTATTTAATATATGAATGCAGTTATAAAAACGGTAAATTCTATTATATAGGAGAAACCGAAGTGAATAAAGGGGAGGGAGATTTCCCTCGTAATGTTTTAGATTCCATCGGTATTAATAATGTTATTCTTAATACTATTACTATTGATTTAAATCCTGGCACGCTAGTGGGTTATCTTCTAGATAATTATGACGGTGAAGTATATATCTTCGAAGAAAACGAAGTACCTGGCTATGTTATCGAAAATTTAGATGGCCCGCGGACTATTCATTTGTATAAAGTAGATACCGATGAATTAATTTCTGTCGGGTACTGTGCTTCTATCGATGAAGCAGAACAAATGCTTGTTGTTTTACATAATACATTCGATAAACTAGGTATGGATAAACAAATTAAATGTTTATGTGTTCCTGTAAACCACAGCAAACCTTATCGACTAGTCGAAATATTTAACTTAATGGCTCCTGATGAAATTAAAGTTACTAATGTTATCCACTATGATAATGTAGAAGATGCTTTAAATGAAAAAGCTAGGATAGAATATGAAACTAGTAAATATCCTAGTACTGATGTTAATAGTTATTTTGTTATAAAAGGGTGAATAAAATGAGATTAGTTGTAGATGGGAATATTAATGCCGATACATGTAATGCATTCGGTATTTATATTCTAGAGAAAAATTTACCGGAAGAATATCGTCAACGCTTATATAATAAGTTATTTGCTCTATGTGAAAAAGAAGCAAAATTAGTATATAAACGTATGAAAATCGATATATGGTCTGAGCATTTTGCTCACGAAGTGGCCGAAAAAAAAGCTAAGATGTTATTCTTTAATAGTACATTAGCTAATATAATTTATGATACTATCAAGTTAAGAAAGAGAGTGAGGGAGATGGAAAGTGAATACATATAAGTTCTTTGGCGCCGTTAGTTTAGTTAAAACTTCTGAAGATATTTATCATGCTATCGATGAATTTATTATGGAAGATGATTTATGTCTCGCTAGCTTCCATCCTAAATTTATAAAAGTTAATGGTGCTACTGTCGCATATATTAATTCTATTATTAATATCGGAGATGAAAAAGAACCCATCTCTTATGAACGTCATCCTATCTACGTCTGTCTCGAATCTGACTACGATAAGGTAAAACATTTAGATGAATAGAGTTCTTCCTCCCCTCCGGGGCGAAATTTCTTATGAGCCGTTTCATTTTAATTTACGGCTTTGTACGTTTTTCAAGGAGGTTAAATATGAAAACTTACACTATTAATTACATGAATGTTATTACTAAAACAGAGCATCAAAATATCCATATGGCACTTGCACAATTTATGGCAGAAGTCATGGCTGGTGGCGATGGTATCGAGGTTCTTAGCTCTATTAGTGATGGCGAAAAAGAAGCACATGGTCTAACTGGATACTGGAATAATGGTATATTAGACTACAGTCGTCCATTTACTATTATTGAAGGGTAGGGGGCTTCGGCTACCTTATTTTTAAAAGGAGAAAATATTATGTTCGTAGAAATGTATTATTTGTACACTTTGATGAATACTGCCGGCGAATTTATTACGCTGAAGAGCAGTGAAAGTGTACAATCTGTAATGAGAGAGTACACTGATTATCTATTTATTAGTAGAGTGCCATGTGGGTACGATACTGTTTGTTCTGATTAAAGGAGATTATTATGAATACTTTACAACGAATTTATGAAGAAAGTCCTGTATTCTATTTTATGGCATTCTTTTGCTTTGGATTTACTATGACAACATTGCTTATCAAAGCATTAAAGAAATAGGCAAGCGAGGGCCCTTCGGGGCTCTCTTTTTCTTTTTTTATATTATCTTTTTGAGGAAGATAGTAGAGTCGGCCTTCGGCC